TGTAATTCTCTAAGTATTTTGGCTACATCTTTTTCCATAACTCATCATCTTTATGATAGGACAAAGATAATTGTATTTTTCATAAAATCAAAAAAAACATTTAAATAATGTAAAGAATATTTTCACGAGTTCTAATTTGACTCCCAGCATTAGATCCTGGTATTTCCATACCTTCAAAAACAAATGGTGTATTTTGTTTATTTAAATGCCTTGAATATGCTTGTGCTATTTTATTTATGTTAAAATCTTGTTTTTCAAAAGCATTAAAACGACCCAAAGAATCCATTAAGCCAACTTTTTTACCATTAGAATATACAATTGTGTCTTGAACCTCCCCACCTATTGTCATTAAATCAATCATTTTATTTTTAAAAAAATCTGAACTCATATCTTTTGGTTTAACAACAAAATAAGTCCTTTCAGTAGATGGTTTTAAATATTTTTCTGGACATTTCTTGTATTCTATCTGGGGATTACAAAATTTATCACTTTCTGGACAGAACATAATGTTAGACACATTTTTCTTACACATAATTTCTTCTTTTGGGCAATCTTCAACAGATATGTCATTTTGACATTCTTGCCAAACTCCAATCAAAGGATGAACACCCATTTTTAAATCATTCAATTTACCCCTTAAAACACGGTTACGTTCAATATTTTGTTTCCTAGACTTACTATATCTATATGCTGTGATAATTGCAAATTCACTATTATTTTTCTGAACTTGCCTCATTAATCTTGTTAAGGATGATTCACTAATTACTCCACCATTCTTACAATTCTCAAATATTTTTGTTCCATCTTGTAAAATTTTAATTGGCCCTATATCGTCCAAAGCAGTAACAGGGTATTTTACTTTTTCAGTTAAGTAAATTGATTCATTAATCATTTTTCTCATTTCTTCTATCATAATATTATATTTTTATAATAAATATATTAATTAACTTGTTTTTCTACTCAAAACATCTTTTAATTCTAATTGCTCAACCAATGTTTTAGGATCAACTATTTTGAAGGCTTTTTCACCATCATTAAACCCTATTCCATATCTTCCAAACTTGCAATATGTTATACCATCAAGCATAAAAAAATTGTTTTCTGGAAGTTTTTCAAACTCAATGTGTTTATTTGACATAGTTGTGTTTTTTATAAACAATGATAGTGAATTTTTTGGCATAAACCAAATTTTAATTATTTCAAGTAGGAGAAAATATGTGAAATAACATCAATTGTCCAAGCATTACCAATCATTTTTTTTGCTTGTGATGTAGATACAACACTTGTATAACCTTCTGGTATTGTTTGAAGTCTCTCATACTCTTTTAATGTGTAGTATCTAAATGGTAATTTATCCTTGAATGCATTTGGATGCCTTCCAATGGGCATTGTGGTCAACACATTGTCCTTATCAACTGTGGTGAGACAATTGCTCTTATTTGTATTGGTTGCCCTTACCTCTAAGCATTGGGTAATAGGTATATCTTTGTCATAATCTTTTCTCTTTCCATCAGGGTTTAACCTTCTACCAATTATGGTTGCTTTATTTAACCTTCTACCCCTAATTGCACCAGGATTTATAATAGAATCATCCTCAAGAATATCACTCAATGAAATGTTCCTATCATCCGGCTCTTTAACATTTGGTATATTTGTCCAATATAATCTAACCCTATTCTGTGCTGAAACCAATGAACTATTAATCTTGATTGGTTCTACTCCCAAATATTGGGTAATAACATCCTGGTATTCTTTTTTCATTACAACATTTTCTAATAAGAAATATTTTGGTTTACATTCATCAAGCAACCTAACAAATTCAAAAAACAATTTACTCCTTGAATCATTAAAATTAAGTTGCTTTCCAGCAAATGAGAACCCCTGACAAGGGCTACCCCCAATTAACAAATCAATCTTTGTAGCAATAAACTCAATTTTTGTCACATCACCCAATTGAACTGTGTTAGGGTAATGATGTTGTGTGACTTTTATGGCATTCTTATCTATTTCTGATGCAAAATAATTGTTGTATTGAATATTAGCCCTATTCAAAGCAATTTGACCACAAGACATCCCATCAAACAAACTTAATACATTCATACTTATTATTTATTATTCTTCATCTTCATTATAAAATATATAATCTATTTCTTTAACATCATCAAATGATATAATATAAACATATGAATTTTTTAAGTTAATTCTATCATATATCAATCTATGGTGGCCATTTAATATCCAATAATTACCTTTTTTGTCTTCTGCTACAATAATATCACTATCATTATATACTTTATCTGTTATACTATCTATAAATGTTTTTGAAACATATTTTTGTGTTGAAAATAGTTTTTTATTTTTATCTAATTCTTTTTTTATAAAGTGCATAAACTCCAATGTATCATCCCAATATTTTGAAACTGTTGCACTATCGTGTATATTTATTAATTCTAATGGTAATGTTTTTTTATTCACTATATTATAATCAGATGTTCTTAAATAATTACCAATACCATGAATTTCATCTCCAATTTTTTTATGGTCTTCCATTAAAAATTTAACCCTATTAATTTGTTTATGTAATTTATTCATATTTTTTATTATATAAATATAGTTATAAACTTTTTAAGTTTTCAAATATATGTGAAATAACATCAACTGTCCATCCATTGCCCAACATTTTATACCTTTGAGTGTTTGAAACCCCCTCTGTATAATTATCTGGAACTGTTTGCAACCTTTCACATTCAATAGGAGTCAATTTCCTAATTTTGTATTCATCTTTTATATCATCTGTTATTAATGTATTACCAACCCCAGCACTACCACCACTATTTGCAGACAAACAAGGTGATTTACCATCAGTTGAATATATTCTCTCCCCTTGTGAGAAGTTTCTTTGCAAGTTTTTACCATTATCAAGCCATTTCTTATTTTTACCCAATGCACCAACACATTTTAATTCAGAATCTGATTGATGATTATCAATTGTAATAACATATGGCATAAAGGAGGGGGTTATTGCAACAAATTTGCCCTCATCTAAATAAATTCTATCTTGTAATGATGGTTGTAAATCTGGAATATCCTTGACATACTGCTGATCTCTACCTCCCATCTTATAATATCCAGCATGTATTGTTCCAGATTTTTCAGGAATGCCCAATTCCTTAATTACTTTATTACCATGTCTATTTAGTTTTTCAACAGCAATCTGTGATATGTAATATTTGTCATCCACAATAGGTTCTAAAACATCTTTTAGATATATTTTCCTATTTTCTGGTTGTTCAACACCTTCAATATTTGTCCAATATAACCTAAGTCTATTTTGGGCAGAAACTAATGAACTATTTATCTTAATAGGTTCAACTCCAAGATGTTCTGATATTATATCAGAGAATTCTTTCTTCATTTTCACATTCTCAAGCAAAAATTTAACATTTGGATTAGTTTCTCTAACCTCATTTAGTATTCTAACATACTCAAAGAACAATTTACTCCTTGGATCATCAAAATTAAGTTGTTTCCCAGCAAATGAAAAGCCCTGGCAAGGACTACCACCAATCAATAAGTCAATTTTTGGCAAATTATTACCCCTTATTTGAGTTACATCACCCAAATGAACTGTGTTGGGGTAGTTTTTCTTTGTTATTTGCATACCATACTTGTCTATTTCAGCAGCATAGTAGTTATTATATGGAATATTTGCTTTATTTAAAGCAATTTGGCCACAACTCATCCCATCAAACAAACTTAATACATTCATATTCTTAATTCTATAGATTATCTACAATAATTTCACATGTTTTATAGTCATTTTTAACAGATTTGACTGCCGCAGACCAAGAATTGTAGTTTTTATCAATATATTTGACATTATATTTGGAAATCCAGTCATTTAGGTGTTCATTCTTTACTCCTCTATGATATAATGTGTTGGATAAGACAAATTTCCTCCCAATTTTGTTCAAATTATCAATATATTCCAATAATTTAACATCATCTTCAACATTCCATCCATTATATTGGTATTTTGATGCAATATATGGTGGATCTAAGTAAATTATGGCATTTTTGCACAAAGAAATGTCCAATTTATCATATTCTAACTCAAATATGGTGATATTTCTTGATTTTGATATGTTTGAATGTATTAAAACCCTATTAAAGTCAGGTTTTTTCATCCCAAATGGCACATTATACCCATTTTTGCTAAATCTAACCAAAGAATTGAAGGATAATTGGCATAATAATAGAAAATGTGGTGCAATTTCATCAAAAAACCCAAATAATTTCCATTTTTCATTGAAAAATGACCTTAATTCCATATAAGAATCCTTATTTAGCCCATTTTTGAAGTAAAAATGGTAAATTTCCTCCATTTTCTTGTCAATTTCATCAATTTTTAGTGAATTATGCATAAAAACAACCGCTTTATTGGTGTCAGAGCCTATTCCACCCCCCTTTGCATTGTATAATATGGGTGCAGACCCAGCAAATGGCTCAATAACCTGGTCAAATTCATCAAAAATGGGCTTCAAATGAGCCTTATATATCTTATATTTGTTCCCACTATATGAAAAAGGACCTTTTATTTCCATAATAAAGTTGTTTTTGCACAATAAACTTAACTAATTTATTGAGCAATATTTGGTTTATTTAGTGATTCTAATATTTCATAACACAATTGTTCAGGTATTTTACTCCTTTCATAAGAGTCTTTTCTCCCTTGTGTTCCAGTTTTTGACCCCCTTGGAGCAGGTGCATGATGACATTCCTTATTTCCATTATGACATACTGGTTTTGGAATCCAATTATCTGAATTTGTCCATATATCAGTGGGTTTAGCCCTTTCATCACCATACTGGCAATACCAGATAGTGTGTCTTTTAAATTCTTGCATCCATGGCATTTTCCTTAACATACCCCTTGGATTCTCAATAAAGAAAACCATATCTGGATTAATCTCCAACCATTCCTTAATTAAGGATATGAAATGCTGATTAGTTGCATCACATTGTTTTGCATAATTACTTTTTGGCTCTGTCCCATTCCTATGTGTTGAAATAGCAGCAATACTATATGTTGTACAATCTGGTGAAGCCCAAACAAAGTCTGGAATAAAAGGCACATCTTCTTTTTTTAATTTTGCAACATCAATACACAAGTCAATATCCTTATATTTTTCCCAATCAACAGAAAATACATTCATACCTAACTTATCACCAACTTTACCAATAGATCTGCTACCAGCAAATAATTCTAATATATTCATAATTCATTTTTTAGGGGGGAGAATATATGTGCAATCACATCAACAGTCCAGCCATTCCCAAGCATATGACTTCTTTCTCTATCACTGCATATAGAAGTGTAACCAACTGGAACACCTTGTGCCATTTCTGCTTCTTCATTGGTTAAATACCTATACTTCTCCCCATTTGAAATTAATATCATTCCACTATGATATTGATTATAACCCCTTGCTGTCAAACAAGGTAATTTTGATTTTCTTCCAATAAATGTTGCATTTTTTAAAGGTTTTTGTTGAGCCTTCCAATTAGCAATTCTTTCAACTCTTTCATCTTCAAGCCAATTATCACTATTTGAATTTATATCATCAAATGAAATTTCCTTATCAATAGGTTCAGAAATATTTGGGATATTTGTCCAATATAATCTATCTCTCTTTGCTGCTGTAAATTTTGAACTATTAATCCTCATTGGTTGAACCCCCAACAAATCACTAATGACATCTTGCCATTCTTTCTTCATCTTCACATTCTCCAATAAGAAATATTTTGGTTTGCATTCATCAAGCAACCTAACAAACTCAAAGAATAGAATACTTCTTGGATCCTCAAAATTAAGTTTCTTTCCAGCAAAAGAAAACCCTTGGCATGGACTACCCCCAATCAACAAATCAATTTGTGGTAAATCTTCACCCTTTAATTTGGTAACATCCCCAACCTGGATTGTATCTGGATAATTGTGTTGTGTTACTTTTATAGCAGGATTATCAATTTCAGATGCATAATACTTTGATACCTTTATACCAAGTCTATTTAATGCAATTTGTCCACAAGACATTCCATCAAATAAACTTAAAACATTAATTCCTTCACTTTTCATTTTTGATTATTTTGTTCTTAACAATAATAAGAAACATTAATCAAAAACACAACTAATTTGGCACATAAATTAAATTTAGGCAATCTTTTTGGCATTTATGATATAACCTGCTAATTCAGCCTTAACCTCTTTTATTTTGCCTTTACCATCCCTTGAGAAAATTGCCAACCCTTTGAAAGGGAAATAAGTTATTTTAAAAGTATCTAGTTCAGTATCTGGATTGAAGGTTATTGTCTTTCCATCATATGTGAACTTTATCTTGTCACCCTCCACATATAATTTTCCAGTTCTACCATCATCAGCTTGGTATTCACCAATATAATCATTTAAGATTATGTTATTCTTTTTTTGATTGAAAAATTTAAATACATTAAACATATTATTACATTTTACTTTTAACTAGATTATAGAAAAATTTACTAATTTCAGTAGGTGATGATAAGTTTTGACTTTCTAATTGTTTTCTAAAACCACTTATCATACTTTTTATTGAGTGAATTGATACATTCTTATATTGTGATGTTGGTTTATACTTATCATCTATTAATCCTTTTTTCTGCAACTCCCTTATCTTCCTCATAGCAAATTCATCAGCAACCTCTTCTGTGTGTTTCATAAATTTGGCAGCCTCATCAATACTAACATCACCAGAATAAACACCATACATAATCTTATCACCATATTTCTTAAACTGGAATTGATGTGCTATCTCATGGAAAATAACAAAAACCAAAAAATTTAAACTCCCGCCAACCATAGTTGAGTTTATCATAACACCATTATGTAAGGCCAATCCAAGGGCAGGATAATTGAATTTTGCAAATTCTATTTTCTTGCAATCAGATTTCTCTATGAAATTCATAAGTTCAGTATATAAGGAATCTGATATATCATACTCTTTTTGTATTTTATTTAAAAAAATAGTAATACCATCAGTTTCCTCATTAATTAGTGTTTTAAAAATTTCTATTAATTTCATTACTTTAGTCAGTTCTATATGTTATATATGTTTCATCACAAACTCTTATTTCTACCCATTCACCATCATAATATGCTAATGTGGAATACCCATCCTCTTCAAAAATGGCTTCATCAAATTTATTTCTATTAAAATAACTAGTTTCATCGATATCAAAATCACGAATAAAACTTTTTGGATTTTCCTCATAATGATCTACTTCATTATCAATATATTCATAAACTTCTTTATCTGTATAATCATCTTTATCCAAAAAATGTTTTGGATCATCCCAAACCATAGATGAAATATATTCCATCATTTCATCTTTAGATATTTCAACAAAACTATCCAAATCAATTCCACGATTTTCATAATATGTTCTATTTCTAAATAACTCTGCTATATTATCATAAATATCATGAATTGAGGTTATTGCTCTTTCTCTTGCATCTTCTTCTTTAAAGATTTCATATTCCTCTTTTACACCATTTTCATTTACAAAATGAAAAACATGTCCCCCATATCTTTCTTCAATTTCCATATCAAAAAAATCAACTTTATCATTCTTTAACTCAAAATATCTATTTAATAAATCAACAAATTCTTCATTTGGTAAAACATTAGATTCTTCATATAATTTAAAAATAATATTAGCATATTCTAAATTACTATTCTCATCTCTTATTTCCATTTTTTCATAACTAGTCAAGAACTGATAAACAGCTTGTCTAACACAATCTTCATTTTCATCAAACAATGTTCCACTTTCTAAACTATCTAATCTTTTTCCATTATTTTCAAGAACTTCATCTGATATTAACAAATCAATTCTAGTTTTGAAAAAATCAACATACTTTGAGAAATCAAGATCCATAACATTAAAATCTTCCTTTGAAGCATATTCTGAACCAAATGATTTTATCATATAATCTCCATCTGGGTTCTTCTTTAATAGAAGTTTTATAATGTAATCATAATATTCTTCACTTGGTTTCTTATTGAACCTACCCTTCATTTGATAAACAACCCCATTCTTAATTGATGCTGTAACAAGTGATTTATTACTAACTTTACCAGTTTGACCTTTTAACTCATTAACCCTAAGAGAATATAAATCACCTTTTCCAGATCTACCACAATGCCCCATCCTTTCAGCCTCCTCTCTGCAAGGATTGGTTTTTAACTTAACCCAATAATACCCCAACCCAGAATCATCCCTAAAATCCAATATAGTTATGTTTTCATCAAGATATTCAAAATCATAATCTTTTGCCTTCAATGATTTGTGCCATCTATCTTGCATATTAACCAATTCATTGAATTCAACATTCTTAATGGTTTGTGTATTACCGTTTAATCCAGTTTTTATCCAATCAATTATCCCAGTTATATCCTCAATTTTTGACCTTATCCTTTTGTCTTTAATTTTCTTTGCCAACCACATAGATAATTTACCAGCAACTGAATATAATAATTCAGCATCAGATTGGGATAGCTTGGCAATCTTAACAAGATTATCAATAGTAGCCTTATTTTCAGTTAAGATACCAAATTGACTTTCTGTTATAATTATTTTCATAAAATGTGTATTTATATTAATAAATATAATATATTCCAAAAACAAAAGAAAATATGAAATTAATTGTTAGTAAAAAACAATTAGATGTTTTGGTAAAATCAATCAATGATTTGGATAGTTTAAAAAAACTAAAAAATTGGTTTAAAAAAACTAATGTATTTATCCAGGATAATTGGGAGAAATTACAACATTCCACAAAGTTAGAAAAAGAAGAAACAATAATTGCATTTTCCATCTTAAAAAGATACATTTTAAATCAAGGTGTAACTGTAAAGGAGTTAACCTTCCTAAAAAACCAATCCCTGGATCTTATTAAGGTATTCTTTCTAATATGCACCAGGTTTGTCCCACTACCTTTACCAATATTGCCCACATTAATATGGATTTCAAAAAAGACAAGATTTAACTTCTTTCCAAACTCACATTTAAAAAATGGTGATGAAATAAAAACCCCCTAACCATGAATGGTAGGGGGCGTTTGTTAGGATGACAGGATTTGAACCTGCAACTACTTGCTCCCAAAGCAAGTGCGCTACCGGATTGCGCCACATCCTATTTTAATTGGTTGCAGGGATAGGACTCGAACCTATATCTCTGGGTTATGAGCCCAATATACTAACCCTTATACGACCCTGCGATGTCTCTTCTATGCGTAGTAGAAGTTTATGTACTTTGGATTTTCAAAGTCCATTCTTCTTAATTTTTTATTTAATAAAATTCTCATCTTTTTTTTATAAGCACTATTCATTCTCTGCTTACTTGCTTTGCACTGTGTGCATGTACAAACTTTTAATGGATTCTTCATATGTTTGCTTTTTTATTACTCTACAAAGATAAGAATGTTTTTTTAAAAAAACAACTTATACCATTAAATACTTGATAAAATGTTTTTTACTCTTTCAATACCCTTTGAATTATGTGCTTTAACAAACCATTTATTTGTTTCAAGATAATTCTCATTATCATTTAGTATTGCAATAGAATCTTCTGTATCTTCAAACGTTAATTTCCAGATTGCATAATTATTATCTTCAATAATTGTTGGTACACCAAAGGTACGTTCAAGAATATGATAAGGAACACTAATTGTGCTTTTCTTACTTAATCCAGTTATATTTATTTCCTTACCTAATCTAAAATTATCCATATTTTTAGTTTTCAATAATGTCATAATAATAAGAATTTGTGTTTTCTGAAACCCATCTATCTGAAACAGATTCAACAGAGGGGATTTCTGTGTCAACCTTTATATCTTTTAAATCCATTGGGAAATTTGTTGTGACCCAATTTGAATCCCTCCATATAATTCTATTGTTTGGCATAGCCAGTAAATAACCATCATCTGAATAAAGAATATGGGCACATTTGTAATCTGATGGTTCTTCTGATGAAGCATTATTGAACCAATCAACTGTAAACATATAGTTAGCCCAGGTCTTTGTTTTATCCCTTAATATGACCTCACATTTCAAACCTTCAAGGTAGTCAAATTTCATCACCTCACAATTTTCAGAAAATGCATCCCATAATTGTTTAAAATGAAATGGTACATCATTCTTTGGCTCAAATATAAATATTTCAGATAATGGAACTCTACTCCTTAACATACCATAATCTGTCATAACATGGAATGTTAATATTTTATTCTGAACTGATTGCAAACCAAAGACAAATACTGAATCAAATGTATCAAAATCAGCATTGTCTTTGGTAAACCAACTTCTTCTAACTAAGGCCTTAAACTCTGGTATATTATGGTTCATTAAGTTCTAATTTAGACAATAAAGAATATTCATCTGGTTTTACTATATTCCATATTATATCCTCATATCTTTTTTTATCCCAAAATGCAAACAACAAAGATTTATTTTTTGGGTCTAAATCCTTTATTAATAAAGCAAAATCTTTTTTGGAATTTATTTCATTTTCATTTAACAAGTTCTCATAAAAATCTAATGCAGTATCATATACAACATTATAGTTTATTTTCAAGAAGTCAACAAAATCCCTAACATTATTGTCCATTTCATCTGGTATAGCATCCAATAATAAAGATAAATCTTCACCATTTTTCAAAGATAACCATATATCCATATTAGATATATTAGTTAATATTTTGTGAAGTCTAACATACTGTTCACCCTTTATCTTAACCCTCATTCCATTTTTGAAGCGTAACACATACCCCTCTTTGTTGTCCTCTATACCCCTCTTTAAGTCTGCAAAATTATTTGGTAAATTATTATAGCAATTAACAACATCAAAATTTGCTTTGTAATATTCAGTTTGAACATCACCTTCTTCACCAGTTATAACATTGTATTTTGCTAATAAAACTAATTTCTCTTCATTGTAGCGTACAACTATAACATTTTCAGGATATAATATTTCAAATAAGTAAGTGTAATTTACATTCAACAAGGATAAGTCATATCTATTCAATATTTCCAAACCTTTTATAGCCTGGTCAGAGTTAAAGGAACCCCTAGTTGCCATATTCCACTTGTTGTCATAGAAATATACTATACCCAAAGATCCATCCATTTTCTCATAGATGTTGAAATCTTCATTTGGTAATTCATCAGCAGAGTGTTCCTCAAAATTTTTAAATTTTGGGAAACTTTTAGCAACTAAATTACCATCTTCATCCAATATAGTTCCTCTAAAATTTATGGTAACATTATCCCACAAATTACCATACTGAACAGTTCTAGTATAGTTGTATATATACAATGGGTATATTTTGTGTTTTGCTCTCATTAACAAACCATCCTCAACATACTTGTTCAAAACATCTAAATCATATCTCATAGTTGTGGTTTTATTTGGTGATTAAGTTTAAGCAAAGATACAGACTATTTTTCTACTTTCAAACTTTTTTCTTTAGTTTCTTTTATCTTGATTTCATCAGGTAAGTTTATCTTTATTTTACCTTTCAAAGCATCAGGAATTTTAATGTTATTGATATCCATATTTTTTTTTGACAAAGATATAATTTATTTTTTATGATTCATAATTATCTGGCACATCTTCATATAATTTAGCAATTTTTTTCTTCATTTTAATTGCTGTAGCATTCATATCTTTTATTATTGCTCTATATGTTTTTTCTGTATCTATAACCTGATTTGAAGCGTATTTAATAAATAAATGATTTTTTAAAAAACTCTTAAACTTGCTTAAATAAGCATTTTTTATAGATATATCCCCTTTTGAGATAGGAATCATTGTTTTTAAGTAATCTTTACCACTAGCAATCATTTTTCTTATGGTTTTACTTAATTCATTTGATATAAGTTTATCTTTAGATTTACTAAATTTTTCAGGGGATACTTTTGTTGCTAACTCTTCCCCCAAATCATTGTATAATTTTTCATATGTTATATTTTGACAAATATCAAACTTTTTATACATTTTAGAATTATAATAAATTTCCTTGAAATCTTTTTTTGTTACATTCTCATTATCCAATTTTGTTTTTAACTCAGAAGGCCTAACAAGATTTTCAAGTGATGAAAGGTAATATAGATTAAAGAAAAAATCAATTAATGTTTGACTATCAGTAAAATTTCTTGCCTGTGAAACTACTTGATACTTTGCATTTAATGCTATATCCTTTTCACCTTTTAATTGGTTATCAATAAAATGCTTAAGTTCATGTCCAAATGAATCTAAAAATCTAGCGTAATTATCTTTTAATATTATGTGTATCTTTTCATAAACTTCTTGTATATCTCTACTTGCTAAAAAATTAATAGTAATAGTTGGGTTTTCACTCTTGAGAATTTTTAAATTATAATTTTTTGTTAGGTTATTGTCTATGTCAAACCGCATACCTAAACTACTCAACAGTAATTCGTCACTTTTTTCTTTAATATCAGGGTTAGCCTTTACAATTGCCTTAATTTGTTGGCTAGTATAAAATTTTAAATTTATAAGAACATTTACATCATTAATTTGAAGAGTCTTATCATTTTTAAAAAAAGTCCCTGGTATATTTATAATTGTGGATTTATTAAAATTAGGGCTTTTTAGGTCTTCTAAAAATTTATCTAATATTTTTTTTGCATAAATAGTAAGCCCCTCTGGAACTCCCCTAGCCTCATTCATTTGTTTTCTCATGATTTGGTTATTTCTACTTTCAAACTTTTTTCTTTATTTTCTCTTATCTTTATTTGTTCAGGTAAGTTTATCTTTACTTTACCTTTCAAATCATCTGGTATTCTAATGTTGACTATATACATATCTTTTTTTTTTTACAAAAATACAATTTATTTTTTAATTCTCATACTCATTTGGTATATCTTCATATATTTTTGCAAGTTTTTTCTTCATTTTAGTTGCTGTAATATTCATATCTTTTATTATTGCTCTATATGTTTTTTCTGTATCTATATCTATACTTGGTATATTATTAATAATAACTGATTTATATTTAACAAATAAATGATTTTTTAAAAATGATTTAAATTTTTTTGAAAATACTTCAAATGTTTCATCTAAAGATGAATTAGGCATCTTTTGTATAATAACCTTTCTTATAAAGTCTTTACCAGTATATATCATTTTACTAAGGGTTTGTTTTAAAACTTTTGATATTATATCATCTTTAGTGTAATCATTATATGATTGAGGATCTAATTCTTGTTTTAACTCTACATCCAAATTATTATATAATTGTTCATATTTTGTATTTTCACATATATTAAATGTTTTATATATTTCTGAATCATAGTAACTTTGTAAAAATTGTTTTTTTGTTATTTTTTTAGATTCTAAAAATGTTATTAATTCGCTAGGTCTAACAATATTTTCAGTAGAGATAAGATAATACAAGTTGAAAACAAACTCATTTAATGTCTCAGTATCTGTAACTGCTCTTGAATTTGCAACAGTTAAATATTTTGCTCTTAATGCTAAATCATCTTCTCCTTTTGCTTCCATATTAATGTAGTGCATAATTTCATGCCCAAATTTACTTAAAACTTCATTATAATTGTTTTTTAAAAATTCATATACATTATACCCTATATTATCCAAATCATCACTTGCTAACAAATTAATTTGTAGGGTTGGAGTTGAAGTTCTATTAATTTTTAAATTATTATCTTTTGTTAGTTCATCATCTACTTCAAAACCCATAGAAAATGAGGTCAACAATAATTCATCAGTTTTTAGTGTAACATTAGGATTTTGATTTACTATGTTTTCTATATCAGAACTAGATTGAAAATCAAAATTTATATTAATTAGAACTCTATCAATTTCAACTAGTTTTTTATCTTTTAAGAATTTATATGGTGCATCTATATATCCACTAAGTGAATCAAACATCATAAAAAAATTATTGTTTTTTAATTTTGATAATACTTTATCAAATACAATTTTTGAATATTTGCTGATGTTTTCTGGCACACCCCTAGCCTCATTCATTTGTTTTTTCATAATTCAGTTATTTCTACAATTAGGGGTTCATCACCCTTAATAACTCTATGCCACAACCCTTTTGGTATGGATATAGTGTCATTATTTTTTAGTTTAATAGGTAAAGCATCCCAGCTTTGGTATTTCCATCCTCCACCCTGGATTATCTTAACCTCTCTATTTGTTCTATCTCTATGCCAATGTAATTCTTCAATATCAACAAATTGACTAAACTCTCTAATCAATTTTCCTTCTTTATTTTCTTGTTTGAATGGTAATGTTTCTTTTTCCATTATCTATGTATTATTCCATTTATAAATCCAGGTTTAACCATATCTTGTAATTCTTCATCTGAATATTTTACTAATGCTGTATGTCTAATATACAAACTACTACCAAGTTCTAGTCCTTTTGGCAAGGAGGTTATTTTTGTATCTCTTATATCCAAAAAACGCCCAACTTCTAATCCTTTTGGTAATGAGGTTATTTTTGAACCAAAAATATCCAAATCACGCCCAACTTTCAATCCTTCTGGTAATGATTCTATATTTGATCGAACCAAACTCAAATCACCTTCAACATTTAATTCTTCTTTTGTTAATGGTAGATTATTTTCATGTTTCCATATAAATGGTGGATTTTTATTTTCCTTATCTTCAAGGAACTCAAATATCCTTTTTAGTACTTCTTTTTTCATTCTGCATTAATTCTTCCTTTTATAAATCCAGGTTTAATCATTTTTCTTAGTTCATCATCATCATAATCTTCACCTAATGTTATACCTGTTAATTCCAAATTACCCCCAACTTTCAATCCTTTTGGTAAGGTTTTTATATTGGCACAACCATCTAATATTAAATCACCCCCAACTTCCAATCCTTTGGGTAAAAACTCTATATCTGATTCAGTTAAATCCAAATGACCACCAACTTTCAATCCTTTTGGTAATGACCTTATATATGTGTAGGATAAATCCAAATCACCACTAATTTTTAATCCTTCTGGTAAAGATTCTATTTCTGATTGTGAAAAATCCAAATCACCTTTAACATTTAAATCATCTTCTGTTAATGGCATATCATTTTTAAATTTCCATAAGAATGGTATTCTCTGTTCTCCTTTTTCTTCAAGGAATTCAAATATTCTTGTTAATGCTTCTTTTTTCATTTTCTAATTATTCTTCCTTTTATAAAACCAGAACCAATCATTTTTTTTAATTCATCATCTGTGTATTTGGTTAAAGTTGTCCAACTTATAAATAAATCATCACCAACTTCCAATCCTTTTGGTAAGGAAGTTATTTTAGAACCGGATAAACTGAACCATTTCCCAACTTTTAATCCTTCTGGTAATGAGGTTATATCATTACAATTATTCAAATTCAAAGTTCCACCAACTTTCAATCCTTTTGGTAATGTTTGTATTGGCGAAAAAGCTAACCCTAAATTACCATCAACTTTCAATTCATCTGGTAATGAAGTTATGTTTGAATATGATAAATTTAAATAACCACCAACTTTCAATCCATCTGGTAATGAGGTTATGTTTAAAAATGATAAATCCAAATCACCACCAACTTTCAATCCTTTTGGTAAAGAGGTTATATTTGTATCACTTAAATCCAAATTACCTTCAATATTTAATTCTTCATCTGTTAATGGTATATTATTTTTATGCTTCCAAAATAATGGACCCCTATGTTCTCCTTTTTCTTCAAGGAATTCAAATATTCTTGTTAATGCTTCTTTTTTCATTTTCTAATTATTCTTCCTTTTATAAAACCAGAACCAATCATTTTTTTTAATTCATCATCTGTGTATTTGGTTAAATTTGCCCGAATTATAAATAAATCACCCCCAACTTTCAATCCTTTTGGTAATGAAGTTAATTTTTTGCAATCATTTAAAGCTAAAATCTCACCAACTTCCAAGCCTTTTGGTAATGAACCTATAGTGGTATCTCTTAAATCCAACCGACCCCCAACTTTAAATCCTTCTGGTAAGGATCTTATTTTTGAACCCAACAACTTAATATCACCTCCAACTTTTAATCCTTTTGGTAATGTGGTTATATTTGAAAAACTTAAAGTCAAATTGCCCTTGACTTCCAAATCATTTGGTAATCGTGTTATTTCTGAATGTAAAAAGTTTAAATTACCTCCAACTTTCAATCCTTCTGATAAAGATTTTATTTTTGAATCTGATAAATCCAAGTTGCCCCCAATATCCAATCCTTTTGGTAATGAAGTTATGAGTGTATCAACTAAAATCAAATTACCCCTAACTATCAATCCTTCTGGCAATGAAGTTATGTCTGAACTTAGTAAATCCAAATCACCCCCAACTTTCAAGCCTTGTGGTAATGAGGTTATGTTAGTATATGATAAATCCAAATCACCTTCAACATTTAAGTCTTCTTCTATTAATGGTATATTATTTAACAATTTAAATTTAAGTGGTATCCTATGTTCTCCCTTCCGTTCAAGGAAATCAAATATTCTTTTTATTGTTTCTTCTTTCATTCTCTATCTATTTTTCCTTTTATAAACCCAGGCTTAATCATTTCTCTTAATTCTTCATCTGAATATTTTGTTAAATATGTACCCCCAATAAACAACCAACCACCAACTTTTAATCCTTTGGGTAATAATTTTATATTTGTTCCTCTAAAATCCAACCAATCTCCAACTTTCAATCCTTCTGGTAATGATTTTATATTTGTTTCTCTTAAATCCAACCAACCTCCAACTTCCAAGCCTTCTGGTAATGATTTCATATGTGAATCTTGCAAATCCAAACATCCTCTAACTTGTAACCCTTTTGGTAATGAGGCTATATCTAAATATGATAAGTCCAAATCACCTTTAACAATTAATTCTTCTTTTGTTAATGGTATATTATTAAATAATTTCCACAAGAATGGTACTTTGTGCCCTTCCTTTTCTTCAAGAAAATCAAATATTTTTTTTAGTGCTTCTTTTTCCATTACCAACTATTTGAAGATTTCAATCCAAGTTGTTTGGAATATCTTCCCACATTACATGACCAGTATCCTGCTGTGGTTCTATCTTTCTTTTGGTCACACTTATGTCTTGCTCTAAATGATTTGGCTGCACCTTTGTTTTTATTTCTCACCTTTAAATTTGGATCACCAAATGTAACCTTTTTAACACCCCCACCTGGGGTTTTAACATAAACTGCAAATTTCTTTGGTCCACCAGGAGTTCTAAATGGTCTTCCCAAATTAACTTTCTTGCCCCTATGTTCAGCCTCATTTAAGAAATCAAAATCATCACTTTCAAGTACAGGTGCATCAAGATAAACCATTTCACCTTCAAATAATGCAACTTTGCCAGTATCTGACATTACCATTTGTTCATCTTCTTCATTTAGTTGGATTAAATCTCTCATCCATAAATCTCTAACTTCATTAATCAAGTCAAAGTATTTTTTGGAATAAACCATAAAAACATTATTAGTTAATGTTAAGTTTTCATCAATGTGATATTGTAGTTCTTCTGATACTTTCACATTTTCTTTAATAACCAAAGTTCTATTAGAGAACTTCTCTAAATTCTCTTTAATTAATTTTGTAATATTATCCATATTTGTTATAATTTATACTAATAAATATAGTATTTATATAATTATAACTATTATATAACAAAAATATAAAAATATTATGGATCAGTCAAGTGCCAAGCAAAAATTAATGGGAATTATTCCAGAATCAATCATAAATCAGATTGATTTAATCTATGAAAAGTATGATATAAACACACAATTAAGGTTAGCACATTTCTTAGCACAATGCGCTCATGAATCAGGAAATTTTATTGCTGTACAAGAGAATTTAAACTATTCTGCAAAAAGATTACAAGAGGTTTTTGGTAAGTATTTTACAACAAAGGAGAAAGCATTATTGTATGAGAGAAAACCATCTAAGATTGCAAGTCTTGTTTATGCAAATAGAATGGGAAATGGTGATGAAGATAGCATTGAAGGGTATAAATATAGAGGTAGGGGTTACATACAATTGACTGGTAAAAATAATTACTTATTATTTAATAAATCATTAAATGAGGCAGGTATGGATGTTGATATAATTGGCAATCCAGATTTAGTTGCAACAACATATCCATTGGCATCTGCTGGTTGGTTTTTTGATAAAAACAAATTGAATGAGATTGCAGATCTTGGTGCAACAAGAGATATTATTACAAGAATTACAAAAAGAGTAAATGGTGGAACACACGGGTTAGATTCAAGGATTTCCTATTTCAATAAATTTTATAAAAAACTAAATTAAAAAAATGAAAAAATTAAAATTAATATTGATTTATTCAATATTAACATTCTCATTATTCTCACAGAATAATAAACCTATATCCATTTTCTTTGAAACAAATTCAAAGGAGTTGAGAACAACATCACACAATTATGCAACCCCCCTCATATTGAACAAAAATATTATTAGAGAAATCATAAATAATGATTTGGATTCTCTAACAATCCAATTACCAACCCCAGAGGGCGTTAAAATCCTTAACTTAACCAAAATGGAAATATATGTGGATAACCCCAAAATATATTCTGAATGTAATGCCATATATGAACCACAATCGCTTATTTATTCTGGAAAGGTTCAAGGTAATGATAGTGCATTTGCATCTATTGTAATCAATGATAATAGCTTTCAGACCTATATTATGGGTGATGGTGAAGGTTGGATTTTTGGTCCAGTAGAGAAGGGGTTTCATGGTGTTTGGCATGAATTAGATGTGAAGCAAACAAAAAATTTCAAATGTGTTTTACCAAATGAGGAAGAGTTTTTTAAGGAAACCCAAATGTTTGAATATGCACAAGAAAAATCAAATAAAATCAAAGTCATAACAATGTATTTTGAGGCAGATTATGATATGATTGAAACACTTGGTTCAGGAAAAGAAGTTATTAAATTTATTGAAAACATATTTGCTCAAACTCATTTAATTTATTTAAAGGAAGGGGTTAATATTAAAATTGCAAGGTTTAAATTATGGGATAGACCAAGTGGTTATAATTATGATGGAACTAATATGTTATATTCATTTGCCAACCAATTTAAATCTGAGGATCAATTACCTGAAACATTTGGACAGTTGGTATCTTTAAGAGATGGATTAGGTGTAGCTTTCCTTAGTTCTCTTTGTGATATTGCAAGATGGAGAACAAGTTATGCTGGTTTGGATATGGAACCAGGAGTATTTCCAAATTATTCTTGGAACACAACAGTAATGACCCATGAAATTGGTCATTTACTTGGTTCACCCCACACACATGCTTGTTGGTGGAATGGTAATGGAACTGCTTTGGATGGTTGTTGGTTTGTGGAACAGACTGGACCAGTAAAATGTCCAGAGTTAGAGGTTACATCTGAAACAAAGGGAACAATAATGTCATATTGCCATTTGAATCCAAAGGTGGGAATAAACTACAAGTGGGGGTTTGGGGAACAACCTGGAAATAAGATAAGAAGAAATATTGCAGAAGCAATTTGTTTGCCACTTGTTGATGCACCTAGAGATTGCAATGCAAATGATTCAACATATTCAAGAATTAAGATAGAAATTGATAAAAATAAGTTTTTTGAAGATTTTTATTATAATGTGCAACAAAATGGGATTACAATTGTTGAATATAATCCTAACCAAAAAAGAATAACAAATGATACCACAATTTGCTTAAAAATTGATTCTTGTTTTACATTAACTTTAAAACATAAAGCAAAATCACCATATAAAAATAAAATTAATTTTAGAATATTAAATGGATTTGATACTATATTCCAAATAAATGATGTCTATATAATAGATGAGACAATAACAATTTGTTCAAACAAACAACACAAATATGACAAAATTACAAATGATTATTTATCAATTAACATTATTGATAATTTTTACAATAGTAGTTATATTAATCCATCAGAAGGTGATAAATGGATTTTATATAATTTATTGGGTATTCAAACATCAAGTGGAGTTGGACAATTTAAAATAAATTTAGAAAATAACAATTTTGAAACAGGTTTATATATCCTAACAATAAATGGAAAATTTTATAAAAAAATGTTTATAAAAAAAGTGGAATAATTGTACTTTTGATATATATAAAGATATTTATTTATTATTTTTAAAATCATTCCTCTTCTTTGGAATTTTATATATATCCGATTTTTTTCAAAGAGACCTAACAAAAAACTTGTTGGGTCTATTTTTTTTAACTATATTTGCAGTATAAACAAATAAATTAACACTATGAGCAAACTTTTTGAATTTTTTATTAAACTTTTTAAGTTTATCCCTATATTATGGAATTATGCACATTGGGATTACACTTTTATATTAGCAAGTATGAAAGCATCAACTGAACTAATGTTAAAATCTTATATAGAGAATGAGGCATCTTTAAAAGATATCAAAGAATTAAGAAGATTTATCCAATTATTGGATAATCATTTGAAGGATGAATATTATCTTATTGATGATGTTAAAGAATCAGTAGCTTTAGAAGAAAAAGAATGGGATGAATTATGTGAGATATTTAAAGGAAACAAAGAAATTGAAAAATATGGTGTAAAATCCTGGTGGACATAAAAACAAAAAAATGAAAATAACATTTATTTCAGACACACATAACAAACACAAAGAATTAACAGACAATAACTTATTGCCTAGTGGTGATGTCATTATTCATAGTGGAGATATTTCAGGTCGGGGTTATGAGCATGAAATAACTGATTTTTTAGATTGGTTTCAAGGTTTGAATTACACTCACAAAATATTTATTGCTGGTAATCATGATTTCTGGTTTGAGAAAAACTTTGATATTGAACAGAAATATAAAGATAAAGGTGTTGTTTATTTATTTGACCATTTTATGAATATTGATGGTTTGAATATATATGGATCACCTTGGCAACCAGCATTCTTTAACTGGGCTTTTAATTTACACACAAGCAAGGACTTAAAATATTATTGGGACAAAATACCTAATAATCTTGATGTTCTAATTACACATGGTCCTCCAAAATACATATTAGATGTTTTGCCAGTTGGGGTCAATGTTGGTTGTGAGGAATTAACAAAACGTGTTGAGGTTGTTAAACCAAAAATACATTGCTTTGGTCATATCCATTCTGGTTATGGTGAGAAATATGCTGATGGTGTCCAGTATTTCAATGCTGCTGTCTTGGGAGAGAATTATAAGTTAGCAAACAATCCAATTAACATAGAATACAATATAGAATCAAAGGAAATTATCTTTATTTAAGATGTAAATGCTTTTTATTGAAAAGTTTGGGATTTTGTGTCCCAAACTTTTTCTATTTACACTATTTAGCATATTTATAATAAAAGAAAAATAAATGGATGAAAATACAATAGCAACTGTTTTAATTACAGCAATAACAGTTTTAGGTTCAGCAAGTGCTTGGAGGTTTTATGAAAAAAGAGAAGAACGTAAAAGGAATGAGGATAATTTTATCCGTGAAGATTGTAGAGATAGAATTGCAAAATTAGAAGTTCTATTATTGAAAAGTTCAGAAGAAAAGGATCAAATGAGAGATACAATCCTTAAATTAGTTGAGCAAGTTTCAGCTTTAACTGTTAAAGTACAGTTTTTAGAAGAAGAAAATAAAACATTAAAATCAAATCAACATTAATTATGAAAATATTAGTAACAGAAAAACAATTAGCACATATTGTGAATGAATCTTTAGTTAAATCAACAAAGTCTTTTAAAGTTTTTGAATCCCTTGAATTAAAAGAAGATATAACTCCTGATGAAATGATTGCTCGAATGACAAAACAAGTTGGTAATAAAATATCAGGAGTAGTTACTAGTCTTGGGAGATTAAGAACTCTTGAATCAGAAGATATGAAAAGGGATATAAAAAGATTATTAGACTCATGTGAAAAATTTGAATATGAAGGGAGTATTTTTTATGTGTTTCAACAAATTCCATCATTAAGACCAGAGAATGTAATATTCAAAGATAATAGAAGGGAAATTGCATTATATGTAAAACCAAATGTTAATAATCCTTATGAAGATAACATTATCTACTATAACAAATTAGTTTTTAATAGATTGCCTTCAAAAGATAGGGGAGAAAATGCAGAATATGTCACAAAATATAATATTATAAATGTATTAATTGATGAAGATGTTATAACCAAAGAATCATTTACTGAAAATATTAGAAGATATTATAATGCTCATAAAAAAAATAGACAAAGTGCTGACCCATTATTTGAATGGTTTGATAAGTTTATTCATGGAAAGGTGACTAGTGAAATACTACAAAAAACTGGGTTAAAAAATTTGAAGGATTTAGACATACATAGTATGAAGCCAGACACTTTTAGTGATGAAGGTTTATCTGGGTTTGGTAAATTAAAAAGGAGTATAAGTAGAAAACTAACAGGTCTTGATGCTAAAGAATCTTATTATGTATCAAAGTTAGCAGACATATTTGATTTAGCTTTTAAGGATGAAAAACGTAGTCATATTTTTAATATATCAGATGAGGATGGTGAAGATTATATGTTATTCCAGTCAAAACCTTGTTCAGTTTTCTTGAAAAATAACCCTGTAATATATGATGATTCATTAGTGCCATATTTTGAAAATATTGGAACTAAATTTACTGATTTGGTTAAAAAAGCAGCAGATAAAACATCAAATAAAGAATTAAAAAATATGATTAGAAATTGTAATCCACAATATGGAATTTCACTTAAATAATTAGATATTTTTCATTATCTTTACAAAAAAAAAAGATGAAAAAAGAAACCCCAACCAACACAGCAAAGAAATACACAAGAGTATTTGTTGATGAGAATTCAACAACAACCTGGTATTATGATGAATCAATAACAACTAGAGGACCAGTTGAGGTAGTCACAAAGTATAAGAAGTCTTATGAGGATGCCTTAAATAAAGAAGTTAGCAAAACAAAAAAGGTAAGAACTTAGTTCTTACCTTTGATAACACCTAAACAGTGTTTAATATATTCTCTACCTCTTGGTGATACACTTTCATCACCATAGATTTTTTCCAAATCTTTAACCAATTCCTCACCATGTTTATTCTCTTTATATAGTTCAATTATTTTATCCATAGCAGAAACACACTGATTACTTGTTTCATCAAAATAATTATATGGTTTATATTGGTTAATTGTATTTGATACCTTATAACATAAGTCTTCTCCTTTGTCTGTTAAGTTTGGTCTAGTCCTCATTGTCTTTAATGTTTCAATCATATCAGTTAGTGCATTAATGCCAGACTTTCTAATTTTAATACCTTCAATATAATCATCTTGTTCATCATCACCAACAATTTCTTCTAAAGTCTTAATATTTTTCTTATGGCAGAAACGTCTATTTTCTTCTTTTGATTTTTCATTTAGATATAGATTTTGTATTCTAATCTTATCCTCATCTGTAATATTAAATTTTATACTCATTGTGTTATTTTTATTTATTACAATAAATATATATTTTTTCAAAAAAAATAAATAAAATTACTATTTATGTAAAAAATATAGACATATGAACTTAAATTTTTCATCAAAAGACATTGCTCTAGCAAAGAAAATCAATTTTGATTTGATTGCAAAACACTTTAAAGCATTAGAAGAAGGTAATGAGGTAATTATTGATTTACCCCCAGCCCAAATACAGGCTTTATCAACAGAATCATCCTTAAATAATCAACCAAGTTGGGGTTGGGTGTTCTTGCAAAGTAATATATTGGATAACAAGATAATAATGGGGGAGAAATTTCAGCGTAAAGTTCTTTATTGTGTTATTGATACTATGGCATATCCAACTCATACTGCATTAATATCAGATAACCAATTTGTAGATAAGAAATATTGCAAAGATTTCACAACTGATAGTAGCCAAGATGATGGTCACGGTCATGGTCATCATGTTGCTGGTATTATATTAGGAAAACATCCCCAATATAAGCTAGGTGTTGGATATGTTAATGGTAAAAATCATGGTGATTTAATTATGGCTCAAAAGGGTTTAAACAAAAATGGTGGGGGATCAACAGAAAGTTTGGTAAATGCAATCAATCATGCAATGAATGTGTGGAAAGATAATTTTAAGGATTATTTGTTGGTGTTTAATTTCTCTTGGGGTGCAACAACAGAAAACAAGGAAATAACAAAAACAATAAATGATGCAGTAAAAAATGGAGCATTTATTAATGCTGCTGCTGGAAATAATGGTACTGGAGCATTGTCATTTCCAGGGGCATTATCAAATGTAATTTCTTGGGGTGCTCATGATATTAGAGGCAATAAGGCATCTTTTTCACAATATGGAAATACATTAGTTGGTATTGCACCAGGAGTTCAAATTTGGTCTTGCTTTAAAGATAATGGATCTTATGTTAGTTGGGATGGAACATCTATGGCAACACCACATGGTAGTGCTGCTATTGGCTTATTGTTAAAATATAAACCAGAAATTAAAAATCAAAATGACTTAAAAGAATATCTAACAAAAAACCTCACAGATGGTGGTAATCCTGGTCGTGATGATTGGTATGGTTGGGGTTATCCAAAGTTTAGTAGTTTATTCAAATAACTTTACAATCTAATTATTTTATTTATTATTTTTTTATGGAAAAGATTATAATAACTGGAACAAAAGGATTTATTGGGGGAAATTTGTTGGATAGATTAAAAGGCAAATTTGATATTTTAGAAATAAATGAAGACATATTTGATTATAAAGATTGGATTGGTGAATTAAATTCAATTTTGTTGGATTTCAACCCAAGTACAATATTTCATATTGGAGCATGTTCAAATACTCTTGAGAGTGATGTTAATTATATGATGAAAGTGAATTATGAGTTCACAAAAATATTATCAGACTATTGTTTTGATAATGATGTAAAATTAATATACTCATCATCTGCTGCAAATTATGGTATAAATGGTTTGTACCCATCTAATCTATATGGTTGGAGTAAATATATTGCTGAAAATTATGTTATAAAGAATAATGGATTAGCACTAAGATATTTTAATGTTTATGGGTTTGGTGAACAAAATAAAGGCAATATGGCCTCAGTTGCTTATCAGATGTATTTAAAAAAGTTGAAAAATGAAGAAATAAAATTGTTTCCATTAAAACCAAAAAGAGATTTTGTATATATTGATGATGTGATTGATGCAAATATTTTTGCAAATGATAATTATAAAACATTATGTGGATTTTATTATGAAGTTAGTAGTGGAGAATCAAGATTATTTGAAGATATTATGAATATTTTTGGTTTAAGTTATTCATATGCAAACAAAGAACTAATACCAAAAGGATACCAATTTTTAACTCAAAGCAATAAAGAAAAATGGATGCCAAATTGGCATCCAAAATATAATTTAGAAAAAGGATTAAAAAAGTATTTTTCAGAACTTAATCAGTTTTTTTAGATTTAATAAATTCTTTGAATGTAATCCAACCCCAATCAAAATATCTTTCATTTACATATTGTGGTTGATACATAAATGGGCAATCTTTCCCAGATATATCATAATGACGATGAACATCTTCAATTGTTAGATTGTGTTTTTCAAATAAATGATGTAATAATTCTTTTACATTATTGATGGTTTTTCCCCAATCATTATCTATATTTACACACATTTCAATCCCAATGAAATAATCATTTGGACTTCCACCTTGGGGTACTAATGCTTTTCTAATGGGTAGATTGCTTTTTCTTTCCCTATCACCAACATGGTAGGCAACTTCATCATCCGGAATTAAATAAATAATTTCTTTATCATCAACAACATAATGAGTACAACCTATTTTCCAATTATTTTTAAAATAATTCAAATGAGCAGAGGCTCCTGCCCCAGATCGTGTATTTGCTGTCCAATGGACTATAATTCCCTTTAATTTCTTTAATTTTTTATTAGGTCTTTCAGTAATAAATTTTTCATTAATTGTCATTTTTTTAAAATTTATTATAAATATTCCTAAAATTAATTTTGATTATTATTTTTTTTTTAATATCTTTGATATTTATAATTAAAAACTAAAAAAAATATGGCAAAGACTATAAGACTAACAGAACATGACTTATCTATAATCATCAAGAGGGTTATTAGAGAGCAAAATGAAGCAACAATTTCAAACTATAGAAAGATATTTGTTGATTCTGGTAAATTATCAGAAGAAATATTTGATGAGATTGTTGAAGTTTCCAAAGGCAAAGGTGCTTATGTAAAATGGTTGGCAGCAAGAGTTGCTGAAAAGAAAATTAAGGATGAGGATATCTACAAATTTGAAGAATATTTGGATTCTTTTGAAAAAGCAAAAAGAAGTCCAAGAGGAAAAGCAATGTTTCCTATCATAGATATCAATCAAGTAAAATCATCTTCTGATGTTAGAGCATTTATTGATGCTGCCATCCAGTTTGAAGAAGTTGGTTCTGTTGAAGGAGAAGAGGAAGAAATGGATTCAGACTCAGTTTTGGTATCAAAATCAGATATTTTGAAATTAAAAGATGTTGGTATTAATTTAATTGGTTTAGTTGCTGGTTATCAAATATTCAAAGTATCCAATATGGATAAGCAAACTTGGGAAGTGTATAGAACTATCTTGGGTAAATGTAAGGAGGGTGCTTCAATACATATATGTACAATTGCAGGATATTCACACTTTAAGAACTACTTGGAAAAACATCCAGGTTCTTCATACTATGTGATATTCAACCAAAATGACCCATTATCACCATACCAGTTTCACTATGAATCAAACCAATTCAAGGATAGAAAAGACGCAGATGTATTTTAAGTAAAATTAAAATATATAAAAAAGGGAATCATACATTATGGTTCCCTTTTTTTTATTAACATATCAAAGCCCCTCATACTCAACCATTTTCCAATAATGCTACCTGCAATATAAACAGGGATTACAAAGTAATTATGGTTAAATAGGTTATCTAATGAATAATAAGCAACACATAAAGAAGTTAAATTAATCCAAATAGAATTAACTAATAACTCTTTTAATTTATCTTCATATGTGTATTTTATCTCAAATGTCTTAAATATGTTAAAAACAATCTGGAATATAAAAATTAAAATATAATCAATAATCATTATTTGGATATTCTAAATCCAGCCCCAATTGAAAAATCAGGGTTTATAGGATCCATATCAAACTTAACAACAAATTTTTTAAAGTCAAACAATCCCCCAACTTTAATTCCGACAAAACTCCTTCCAAATTTTGGAAATGAATATGATTTGCTTCCATTCAAAATAGCCAAATCATCAATAAACTGATAATTCACAACCCTGCTTCCAATACCTACTGAAACAAATGGGGATATAAAGCCTATACGTTGACCATAACCAACATAAATCCTATAACCCTTCTCTATATCCTTTAAACGTTCATCATTCCACTGGATAGCATTCTGGATGTTTATATTGGAATAAAATTCACTATTATCTAGGTTTGGCCTAAACATCAAATCTCCAACCAAGAATTTGTCTTCACCTACTGTAAAAAATAAACCAATTAATCTTACACTTTTGCTTAACCCAATTGTCCCTCTAAATGGTCTTGGGACTAATGTTGTAGGATTATAGTAATATGGGTTACTGTAATGCATATTACGATAATACATAACCCTAGGATTAAACAATCCATAACCTTGGTCAAATATTGGTTCAATATCTCTAACAATTACAGTATTAGTTTTTGGAGCATATTTTTCTGTTCTTAATTTCTGTTTTTCTTCACTTTCTTTATTTAGTGTCATTTGTTTGTTCTCAATGTTTTGAGAAAGGCCAATAATAGGCATTAGTAGTAAGAAAATTAATTTATTCATAATATTAGGTTTATTTATAAATATTGATTTTTTTTGGAATATATCAATATATTTGTTATTAATTGTATAATTATATCATTTTTGGATATTTATAAAATAAAACAAAATGAAACTTAATGAATATTTAACAGTTGTCATTCCATGCAAAAATGAAAAAAATGTCATTATAGATTGTTTGAATTATTTAGATAAACAGAATAACATCACAGGAACAAAAGTTTATATTTGTGATTCATCAAATGATAGACTAACCAAACCATTGATAAAATTAAATGAGTTTAAAAACTTGGATATTGAAATATTAGGTGGAGGTTTACCAGCAAAAGCAAGGAATATTGGGTTTAAGCATTCAAAAACAATATATACCTTATTTCTTGATGCTGATGTTTTTTTAACTGATAAGAATTTATTAACAAAGTGTATGAAAATTTCTCTTGATTATTATTTAGATTTGCAGACTGTAAAATTCAAGACCATAAATGGTAAATATGATTTTGCATATATTATGTTGGATTTTTTAAGGAAAATGGTTTCAAAAATATCTCCATTCTGTCTTGGTGGTTTTATGTTGTTTAGAACATTGAAATTGCGTGAGTTGGGGGGGTTCAATAATGAGTGTGTGTTTGCAGAAGATTATGAATTGAGCAAAAGGATTGAGCCAAAGAAGTTTAAAGTTAGCAATTACAATGTTTACACCTTAAATAGAAGATTTGAATCAAAGGGTATTTATTATATGGGTAAGATGTTACTCAAATCTTTCTTTAATAGAAATAATCCAGAGTTTTTTAAAAAATCATATGATTACTGGACTTAAAAAATTTATAAAATGAAATTAATTAATGTTACAAAAAGTTTAATACTAGAAGCATCAGCAAAAGATGTTTTGGTGAATAAGTTAAAATTAAGTGATAAAGCCGCAGATTTCTTTGTTGAAAAATGTGGTAAATTGGCAATTATAATGGCTAATAAAATTATTGAAACTATTGTAAAGAATAACCAAAAAGTTACAACAGAACAAGCAATTATTTTGCTAAATAAAGATTATAGAATCTTTAGTGAAAATTTGGTATCCATTATGGACTGGATTAAGGTAGGTTTAAATGGTAATTTGGGAACTCATAAAAATGATGATTACCAAACATTAGTTAGGGAATCTAAAAAATGGCATGATGAATTAGAGGTTGGTTCTGGTATATATAATTATGAAGAGGATGAAGATAATATCATTCTTGATTTTAGGGATGAGGATGGTATGGGATTTTATTGGATAGATTTGCAGACTTCATATTGTAATGATGAACAGAAAAGAATGGGACATTGTGCTTCAACTCGTGGTGATACTTTATTTTCATTGCGTGAAACAAGAAGAATAAATGATAAATTCACAATAAATAAAAGTCATTTAACAGCAGCCATAGAAGAACAAAGTGAGGGTTTTAAAATATTACAACTAAAAGGTCAGAAGAATTCAAAACCAGCACAAAAATATCATAAATATATTGCTCAATTACTTATAGACCCAAAAGTTGATATTGTTGGGTTTGGTTCTGAATATGATTCAGCTAGTGATTTTAAATTAGCAGATTTAAATGATGATTTATTTAAACTTGTTATGAAACATAATGAAAAATTATTTGGAACTATTGCCTTATATTCTGCATACAAAAAAGGATTGATTGATAAAGCACCACAGGTAGTTTTTGATATTTTTATAAAACCTGATGAAATGTATATATATGTTAATTCAGAGGACTATGATAGTAGAAGGCGATTAAAAAGTGGTGGCACAGAAACTATTAATTTTATTGAAAACTTCCTAGAAAATGGTTTGGATTATTTTGATTTTGATCACAATTGGAAAGATTTTACTTATTATACAAGTAGTGAATTAGAGGATAAAATTGAGGAATATTTAATAAATAATTTTAAAGATGAAATAAATGATTTAAATGAATCAAATGATGATGATGAATATTTTCAGGATTTAAACTTAGTTGATAAAATTGAAGAATTAGATATAGATGAACTTACTGATGTTATTAGGCAGGCAATGGATCGTGCTTATGAAAGTGCTTACTATAATGATATTCATAAATGTATTGAAAAAGCATTATCTGATTATGGTGAGGTTTTAAAATCGAATTATGAGGGTGCATTAATAAGAGTTAATATTTTAGATTTTAAAGATGTTATTGATTCTGCTAAAGTTTTATCCACAGCAGGAGAGGTCAAAGATGAGTTATATTGGTTAGTATATGAAGAAGAAAGGATAAGGAAACCTAGGTTATATATTGATACTTATTCATATATTGATAAAAGTGAGTTTGTGGATATTTTTTATGAAGCATGTTTAGAAAATAATATACCAATAAAAAGATAAATTTTAAAAAGATATGAGATTATTAAAATCATTAGAGCAATTAATCATTGAATCCAGGGTGGATGATATTTATGCCAAGTATTATAATGACATTCCAAGGAATATATTTGATAGAATTGTGAAAGCAGATCCCAAAACAAAAGTACAGAATGATGATGTCATTCTTATAGGGAAATATGCCAAAGTATTATTGAACATCTACAAGATTGGCAATATGCCAAATCTTGAGAACTTGGTTGAAGCCACAAGATACTTGAAAATTGTTTATGCAAAAAATTTGAGCATTGATTTGAAGTCTATCAAGCAAATATCAGATTTGTATAATGTTGTAAAAGATTATATTGTATCTATTAATACACCAATACGAGAAATCTTAAAAGAATTGCCAAAAGATTCATATGAACTTCTTCACAATGGTGAAAAATGGGTTGTATTTAGGCCAAAAACAGAGAAGGCAGCAGCCTGGCTTGGAGTTGGTTCATCCTGGTGTACAACTTGGGGTAAATACAGTTTAGACCCAGCATACAAAAGTAGGGGCAATTTATTTACAACATATAATTATGCTCCAATATATATTATGATTGATAAGAGTGATGAAAAACACAAATACCAATTTCAGTTTAAAAAGAATGAGTTTAGAGATATTAGAGATGGTATGATAAACGTTAAAGGATTTTTTAATAAACATGAAGAATTAAGGGAGTTTTATTTTCCATTATTAACCAACAAAGAAGGTATTTTTAGTGAGGATGTACAATTTGATAGAATGGATGCATTATCAGAAAAGTTTGCAGGTAAATTAAATTATATTAGAATTCAAAGATTAATTGAAGCTGGTATAAGCAACCCAATTGCTTTGGCTTTTGCTGAAAATCAAACTTATGACCAAATGACAGAGTATGATGAAGATGATGATGAGAGTATGGCACTTATTACTGATGGTAATATTGATAGTATCACATATGATGGGGCAAACATTGATTTTGAACTTAGAAGACCTTGTTCAAAGACAGGACAAAAATATAATTCAATAGGTGATTTAGAAAATCGTATTTCATACCTAGAAAGTGAAAAAAGGAATAATAATTTGTCTGATTCAATTTATGATGAAAGGTATGATTTTAATGAAACATTAGAAAATTATGTAGATGATTATTTTGAAAAAAATAGTAATTCTATAAAGTATATGAATTATAATTTTGCAACATTAGATAAATTTAAAAAATATTTCTTACAACATATAAATAATAAAAACTCAAAATATTTTGATAAAATATTTGAGGCATATTCAGACAAAACATATGATGCAACCATATCAAATTATAATGGGGCAATAGAAAGAGATTTAGATGATATAAAAAAATACGCATATGTAACTGAAACAGGATATTATTCAAGGACACAAGTTTTAAGTGTGAATTCTTATGAGTTTATACAATATGTTAATAGGCAAAGACTTACTGAAATAGATGATTTTTGTGAACTATTTGAAAATTATATTGATTATGTTGATATTGTAACTGATGAATGGTATATTGAATATGATACTGTATATCCATCATATGGAGATATGCACCCAGTTATTGCAGATGTATTAGAAGATTTCATTATGGATGAGTTTGGTGATTTGGATGAGCCAAATCCTGAAAATTTAAGAATTAGAATGAAGTTGTTTGATATAATTGAAAAGTATTATAAGAATAATGATGAATATAATTGGGAATATAGAGATTACCCAAAAGTTTTTGATGGTTCACTTGTGAAGATATATTTAAATCCAGAAATTGATTTTGATGATGCAGATGTTAAAGTAATCTTGATTGATAAAAAGACAAAAAATAAATATACTGGAAATATGCCTGTTGATGAATTATATAATAATATGTTTAATTATAAATTAGACCTATTTTTGAATAATAGTGATGCAGAAGAAGTATAAATAAAAAACCCCCTACTTTATTATGGTAGGGGGTTTTTAGATTGTTATTTTTCAATAAACATATTTGTTACATTTACTGGAAATCTTGCAACAGGATAAGTTTTTTCATCCTCATCTTTCTGTTTAACCTCATAGTACCCATCATAGATTTTTACTGTTGGAACTGAACCAAATTTACATATAATAGTACCTTCTGGTTTTGGTCCATCATAAAGTCTTACAGTTTTTTCTGTTGTGTTGAAAAGTAGTGTCTGCATTTTGTTTTGTTTTTAAATGTTTATGTGACGTATTTGTCTTAGTTTAAATATATGCAATATAGAAATAAAATCAATATAACAATGGTTTTACATCCCCAAATTTAAATGTATGATTTGAATCAAAGGTAATATCTTCAATAATAGTTACATTCATATTAAAGAATAATTTATCAAAATCATCAATTGTTGCATTTTTGTTATTATCAGAATACTCCAAATAAAATTTTATAACTTCTTTTGGTGTATATTTGCCAAATTGGAAATCCAAATGTTTTTTATTTAGTAAATATTTATATCCCATTTTGGTTGAGCCAATAATGTTATATAATTTATTCTTTGAGACAGAAAAATAGGTTGATTCACCCTTAACTTTAATTAAATTGTGTGTATTATTTGCATATCCAATTATCTCACCAAATGTTTGATATCCAGAAATAAATATATAGAGACCAACATCAATAGTTGATATTGGTTCTCCTATATAATATTCACCATCTTTATATCTAATTAATATCATCCCACAACATTTAAAAGTTCTTCAGTGTGGTGATCAAACCCCATATCTGATGCAATAGGTTGTTTGTTTAATAAAGCAACAACTTCTGTCAAATTGTATGGTCTAAATTCTGGGTGTCCATCCATCCCCACATCAATTCTTTTCCCTTTTCCAAACCTTTTATTGGTTGTAAGGTGGCAGTGTCCATGTAGGTGCATTATGCCCTTATTTAAGCCATTCCAGGATGCTATGGGGTAGTGGCATAATACAAACTTATTACCATCAACATCAAGTTCAACATAGGAATTAACACTCATAAACAACCTCTGGATGTCAGACTTGTTCTTTTCAATATGCTCATCATGATTGCCTAATACTAGGTGTATGTTTTTACATATTAGCCTATCATAGAACTCTTGGATTGAATCAAATCCACCAAATGACCAATCACCCAAGCATATTAATAAATCATCCTGGTTGACAACTGCATTTATGTTATTCACAATAGCAGCATTCATTTTGTCTAATGTTTCAAAATCCCGGGTATTGTTTATGGGGATTTCACCATCTTTGGTTCTCCAATTGGTTGTACCCCTACATATATTCTTGTGGTTATAGTGGGGATCACTAAATACCCAGATTTGCCTTTCTTTTTTTAATTTTAATTTCATTTGTGTTATGTTTTGTGGAGTACAAATATACAAAAAAAAATACAATAATGCTATATTTATAGAAAAAATAAAATTATGAAAAATACTTTTAGATTAACAGAATCAGATTTGGTTAGACTTGTGAAAAGGGTTACTAATGAAAACAGAATATTAGAACAAAAATCAGGTAAATCATATAATATATATTTAGCTGGACCTAATGTTTTTAAAAAAGATGCCATTGAGGATTTAAATAAAATGAAAGAAATTTCAAAAAAATATAATCAGATTGGTAATGCACCCATTGATAATGAAGTTGACTTCACTAAAGTTGGTGCAGCAACTAGAATATTCCATGGAAATATTGAGATGATGGATATGTGTGATGTTATTATTGCAAATCTTGAGCCATTTAGAGGTCCAAATGTTGATGATGGCACAGCTTTTGAATTAGGTTATGGTTATTCAAAAAATAAAATTATGTATGGGTATATGACTCATTCAGATAGGGAATTAAAAGATATTACTGCTGATTTATATGGAGATGATGAAAAATTTCCACATGTTGAGAATTTTAAATATCCAAGAAACTTGATGATTGTTGATTCTATTCGTTCTTCAGGTGGCAACATATTCAAAACATTTGAAGAGTGTGTTAAACACTTGGTTGAAAACCATTAATTTTTTTGTAAAAAACTACATAAACCAATAAGGGATATCTCTATTTTTCCAGGTAGCAAACCTTTTTTTGTCACCAATATAATAGTTCCTATATGATTGGACATAATCATCTACTTTATATTGTTCTGGCATTGCAAGTGCAGGTTTAGTAAAACCAATATCTTTAATTTCTGGAAGATTATCTAAGCACCAATGAATCACATCTGTTGATTTATGGTGCTTTTTGTATCTATATGTGTATTCTTTTGATAGTTCAAGACCTAATTCACATAATACTAAATAATTTGTTAATGAAGTTCTACACCAGATGGAACATGGGTGGTTCTTATGAGCCAATTTATATGGAACATCAACTACATCACACATATGATGAACAGAACATAACAATTGTGCAGTTTCCAATATCATCTTAACAACATGTTTATCACAATGATATTGGGCATTTAGTTGTGGATTTTCATCCAGAAAGAAAATGTTCATATGTTTTTTTTTGCAAAGATACTAAAATTTTATAAACTACATAATATTTATAATAAAACTTAAAATTATGAATTCTTATTTTTTTAAAATAACAGATCAAGAGCAAAAAGACATTTTAGCAAAACATAGGGAACTATATAATGGATATCTTTCTATGCAGCCAAAAGTTAATCCACAAAGGATTTCAATGTATGATGATATTTCTGATAAGCAAGGATTTACTTTAAAAAATTCTGATTTAATTAGAGAAGGTAAAACTGGCATGTGTTCTGAATGTGGTGGTAGAATGTATGAAGGTGAATGCTCTGAATGTGGCTCAATGAATGAAGGTTGGAATACAGAAGACATTGACAATGAAAATAAAATGGATTTTATTGAAATGGATGAAATGTATGATGATATGGATGAAACTATCTATGAATTTGAGTATGATGAATATGACGAAATGAGTCCAATGGTTGAAGCATTTGTTAGAGAATCTAAAAAATTAATTTTATCTGAATCAAGAAAAAAGAAATCTAAAAAAATTATTAATGAAAATTATATAAAAAATAATCCTATTAATGACAAATTAACTGAAATCAAAAACTTTATGCATAGGATTGCAAAATATTAAAAAATGGAAATTAAAGAACTTACAGCATTTTTTGTTGATAAAGAAACAAATATACTTGATGTTACATTTAGATTAATTGATGATTCTGATGATACTATTAGACAGGATCAAATTGATTATGATTTGGCAGAAGAGTATGGGTATTCAATAATTCCAAATCAATTATCAATTCCAGATGATGAGTTACCTGATTCTGAAATTGATGAATTTGAGGATATTGATGTTGATAAATTAGAATTAATAAATTTCTTAACTGAATATTACACAGTTAATCCAAATTTATTACCAAAACCACAAAATTATTAATTATGAAATTTAAAAAACAATTTGGAGAACAAGAAGAAGCACCAGCATCAAATGGTGGAACACCAGCATCAAAATGGGAATCAGGAGCAACAAGAGGCAAAGCCAATCCTATTGATAGCAAATCAAAATGGGAATCAGGAGCAACAAGAGGCAAAGCCAATCCTATTGATAGCAAATCAAAATGGGAATCAGGAGCAACAAGAGGAAAAGCCAATCCTTTAAATTAAATAATAAAATGAAACAATTCATAATAACTGAGCAAGAGAAGTATAATATCTTAAAACAATATGGATTGTTTGAACAAAACAAAACATACCCATATAGAAGGCCTGGTGAACAATATTATACACCACCAACTGGACCATTTGCACCTCCACCAACAAAAGATGAATGGAAGTTAAGTGGAATGCCAACAAAAGAAGACTGGGAAGATTGGTTAATTACAATGTATGAGCCAAGAATAAAAATTCCAGTTCCTATTTTGGGTGAAATAAAAATGAGTGTAATGGATATTGCTTCAATTTTTGCAAACCTTATACCTTATATTGGTCCATATGTTTCAATAGCATTAGATGCTAGTAGTGCTGCTTACTTTACAAGTAAAGGGAATAATTATGAGGCTGGGTTAAGAGCATTATTTATGATAATACCAGGAGTACAACTTCCAATAGTTCAAAAATTTGGGAAAGAAAAATTAATAAAACTTTTAGCAAAAGTAGAAAATTTAAAGGGAGATGTTAATTTAGCATCAAATTTATCAAAAGAAGAAATGAGAGATATTGTTTATATATTTAGATATTTTAGACAAAATAAAGAATCAATTAAATTAATATTATCAAAAAGTGCAAAAATAATTGTATCTCTTGGACGTCTTTCTAAAATAATGTCAGGAATGACAATTGCTCAGTTTATGAGCGCAATGCATAGATTGTACAAAATAAACCCAAAACATCATTTATTTACTAAAGGTAGTAAAGTTTTATTAAATATATTTACACAATTTGGAATACCTTTTGGGTTATACAAAGGTTGGGATTATTTTTGGAATAAATATGCTTCTGAATATGAAAAACTTAAAAAGAATAACTATGATAAAGTTGGAAAAAAAACTAGTAATGAGATTATTTTAGATATAATGGAAGCTGGTGAGGATTTTTATTTAAAAGAAGAAACAATGGAACAATTTTTTAACTCAATATATGAGTCTAAAGAAGACCAAAAAAACTTTAAATAATGGAAAAAAATATTTTATTAGAAATAAATAGAAATTTAGAATTAATGGGAGGTAAACAATTGTTAACAGAAGCTAAATATCCAACCTTTAATCCAAAGATATCAGATAACATTATTGATAATTTAAAATCATTTGAGGGGTATATTACTAAACAAAATTTAAGGTATAAATTACCACAAATAAATGATTTAATTAAAAAATTAGATGACAACTATCCAAAATCGCTTGAAATAGCAAGTGAGTTCATAAATAATCCAATTTTTACTTATGGTGAAAAAATATCATTTTTTTCTAATTTATTTAAAATTAATTATAATAATTTAAATCAAATAGTTGAAGCTTATACTAATATAAGAGGTACTATACAGGATAGAGAATTATTTTTGAATTCTTATGTAAAATCCTTTCCTGAATCAGATGTTGGAAATTTTTTTAAAAAAATAATTCCATTATTGTCTAAAACAAATAAAAATCACAATAGAAATATAATTAAATTTTATGAAAAATTTTATGATTTTGTTAAAAATAAAAATATAAACATAGATTTAGGACAGTTAAATCAAAAAATAGATGCTATTTTTAGTAATCCTAATATAGCACAAAATGTCAAATTTAATTTGTTACTAAAATTAACAGGTTTAAATAAAGAAAAAATATATGAATTTTATGGTAAATTACTAAATTTATATAACAAAAGCGAAATAAATACACGAGTTAAAACTAATATAAATCATTTCTTAGAAACAGGTGATGAATTAAGTAGAACTAGATTACAAGATGTAAAAGAAATAAAAAAATTATTTGAAGAAATTAATATTAATGATGGTGCAAGTATGTCTGCTATATTAGCCTATTTGCCTTTTTTTTATAAAAAAGGTGCATTTGGTGGTAGGATAGGTGCATTAAAGGGTACAGGTGCAAAGGTATTAGGTGAAAAAGCTCTAATACTTTTTGCAAGATTATTTCCAATACATATTAAACATTTGTATGATGCTTTATCTATTTTTTTTATTTCTCAAAAAAGAAGTAAGGCAGCAATAGAAGGTAAACTAATTAGTATTATTAATGATTGGGGAACAGCACTTAATTCTATTGAAATTTATAATGATAGTATTAAAAAAGGTATTTTTCCAGCTAAACCACCAAACTTCAATGAAATTAAGTTTAAATATGAAAAACAAATAAAAAATTTATTGGGTGGGTACATTCTTATAACAAATAAAACATTAGCTCAAACTTTAATCCCAGAATTAAAAAAAATAATAGATGTTATAAATACAAATAAACAATTTAAATATGATAAATTAGATTTAATACAAATTTTAAATGAACAAGTTAAGGAGTTGACTGAAGCAAGTACTGATGCTAAAGTTCCAATAAAATTTATTGAATTTTTAGATACTTTAGATTCAATCCAAATTGATCCTAACATTAGACCAGCCAGTAAAAAAGAGAAAATTTTTGATTTGATGTTTTCAACATATCATATGCCTATTGATGTTAATAATTTGAAAAAAACTTTAACAGAACGTATAAAAAATATAGTAAGTGCTGATAACCTCAAAAAAATACTCACAAATGGTTTAAAGACAGTTATCTATGGAGCACCAATTAATCCTATATTGATAAGAAGATGTTTTAAAATTTATAAAGATGAGATAATAAAAAATAAAGGTAGAAAGGGATTTCCAAAACTTTTTTACCAAGTTAAAATTATATTACATGCTTATTTGACATATGTGTTTGTCTCAATAATTATTAGGTTTTTATATGGTATTTTTATTACATTAGCTAATGCAATTACTTTATATCCTAGATGGCTTTTTGACCAACAATATAATTTAGAAAGTAGTGATAATTCTAAATGGCAAGGGTTAGTGAATAATAATTATGAGAAAGCAATTATAGAAGCAAAAAATAATAATGAATCATTTATTAAAACATTTCTTTTTTATGAACTTAAAAAAAATATATTACCAATATTAGAAAATACTATTAATTCAACAGCAGATAAAGATTTTACAAATGTTCTAAAAAGTTTTGGATCAGAATGGTATAAATTACTTATACCACCTGAATTATTAAATTTTGAAACAGGTATTATGTCTAAAGTATGGAAAATTGCTATTGGGTATATAACAAAAGAAGATTATAGTAGTTTTATTGCTGCAATAAATGATGTTTTATATCGCATAAAAGAAGATTTGCTTAAAAGTCTTAGAAATATAAATTTAAATCAAACAAACACAACATCTACTACAAACCAAACCATTTATAAAACATATAATTATGATTCTATGTATAATAAAACCTTTGTTCCTTATTTTACATATGAAAATATAAAGTCAATTAAATTAAATAATATTGATATTAGTAGAAACGTAATAAAAAATCAAAGAGGAGGTATTATAATAAAAGATGTTCAAAGAAATGATGTTGAAAATATTGTAATAACAAGCAAATATAATAATAACATATATAAACTAAAAAATTAATAATATGAATTATATTGAAAAACATTTAAATTTATCAAAAAATTTAAATAAATTATTAAATGAAGAAATATGTAAAAATGGAAAAAATAATTTAAACAATTTGCTAAATAATGGTTTTTTTTTAAAAAAAAATATACTAACTGAAGCAGCAATTGAACCAGTAGAAGGTTTATTAATTAAATATAGAAATTTTTATTACAAAAATATTGCAAAAAAAATTTATAATGAAAAAATAAGTTATACTGGTTTTAGTGATGTTAAAATTTATAACCATTCTAATATTTTACAAAATCCAAATTATTATTTTATATTAACTTTTAAAACAGGTGATACTGGGACTTATTCTGCTGATACTAAAGTGATGTTATATAATTTACCAAAACAAAGATTTTTTTATTATGAATATGATAATAGTTCTGTTGCAAAATGGAAAAAACCAATTATAGGATATACACCTTTAGGAAGGGGAACAGAACTTGATTTTTATGAAGATTCAATTGATGCTTTAGTTCTTTCTGCAACAACAAAAGAAGTGAATTTTGGTGTAGAAAAATTTAAAATGGATCGTTTATCACCTTCACCTGATTGGTCAAAATCATTCCCAGCAAGTAAAATATTTGAAGATTTTGATGAATATTCAGAAGATTTGTTAAGAGCTAAAAACCAAGTAATTAAAAAAATAACATAAATCTTACAGATAGCATCTGTTGATTATAAATCGGATTTTTTAAAAAGAGGAGGTGTTCAAAATTTGGAAAAGGTTGGTGATAAGCCAACCTTTTCTTTTTTTTTAACCCTTCTTTGACATAATAACTTTATCAATTATTCCATAAGCCAAAGATTCATTTGCATCTAGCCATAAATCCCTACTAGCATCAGTTTTAACAACTTCTGGATCTTTTCCACAATATTGACCTAGCAAGGTGAACAAAATATCATTTGTTTTTTGCCATTCTTTCATTGTGATTTCAGCATCTTGAATATTCCCAACAGCACCCCCAGAACTCTGGTGTAACATTGTTTTGGAAAACCGCAAGGAACTTCTCTTTCCTTTTGTTCCAGCACCAAGCAATATTGAACCCATTGATGCAGCCATTCCTGTGTTCACTGTGGCCACATCACACTTAATGTAGTCCATAACATCAACAATTGATAAACCTGCCTTCACAGAGCCACCAGGGCTATCTATATGCAATGTTACATCAGATGAATCAGATGAATCCAAGAACATAAGTTGAGCCTGGATTATGGTGGACATTCTATCTTCAACTGGACCTGCCACCCATATTAACCTATCTCTCATCAATCTTGAGAAGATATCAATTTGTGTTGCCCTCATTTCCCTTTCTTCAAGGATATAAGGTGTCATAGATGCAGATACATTTTTTTCAAAATAATCCAAATGGGATGATGGTTTTCCCAAGTGATCCACATAATAAGATTTAAATTCATTCTTCATATTATCCTTTTTTCAAAATATAATAAAAAATAAATTAATAAGCAAATGATGATTTATAATCTTCCCATATTTTTATAATGGATGAATCATTTGATAGAAATGATGGTGTTCTTGGTGTAAACCTTAAAGGCATTTTGGCTTCATCTGGTGTTTTATCCCCCTTCTTTAGGTTACAAGGTAAACAGCAAGTTATTAAATTATTCCAAGAATTTTTACCCCCTCTTGATTTTGGAATTATATGGTCAATTGTTAATTCTTTTTTTGACCCGCAATAAGCACATTCATTATTATCTCTTTTATATATACGTTGTCTATTAACTCTTAAATTCTTCATCTTATGTGAGATATATTTAAGAAGCCGGATTATCAATGGTTTTTCATAATGAGTTGTTTCTGTTCTTATAACTTCAAAACCATTCTTTATAATTTCAGCTTTTCCCTTAATCACCAATATAATAGCTCTTTTTAGTGTTGTAATATTAAGTGGTGTATAATCTGAATTTAGAACAAGTATTGTTTCCATATTTTTTTATTAAAAATATAATAAAATAAAAAAAGGGTTGCAAGTATTTTGGCAACCCTTTTTTAATTATAAGTTTATGGCTTGAAGCCGTGTTTGCAATTTCAACATCCGATTTTCTCCAAAAAGACATAACATGTTTGATATTTTCATATTATATATTGTTATATTTAATAAATATTTGTTTATAAAAAAGTGTGTATTAATTTGGATATAAAAAAAATATAATTATATTTATACTAAAAAAAATATGGAACTTACAAAAGAACAACTAGTAGAAAAAATAAATGCTGGTGAAAAAATGGTTGTGGACTTCTATTCAAATAATTGTGGTCCTTGTAGAATTTTAAAACCTATGTTTGAGCATTTGGCAAACAAATTAAAAAATAATAATTCTGATGTTTCATTATACACATTTAATATCCAGACTGATGTTAATTATGCTGTTAATGAAGTTGGAGTTAGGGGTGTCCCAACAATAAAGAGTTACTTGGAAGCAAAGGAAAAAGAAACAATTGTTGGATTGCCAAGTATGTTTGAATTAGAAGGGTTAGTTACTGCATTAAATGGATAATAAGTATATTTATATATAAATATATAGAATATGCTACGTATAAGTGAAAATGAAAAAAAATATATAAGGTCTTTATACTATACTAAAAATATAAATGAGCAAGGCTCTGCTGATTCACCTAGGTCTTTTATGAATCCTACTCAATATTCTAGGTATAATGAAAAAGAGGCAAAAGAATTAATAGACACATATAATAATGTTATTACTAGATATGATGTTAGTACATCAAATGGTATTCATAACTTATTAAGTGATGCACAACTTACAGCAGCATTTGCAACTGGTGGTGTTGCTGATAATTATATTGGTTTATTACATTCACTTTATTGGTTTTATGAGGGTTTAAATTTACCTGAAAATGATGAGAATAGGACTAAAAAATTTATACTTGGTGTTATTGAATTAGTATTGGCTGTGCCAGGTTTTGCTGAATTAACGCCAGTTGCAAAATGGAAAGATACTATAGTGAATCAACCAGTTGTTCATTCAATAGATAAAATTAATAATATATTTACTCCATTTTGGAGGAAAATAGAAGATTATTTTAAAACTATTAATAAATCATTAAATGATATGCTTGTTTTCTTTTTAGAAATAAATTTTGATTTATTGGCAAATATATGCAAATTTCTTTTAGATAAATTTGATGCTATAAATTCTTGGTTTTTTAAAATGGTTGAATATATGAAAACATTAGGGGGTGGTGTTTTGAAAAAAGTTGAATCTAGTGCAAATGTTTATGTTACTGGTCAAAATGCTGAAAACTTAAAAAGTGGTGTAGAAACAATCCTAACAAGTCCTAATCCAAAAGTACAAACTAATCCAAATGTGTATTCCCTATCAAATATACCAATGAATGCACAAGATTCAACAGATCCTGCACAATACCAACCAAAACAGAACCCTACTCCGCAAAAAATCACCAAAAAATTCTAATCATTATTTGAATGGTGCTTAATTTTTACTATTTTTAAAAAAAAACTAAAAATATGACAGACAACAAGGCAATTTTGATTGGACACTATGGTGGAGATAATACACATAGTTTGGCAGCATGGAGTTCAACTTTCTTAGATTTGGAAATACCTATGCCAGAGAATATAGATGAAAGGGTTGATGCAATTGTTGACTATATTGTGAACAATTCAAAGAAGATTAGGAATGTGGAACAATTATTGCTTTATTTGGGACAAGAAGGGCATAATTCGCCTTTTAGGTTTAGCGCCTTACACTTTGTCACAACAACAGAAATAGCCACTCATATTCAATTTTTAAAGCATTCTGTGGCATTATTAGCAGAGAATGCAGAATCAGCAAGATATAAGGAATTAAAAGAAGATAAATTCTATTTGCCAAAAGATTGGCTTGAGTTTGGAGAAAAAGGTAAATTTTGGTATGATACATTAAATGCTCAAAGTGAGAAATTGAATAAAATGTATCATAATTGTTTTAAAGATTTGGTTGAAGCAGGAGTGCCAAAAGCAAGAGCAAAGGAATCTGCTAGATTTTTCAAGATGTATAACTCACAGCTAAATAGTAATAAGTTCCTATCATTTGATGGGTTTGTCCAAATCTACAAGAAAAGATGTTTGGAATCACCATCACAATATGAGATTGGTAATGTTGTTGAACAAATGCTTAATCAGATTAAAGAAATACCTGGAAACCCATTTAAATATTCATTAAAAGCATTTGGCTTATAAAAAAAAGGGCTTATATCACTATAAGCCCTTTTCTATTTTGGCAAATTTGATTATTTACCTTTTTTTGCAACTTTTGGAGTTTCAACTGGTGTTTCAGTAGGTGTAATAACTGGGGTTTTTGAGATAAAAGACCACACAGCACCAATTAATGTAGAAAGACCACCAATGATTTCAGTTACAACTGTTTCATCAACAAGGCCTTTTGTAACTAGAATACCACCAAAGAATGTAAGTAAATGTCTAACAACTCCTAGAATCTGTTCTTTAGTCATTTGTTTTTTTTTTAAAAAAATGTTTAGATATAACAATATTGTTATATTTATAAATATATAAAAAATTGTAAAAATTTATGAATAGTTTTAATTTATTTAGATTAGATGAGGGTGCAGCTAGGAAACCAAAATATATTTCAGAAAATGAATTCCAATTTGTTTATGATTGTATTAAGGGAAAATATAAGAGTATTGTAAGTGAGGCAGATAAAGATAAATTGCGGGACAAAATATTAAGTTATTTGACTGTAGAAACTACTTTTGAGGAAAATGTTAATTATGGTAATTGTGAAGCTGCTATGGCATATATTAAAAAATTAAAAAAAGATAATCCTAATAGTGAAGATTTATCAAAAGTTCAATTATTTTGTAGTACAGTACCAAAATTTATGAATGAATGGATTCAAAAAATATTTGACAATATTGTACAAGAAAAAAACTACCTTCTTCGTAAAAATTTCATTTCATTACATATAGATATTTTTATTGATTTTTTTACAAATAGGGAAAGCGCAGATATTGTTAAAAAAACACCAAAAAGTTCACTTTATGATAGTTTGGTTGTATTGTATGATTCAAAATTTGATAAAAAAAATAGTTTAATCTCATTTGAATTTAATAATGAAACTAAAAATTTTATATTTAAATTATTAAAAATTTATTTAGGTATTAACCAAAAAAATCAACCTAAAAGTAAAACTTATGGGCATAATGATTGTAGAAGGTTAGATACAACAATTAGAAAACTTTTATGTGCAATAACTCATAGTAGACGGTCCCCAGATTATTTTAAATTTGAAAGAGGGTTTGAACATTCAAATCAATTTAAACCATTTAAAGGTGGTATTGCTTATAATATATCCACAATTGATGATTTAAATGCTGCTGGACAAATTGAAAAATATAGTGATGAAAAAGAAGAATCTATTACTCAACAAAAAGTATATGTTGGATATATTAATTTATTAAAAATAATGTTAGCAAGTGATAGTATTAAAGAATTATATAAAAATTGCCATCAAGAAAATGAAAACTATACTAATTGCAAAGTTAATAATTCAAAGGTTAAAGAAGAAGTTAGAGAAATTTTTAATAATACAGTTTTTTTACAAATAATTAATAATGAAAAAATGACAAAAGGTGATGTAATGGTGACTAATCCTGTTTCTTTATGTAGAAATTATGAAGAAAATGTTTTAGTTAAAGATGATATTTTAGAATTAAAATACTTCACCATAAAGGATATTGTAGATAAAGATTATATTGTTCATATAACAAGAATATTAGAACCAGATTTTAAAAAAATATATGCCAATATTGATTATAATACTTTTATTAAAAATAATGGAGGTGATTCTAATTTTTTTATTAAATTTTTTAAAGAATTAATCTCTACTATAATAGAGATTTCCCAAGAAAAAATTGAAAAAGATTTTGAACAAATTAAAAATACATTTTCAAACTTAAATGGTTTAATAATTGCAGGACCAAAGTATGTTAAAAATGAAAATTGGAGAATTTTTATAGATAGGGGTACTGGTAAACAAAGAGGTATTGGTGTGGCTATTAATGTAGAGTTACCACCAGATTTTGCAACTAAAGCAAGAGATATTTATTATGTTAAATCAAGGAATCTTTTCTGTTTCAAAAACTAATTATTCTTTTTTGCATTAAAAACTTCTGCAAACTTTTCACTTGCAACAAAACCTAATCCAGCAATTGCCAACCAAACCAAACCTTCAAAAACATAGTTAGTTATTGTAAAATCTGAAAATAAATCAACAATTGATGCAAATATGATTGTCATTGATGCTGAAATACCTATTGATCTTTTACTTGAAATTTCCCCATTTGCTGTCAATAATGATTTAAAAAACTTTTTCATTTCATAATACTAATTATTCTATTTATTTCAGTTATTAGTTGTTTTGATATAATCTTATTTTCAAATTTATAAGGTTCAGTAAATGATTTTGATATATTTGACAATGAAAAATCATAAGGTTGATTTAATGAATTTGTAATATTTGATGATGAGAAATCATAAGGGCTAACAAATGACTTTGTTTGTGATGTGGTTGGAAAAGTATATCCTGTATCAACATCATCATTTTTAGAGAATTTATATGGTTCTGATTGTTTTTTTTGTTTTTCTTTTAGTTTTATTTTAGATGTTAGCCCTAAAGTAACTGTTACATCAATATATGAATTTTCTTGTGAAAAACTAGCAATTAAGTCTCCTAATACTGCATTTTTTTTATTAAAGTTTATATCTTCTGAGCATATTTTTACTATATAATTTTTTGAATTATGAGAAACTGATATTTTATGGCAATTACTAGATGATGTGTTATTTACCTTACATGTTTTGAATTTACAATAAAATTTTGTAGCATCAGGGTTATACATGTAATCACTACTAAAATTATCTTCACTAGAATTAAATGAATTTTGAATAATACTACCTATTTCTGTTAAACTATAATTTGGTTTGTCCTTTACTGATTCAACAGTTATATTATTTTTTGTATTTTTTCCACTAAAATCATATGAATCATCTTTTAGTTTTTGACTAAAATCATATGAATCATATTTAACTATAGGTTCATTATTAACATCTTTTGGTATTAGTTGCCCACTTATCACATCTTCAGGATTCAAAAATTCCCCCCTTCTAATTACTTCAAAATGTAGATGAGCACCAGTTGTATGACCTTTACCAGGGTCATTTTGATCACCCCCACTTAATCCAATAAGTTGACCAACTTTAACAACATCTTTAGGCTTAACTAACACTTTTCTCAAATGACAATATTTTGTAACAATATCATCATTATGTTTTATCTTAATGAATCCACCACAAGTACTCCTATTTGGATCACTATCTATAACAACCCCATCTGCTGGGGCAAAAACTTCAGTTCCAGATTTAACACCAATGTCTAAACCTTTGTGTTTTTTATTACCCCTAACTGCATTAAATTTAGAGGTTATTAGACTTTTTTGATAGTTCTTTATTGGTGGATATAGAATATTTTCAATCAACATAATTTATATATTTTATATATAAATATAGTAAATGATTAAACTATTTTTTTAACATCAATCAAATCACATAATTTTTTTTGGTATTCATCAATATTTCTACTTTCTTTTAATTGTTTTAGTAATTTTAAGTCCTTATTTATTATGTGTTGATTTTCATTTATTATCTTCTTAACATAATGGACATATGTTTTATTTTCAGCATATATTCTATACAAGAAATCAAAATAATCATCCCTTGACTTTTCTTTATTTCTAAATAAAAATTCTTGAAATAATTTATAATCTTTAACACTATCTATCCAGCAATTATAAGTTGAATAATTTTTATTAACCCCTACTGCAACAGTTGGTCTTCTTTCAGGGTAACGCATACCAAATAGATTGTTGTTTTCAACAAAAATTTGACTAGACATATATCCACTTTCTAATATTGCTTGGGCAAAAACAATGTCTGGATATTTTATATTATTTTCAAGAATTTCAAAATATAGAAAAACTAATTCAACATTATTTTCCTCCATTAATTTTGCTTCATCTATTTTCAAAGAGGGAATTTTATTTTGTTGAGGTTTAAAACCTACTACTTGCCCAAATAAGCAAATATTTCCAATTACACATATTGTGTATAATATTTTTTTCATAAAATTATTTTTAAAGTTTTATATAATAAAATAGAAGAGTCATATAATATGACTCTTCATTTGGTGGAGACGCAGGGAATTGAACCCTGGTCTTGCTCGTAATTAAGTAAATAGACTACATGTTTATTCCATAGATTCTGTATGGACACATAAGACAGTTCATATTTTGCCATTTGATCTGCCAACTGTGGAGGGTTCACTTCTGCTATTTGCATAGACTAACAGGTAGCACCCCTAACCAAAACCTTTGACACAATAAGTAGTATCACACTATGAGGCTTCTGTTCCTAGGTTATATGCCCACCGACCTGGGGTTGTTATGACTACTAAGCCGCAACAACAGCATCTTCACGTACAAGACCTAAAGTTGCTAAAGTTTCTAAAGTGTTGCCATTTAAAGGCTTGAACCAGTTGTTAATGAGGTTAATTCAGCCCCAACATGCCTACTTACACAATCCACGCCAATCGATACCTTTCGTCCCCTTGTCTTTGTATAAATACCTCACTTGTTTTGAGAATACAAATATACATCCCTTTTTTTGATTTTCCAAATGTTTTTATATAAATTTTATTAGAAGTTTACAAAAATTATTTTTATATTTGCATTTAATAAAAACAAAAAACTATGTTAGTAGCACATATGCCAATTCCAAAATCAAATCTTATTGATTCTATATTTTCTTTATTGAAAAAAAATAATGGGAAATTTAAATCAGAGAAACAATCTAATTTTTTAATAACTCAATTAAAAATGCATAATGGGTTTTTAGGTTATGTTAATAATGGCAAAATAAAAAATCCTATATTTGTTGAATATGATAAATATGGTATTACAAAACTATTAAAGAAATTAACTGGTTCAAATATGATTGAAATTATTTTTGAGAGGAATGCACAAAGTGAATTACATCCTAAAGATGTTATAATGCTAAAAAAAATTGAATCAATTTTGATTGAGCAACAACCAAAAGAAACTATTACAAATAAAAAACAATATAGGTTATCAACATATGAACTTGCAAAAAATGTATATAGTTTAGCAAAAAACAATAATGGACTTTTTAAGTCAGAGGCACAAGGAAATTTCTTGATTGAACAACTAAATTTATCTGATGGATATTTGGGTCAAACAAATGGGATTAAGTATAAAAACCCAATTTTTGCAGAATACAATAAGGAGGGTATTACAAAGATATATAAACAAATGGCTGCTTCAACTAAGGTTGAAATAATTTTTGAGAGAAAAGTTGAAGGTGAGTTGACATCTCTTGAGGTTAAAGCCCTAGCTTCTTATAAAAGGAAATTGAAAAAACTTGAAAAGGAATTGAAGGAAAGAATGACATCTTTTTTGACTGGGGATTTCAATAGTAGTGGGGATCCTTCAACATATACAGAAGATATCATTGAAATGTATAATAGGGATAATGATGTGAAAATAAAAGCCATTGAACATATTAAAAGTGAGATTGCCAAACTTGAAAAATAGTTTGGTTGTATATTTATAATTGAAATTAACTATGCAATGGAAAAAGAAAAACTAAAAAAAATATTTGAATTCATTGAAGAGAAGGAAGGGCATAAATTTCCAATTATATGGAAATTAATTAATAATATCCCATTTACAAAAGAAGAATTAAATATTGAAGGTGATTTGGATTTATCATACACTACTAAAATAACCTCTTTACCCCAAGGCTTGAGAATTGAAGGTGATTTTTATATTGATTATTCATATGTTGAACTACCAAAAGGATTAGAAGTTGGTGGTGATGTGTATGTAACAGGCACATACTTGGAGGATTACACAAAGGAACAGGTAATGACAATGATTTATCCTGGTTTTATAAAAGGTGATTTAATTTATAATATGGGTGATTCTTATGAGAATGATGGGGATGAGGATGAAAATGATGATGGGTTTCTATAAATTAAAAATACAATGAAAAAAGAACAATTAAAAAGAATATTTGAATTCATTGAAGAGAAGGAAGGGCATAATGTACCATTTTTATGGAAATTTAAAAATAATATACCATTAACAGAAAAAGATTTGAATGTTAATGGTGATTTGAATTTATCTGATTCAAAAATAAAATCATTACCAGAAGGTTTAAAAGTTGGTGGTGATTTGTATTTAGATGGTTCATATGTGGAATCATTACCAAAAGGATTAGAGGTTTATGGAGATTTATATATAGCAGATACAGTCTTAGCCTCTAAATCTAATGATGATTTAATAGTAATGATAAAACCTGGATTTATAAAAGGAGAAATAATAAATAATGAAGAAGAATATGATGAAGGATATGATGATTGATTTAAATTAAAAATAAAATGGAAAAAGAACAATTAAAAAGAATATTTGAATTCCTTGAAGAGAAGGATAACAAGAGAGTACCCCTAACATGGAAATTAATCAATGATTTTGATTCAATAGATGATAAAGATTTATTTTATGATGATAATTTTGATTTATATGGTGCAAGAGTAAAAAGATTACCAGACAATTTTACTGTTAAAGGATATCTTGATTTAAGATTGACAAAAATAAAAACTCTCCCAGATAATTTAACTGTTGATGGTGATTTATACCTAACGGCTTTAGAAATAGATTCAGTTCCAAAAAATCTAAAAGCACACTCAATGTTTGCAAAATACACAACTCTATCTGAAAAATATTCATACAAAGAAATTAAGGATATGATAAAAGAAAAGGGTGGTGAAGTTAAGTTTTTAACAATTTAATTACCTATATTTATAGAAAAAAAATATGAACAAAGAATTATTAAAAGAAGTGTTATCAATTCCATCATATAGTGGCAGGGAACTAAAATTAGTTAATTACATATGTGAATTTCTAAAAAAGAATAATATACCATATGAGGTAGATGAGATGCTCAACATATATTGCACAAAGGGTGAAACAGAAACCTATCCTTGTGTTGTAGCACACACAGATACAGTCCACAACAACACTTATATAGATGTTAGAACTGAACTAAGGGAAAATTCAAAAGGTGTCTTAAAAGAGGCTTATAAGGGTTATAATAAGATTGGGCAACCAACTGGAGTTGGGGGTGATGATAAAGCTGGTGTTTTTGCCTGTTTGACTTTATTGACAGAATTACCAGTTTTAAAGGCTGCTTTTTTTGTATCAGAAGAAATTGGGTGCATTGGTTCATTGGCAGCAGATCCAGAATTTTTCAAAAATGTTGGCTATGCCATACAGTTTGATGCTCCATTTGATTGGATGGTGACTGAAATTTCATCTGGTGTTCCTTTATTTAATAGGGATAGTGAGTTCTTCAATAAGATTAATAGTGTATTAGTAGAGAATATAGCCCCCAAGTATGGTTCACATCCTTATACAGATGTATATGCTTTAAAGAAGTTATTTGATTTTAGTTGTCTTAACATATCTATTGGGTATTATGATTATCATACACCAGATGAGTATGTTGTTTTAGAAGATGTGGAGAATGGAATTAAAATAGGAAGGGAAATGATTGCAAGTTTAGGTTATAAAAAATATGAAAAGAAACATATACCAGTTATAAGGCCTTTTTTAAGGGAAAAGGGATAAAAAGGAAGGGGGTCAATTGACCCCCTTTTTAATTATAACATTTTCATCTTCAACAACCAAATTGTAAGGTTCATTTTCTTTAATGAAGCCATTTAAAACCTCATCAGATATTAAATCCTCAATCTTATCTTGGATTGCTCTCTTAATTGGCCTTGCACCATAAGTTTCATCAAATCCAACTTTGCTAATTAAATCAATAATAGATGAATCAAAGGAAACAATGTAATTAGATTCTGTTAATCTTGTAATTAGTTTGTTAAGTTCAATTTCAGTTATCTTTTTAACATTCTCATCATTCAATGTATTGAATACAATGGTATCATCAATACGGTTCAAGAATTCAGGTGAAAAGAACTTTTTCAATTCTTTCATTAGCATTTCTTTTTTAGCAACTTCATTGCCATATTTGGATGATGTGAAACTAATTCCAGTTCCAAAGTCTTGGAATTTTTTAATACCCAAGTTTGTTGTTAAAATGATGATTGTATTTTTGAAATTAATAGTTTTACCTAAACTATCTGTTAGATGACCTTCATCCAATATCTGCAATAACAAATTAAAAACATCCTTGTGGGCTTTTTCAATCTCATCAAATAAGATAATTGAATATGGGTTATTCTTAACTTTTTCAGTTAGTTGACCACCTTCATCATGACCAACATAGCCTGGAGGTGAACCTATTAATCTTGATATGGTGTGTTTTTCTTGGTATTCACTCATATCAACCCTAATCAATGATTTCTCATTTCCAAATAATTGTTTGGCTAATTGCTTTGCTAAATGTGTTTTACCAACTCCTGTGGATCCTAAGAATATGAAACTACCTACTGGTCTATTTGGGTCTTTAATGTTAAGCCTATTTCTTTTAATAGACCTTGTAATAGATTCAACAGCAGCATCTTGACCAATAAGGTTTTCTTTAATTTTCTTATCTAAATTTATTAATTTTTGTTTTTCATCTATGTTCATTTGTTCTAGTGGAATATTTGTCATAATAGAAACCACAGAATAAACATCCTCAATATCAATCTTTCTCTTATTCTTTAAATTATTTTCTTCAAACTTTTTTGTTTCAGAATCAAGTTTTGTCAATAACTTCAATTCTTTATCTCTAATTTCAGCAGCCAATTCATATTCTTGGTTGATAACAACTCTTGTTTTTTCTTTCTTCAAATCATTAATCTTTTCTTTTAATATTTGAATTGATTCTGGTATCTTGACATCAACTTGGAGTTTTGCACCAACTTCATCAATAATATCAAAAGCCTTATCAGGGAATGCTCTATCATTAATATATCTATCAGCCATCTTAACACATAATTCTATAACATCATCACTATATGATGCCTTATGGAAGGATTCATATTTGTCAATAGATTGTTTAACAATTTTTATTGTTTCACTTATTGAAGGTTGTTCAAGTTTGATTTTTTGAAATCTTCTTGCTAATGCACCATCTTTTTCTATTGATTTTTTGAATTCATCAAATGTGGTTGCACCAATACATTGAATTTCCCCAGATGCCAATGCTGGTTTAAATATGTTTGCACCATCCATAGCATTAGATGAATTACCAGATCCAATTAATGTGTGTATTTCATCAATGAATATAATAACATTTGGGTTTGCAATTAACTCATCAAGAATTACCTTCATCCTTTCCTCAAACTGACCCCTATATTTGGTACCAGCAACAACAGATGTTAAATCTAAATTTACAATTCTTTTGTTTAGTAGATTTTGAGGTCCTTCACCTTTTGAAATCATTAAGGCAACGCCCTCAATCAAGTTTGTTTTACCACAACCAGCATCACCAAGAATTAATGGATTGTTTTTCTTGCGTCTTGATAAGACTTGAGCCAATCTCTTAACTTCTTTTTCCCTACCAATTGACATATCTAGTTTCCCCATTTCAGCCAATTTGGTTAAATCTCTACTAAAATTGTCCAATACTGGAGTTTTTGAACCAGAGGTGTTTTTCTTACCTCTTGTTGTTTTTTCATCATCAAAATAGTCAACATTCATATCTTATGTTTTTTTTATAAATATCATACAAATTTTGGACTAATCCAATAGTTTTGACAAATTGTCAGGAAAATAATATATTATATGACATTTTGGCATATAATGACACCTATAACTGACGTTTTGTCATATAAAAATAATTTGGCATTAAATTTGACTTCCTCATAAAAAAAATAAACAATTATAAAAAAACAAAATTATGAAAAACAAAGATTATTTAGCAGAGTTATTATTTGGATCATTTAGTCCATTTATTATTTCATCAAACTCACCTTACAACCCTTTTAGTTCATTAGACCAAAACATTTCATCACAATCAACCCAAAGTCATAGTATTTTTGGTGATGAGTATGATATTGAAACAACAAAAGATGGGGCATATGTTTCCTTTGAAGTTCCAGGTTATACAAAAGACAATTTAGAAATTGTTTTAGAAAACAAGGAAATAAATATAATTGGAAAAAGGACATATAACAAGAAGGGGGATACCAAAACAATAAAACACAGGTTTAAGTTGGGTAATTACCAAATTAATGAGGCTAACATTGAGGCAACAGTTTCAAATGGAATTTTAACATTATTTTTACCAAATTATGTTGAAACAGGTAAAAAAACAATATCCATTTCATAAATGCTATATATTTATATTAAAAAAAATATGAAAAATTTCATTCCCCTACTTATACTATTCTTAATGTTCTCATGTGAGAAGGATGTAATTACATTACAACAAGTTGTGTTAAATAAAAAAATAAATGCTGTTGAGTTGTCAATTGATTCTACAATAAAATATTCTAGTCTAAATGAAGATTGGTTTTCAATTGCCTCAAATGCAACTCATAGAATTTCAACTAAATTTTATCATAATGATAGTTTGGGCAATATAACAAACTTAACATCTATGATTATAGATAGTAATTATGTTGTTAAATATCAGTTAGATTCTTTATCAAAAAGCAAGATTACTATTTTGGATAAGAATAAAGAGGGGAATGATTTAGGTTTACTTTTTAATATAAAGACAACAACACCTGAATTTGGTTTTGTGTATGTTAAAGTCTATAACAAAAATTGTGATTCTATTTTCCATTACAAATATCCTTTTATTGTTTCTACACCTTAAATTAGACTAATTATTTTTACTAAGTCTCCAAAATATTTTATATATTTTTGGAGGCTTTTTTTATTTTATATATTTATATAAAAAAAACTATGGCAATCACAAAAGAAATTATAAGTGGCACAAAAATCATTAATGAAATAAAATCTAGTAATGTCAAAAAGACTGAATACAATTTAGAAACAAAGAAATTGCTAGTAGAATTCAATAATGGAATTAAATATGAATATGATGATGTCCCACACAAAATATACACACAATTTAGAATGGCAGAATCCCAAGGCAAATTCTTTAGTTCAAATATTGCAAAAAGTTATAAATACACAAAGAAATAAGAATGGAAAATAATATATTAAAAAGTTTTGTTGTTAAAGATACATTGAATCCAAAAGTTTGGGATCATCCCAATGATATAAAAAAGGCAAAAATAAAACCAGAAATCAAAAAAGGTTTATTGGATATTGCAAATGAATTTATTGAATTTTTGGATGAGGATGTTTTTGTTGAAGATATAATATTAACTGGTTCCCTATCCAATTATAATTGGTCAGAATATTCTGATTTTGATTTGCATATAATTATTGATTTGAATCAATTTGAGGATGAAGGTGAGATTTATTTAAAATTATTTTCAGCAAAGAAATTAATTTTTAATGATAAACATAATTTAACAATCAAAGGTTATGATGTGGAAGTTTATCCTCAAGATGAAAAAGAAGAACACACAGCAGAAGGTCAATACTCATTAATGAATGAGGAATGGTTGGTTGTGCCAAAAAAAGAAAAGCCCCCAGTTAATAAAACAAAATTAAAATTAAAAATAAACCATTGGGTTGAATTTGTTAAGAAGACATTAAAAGATGCAGATGAGGCATCATTAAAAGTTTCAAAAACAAAAATAAAAAAATTAACAGATAAATTAAGAAAGTTTAGGAAAGGTGGTTTGGAGAAGGGAGGGGAATTCTCAAATGAAAATTTAGTTTATAAATATTTAAGAAGAAGTGGCCTATTAGATAAGGTGTTTAATTATCAATATAAGAAAAGAACAAAGGAACTATCTATTGAGAATGAAATTTATTAAATTTTATTTTTTGCATATTAATATTTGACATTATAGATATATTTATATATAAATAAAAATAAAATGGCAGTAGTTAGTGCAAATACTTTTTATGAATACACCAAAGGTATGTTGGGTTTTTTTGATGGAAGTCCTATAACTGGGACAACACAAGTACCACATCCACAAGCAGTTGTTATAAATACAACAGGTGGGACTGATACAGTTATTGAATTGTCAGCAGTTGCATTAGGTGGAATAAATGGCTTAAATAATTAAAAAAATATAAAAAATGAGTAGATTAAAACCAATAGGTAGTGAAAAACTACAAGGTGATGCAAAGTTAAATAGAATGTTAGAGATTGCTATGTACAAGGAAGTTGATAAAGAAAATATCAATGAAACTAGTTCAAAAGAATATGACATTCAATTGATGGATGGTAATATATATGCAGTTGTCAAGGAAAAATTGGGCTATATAATTAAAAAAGGCATAAATGAATCTTCATTAGATTATATTGACCCAATTAGGAATAGAAAATATTATAGATCATATTCTCAAGCATTTAAAAAATTAAATTTAATAACAAAAGAACTAAATGAGTTATATGATAACCCAAATGGTATATCATTGTTTGGTGAGCAAAAGAAATTTACATTAAAAACGCCAAAACCAGCTCAACCAGATAATGAAATGGGTGATATGCCTGCACCACCACCAGAACCACCTGCTGTGCCAAGTCCAGAATTACCCCCATCCCCATTGGAAGGTGGTGAAGGTCAAATGCCACCACCTGCTGAACCAGGTATGGAAGGTGAAATGCCAGATATGGAAGGTATGGATGATGAAATGCCAGATATGGAAGGTATAGATGGTGATATGCCAGATATGGAAGATGAACCAATAGATTCAAAACAAGACAAGGGTGATGAGGAAGTTACATTTAAAACAATCCAAAAACTAACAGGAAGATTAACACAAAAGATTAGAACTTTGGAAAATGAGGAAGGTTTAACATCTGAAGAAGTTAAGTATGTTATTAATATGGTTATATCCTCATTAAATATTGACATTCTTGATGAAGAAGATATTGATGATATTATTTCAAAATTTGAAGGAGGTGGAGAAGAAGGTGATATGGATAATGAATTACCTGATATGGAAGGGATAGATGACACAGAGGGAATGCCTGATATTGAGGGTATGGATGATATGGGTGGTGAAATGCCAGATATGGAAGGTATGCCTGATATGGAAGGAATGCCACAACAAGGGGGTGAAGAATATACACCAAAAAAGAGGTATAGTGAGTCTAAGATTGATAATATTATTTCAAAATATTTTGAATTAAGCCCTCAAGAAAAATTAATATCTGAACAAAAGAAAAGAAAATTAGAAAAATCATTAAATGAAAATTTAAAATCAATTAAAATTTTATCTGAAACAGAAAAACAATATTCTGCTGCAAATAATTTCTTAAATAAGTTTAAAAGATTTGAAGTTATAGGTAAGACTAACTTGGGTAATATTATGTTGAAACTAAATGAAAACACTATAAAAATAACAAAAAAAGGACAAATCATAAAATGAATAGATTAGTTTTTATAAATTCTCTTGGTGTTAATTATAAAGGTGATTTTTTGTATGAATTTATCTTTTCATCTTCTGATTCAGTTTGGGGTGAAAACTGGGAGGCAAAACCATCAAATGGTTATCCAAAACCACCAGAATTAAAATATATTAAAAAAGTTGGACAATTATTATCAGAAGATGTATCATTGTATTTGATACAGAACTCTGATTATTTTTCTATGATTGATTCTGTTGATGGTGTTATAGCATTAGGATGGGAAGTTAATGAAGATGTCAAAAATAGATTGGTATTTAAGTTTGGGGAAACTGAACAAGAAATAAAAAATAAACTCTATGAAAGAGATTTAGTTTTGGAATTTGAAAAAACCATAGTATATGAAAATTAATAAAAAAGTATTAACCTTATTGGAGGAGGGTTTTTCTATAAACACTTTAAAAGGTATGAGTGATAATAATATAAATTATTTATACTCAAAGTTGTTAGGTGAGCAATCAACCACAACAAAAGGAAGCATCTCAACTAAAAATGAACCAAAGGCTATGCAATTAGCAGCCAAAGGTTATAATGTTAGATTAGAGAAAAGAGAAATGGGTGAGGCTAAAAAGTCTAAAGCCAATCCTTGGGCTATTTGCACAGCACAATTAAAGAAAGAATTTGGCACATCTGAAAGAAGTGAGTGGACAAAAGCACAAAAAAACAAATATGAAAGATGTGTTATGGATGTTAAGGGTAATTCAAAAAAAGATATGAAGGAATCAAATATGATTGATTCTTTTATTGAAGACCAAATGAATAAAATGGTTGAATCAAAATTAAGACCACAAGTTACAAAGAGAGGTTTGTTAAATCATTTAAAAGAACAAGCCCCTGACACAAAGCCAGTTGTAAAACCAGCTAATCCAAAAATAAAACCATCAAGGAGAGATAACCCATTCCAAAACCCACGCCCAGGTGTAAAAACTGTTCCAAAAGCAGATACTACAACAAAGCCAGTTGTAAAACCAGCTGATCCAAAAATAAAACCATCAAGGAGAGATAACCCATTTCAAAACCCACGCCCAGGTGTAAAAACTGTCCCAAAGGCAATATCACCAGATAAAGCAAAAAATGCTATTATTGATAACATCATGCAATTAATAAATTTTGAAGGATAATGAAGAACATAGACAAACTAATCAACAAAAAATTAAGAGAACAATTAGAATACACTGGTCCTGAACGCATGGATCCTAGATTGGAGAAAAAACTTGCAGACCCAAATTCTATGTTTGGACAAAACCCCGCCTTAAAGAGGGGGGCATTAGATGTTCAAAAACTATATAGCCGTTCATTTAATGATGTATTAAATAGGGTTAGAAGAATTGCAGGTAAAGAAACTTTAACAGCAAATGAATTAGTTTCAATTGTAACATCAAGAGTATATCAGAATGCTGCTGCAATTCAACAATTAGAATCTAGGTATAGTGATGAACTAGTTGAACTAGCAATTAGTGAAACATTAAATGAAATGGAAGTTAGTGATGATGAGTTTATCATTAATGCTACTTTAGGAATGCCAGGCAATGATGTTGTTGGTAAAATGAGAAAAGAAAAAGATAAAATTAAACAAGAATTATCACCAGAAGAAGAAGAAGAATTATCAAATGAAGTTTTCAAAAGGGATATTATCAATGCTATCATTGGTGGGGTTGCAAGGAAAACTCATTACATATATGAGAAGCCAGAGGTTAAAGCACAATTAGATGCAATTAACCCAAAATTATACCAACTATACTCAACAACAGTTCCTTTAATTGATGCATTATATTTCTTGAATGAAGGTATGATGGATATGGCAGCAAAAGGTGGTGGAGTTTCAGCTGCTGTTGATGTTGATGATGAAGAAGATCCAGAAACTGGTGAAACAAAGACTGTAATCAATGCAACAGCATTTATGTTTCCAATATTATGTCATGAAATTGCAAAGGGGATTGAAGAGGCATTAGCAAAGCATGGTTATCCTAGTGATGATAATATGGCTAATATGACATTAGGTCAAGCAGACACATTAAAATCAGAAACAGAAGGTTTAAGAATTGGTCCAGCCATTTTGGAAAAAATAAGAAATATTTTACCTACCGAATTATTTGATAAATCAGATATTGGTTTGATTAGGTTTTTCTTTGTTGAGTTATATAAAACACCAGCAGATGAATTTATTAATTTAATGAAATATGTAATATCAGATACACCATCTGACCAAGACTATGCAAAAAGAGAATTTGATGGATTAATTGAACAAGCTAAAGTTAGTAAAGAGAGATATCTTGATTACTTACAAAGCCAATATATGGATGATATGGATATAGATGATGAAGATGCTTATGATGGTAGTGGATTTGCTCCTAATCAAGCACCAGATGATTATACTGGTGGTAAGCAAACAAATTTTGACCCCTCAGATTTTGAGGACATATCACTTGATGAGTTATTGAAAGATTTAAATATTAGAAGAAATTAATAAAAAAAATATTTAAAACCCCAATCTTTAATTAGGTTGGGGTTTTTTTATTTTGTGTGTATTTATAAAAAAAGAGAATATGACAAGAGACCAAGTATTAATTGAATCTGCTAAATGCATAAAAAGTACACCATACTGTTTAAAGACTTATTTGCAGACATATGATAATACTGTAAAAAAATATGTTCCATTAGATTTATTTCCAGACCAGATTAAACTAATTGAGGATTTTGATACATATAATGAAAATATAGCACTAAAATATAGACAAGCAGGTGTGTCAACAGTAACTGCTGCTTGGATATCAAAAAGGTTGGCATTTGCAAATAGAAATAAACCTGAGAAAATATTGATTATTGCAAATAAATTGGATACTGCTGTGGAAATGGCAAATAAAGTTAGGCATTTTACAGAACAATGGCCAAATTGGGTTGGTATTGGATTTTCATCAGAAAAAAACTCTGCAAGGCATTTTAAATTGAATAATGATTGTGAGGTTAAGGCAGTAGCAACATCAAAAGACGCATTAAGGGGTTATACCCCCACCACATTAATATTTGATGAGGCAGCATATATTGATGCTGATCCTGACTTCTGGGCAGCATCTATGGCATCCCTATCAACAGGTGGTAAAGTTGTTGTGATATCAACACCTAATGGATATGACCCAATATATTATGAGATATATGATCAAGCATTGCGTAATGTTAATGATTTTAAAATCACAGAAATGGTTTGGTATAGAGATCCAAGATATACCAAAGATTTGTATATGGTGAAAACAAAAGATATGATTCATTATCTTTTGAATAAAGAAGAGTATAGCAAAGATGATATAATTGATTTATCACATGAGAGTTCTTATGATAGAGACCATCAGAGAGTTATTGAATATATTGAAGAAGGTTATAAGCCATGTTCATCTTGGTATGAAGGAATGGTTAAAAAACTTAAATATGATAAGAGAAAAGTATCACAAGAGATTGAGAGTAATTTCTTGGGGTCAGGGGATAATGTATTTGATTCTGAATTATTAATGAATATATCAAAAAACTATTTGGCAAATCCAATATCAAAATTGATGGGAAATAGTTTATGGATGTTTAAAGAACCAGAAAATGGTCATAGGTATGTTGCAGGTGTTGATGTATCAAGAGGAGATTCAGAAGATTTTTCTGTAATTCAAATAATTGATTTTGATGCTCAAGAACAAGTTTTGGAATATGTTGGCAAAATACCTCCGGATATATTGGCTGAAGTTGTTTATAAATGGTGTTCATTATATAAGGCATTTGTTGTTGTTGATTTAACAGGCGGAATGGGTGTGGCAACATCTAGGAAACTACAAGAAATGAATTATCCAAGTTTATATTATGATAATATTGATTCAGGAAATAAATGGAAATATGACCCAAAAATAAATGAAAGAATACCAGGAATAAATTTTAATAATAAAAGAGTTCAAATGATTGCTTCATATGAGGAAGCTCTAAGACATAACTTTAAGATTTATTCAAATAGACTATACAATGAAATGAATACGTTTATATATATAAATGGAAGACCAGATCACCAAAAAGGACATCATGATGATTGTATTATGGCAATTGCTATGGCAACATTTGTTGCTGAAAAATCATTCCAGAATTTGGAAAAAGTAACAAACCATACAAAAGCAATGATTAATTCTTGGAGTACTTTTACAAACACATACACAGAACAATCTTTATTTTTTAACCCAATGATTCCAAGTAGTGGACCTAGAAAAATAAAAAATGAACCAAATGTAAATGATTATCAAAAATATAATTGGCTATTTGGTGTTAGATAAATTAAAATATTATGGAGAGCAATAAAAATCAAAATTTAACAGTTTGGCAAAGGTTATCTGCAACTTTTGGTCCAAATTCATTATTAAGTCAAGATGTTCCAACATATAAGTTTGACAAAAAAGAATTGTTAAGAACTCAAAATAAACTTGATTATGAAAGGGAACGTTTACAAGCACAACAATCATTCTACTTATCAAACCAATGGGCAAAAATTGACAATCATTTATATACACAAGCAGTTTACTATGAACCAACAAGATTGGCCTCAGTTTATGATTTTGAATCAATGGAATTTACGCCAGAAATAGGTGCAGCATTGGATATATATGCAGAAGAGTCAACAACAACAGATGAAGATGGGCATATGTTGCAAATATATTCTGAATCAAAAAGAATAAAATCAGTATTGGCTGACTTATTCAATAACATTTTGGATATAAATACATCATTACCAATGTGGACAAGAAATACTTGTAAGTTTGGTGATAATTTTGTCTTTTTAAAATTAGATCCTGAGAAAGGTATTGTTGGTTGTAATCAATTACCAAATATTGAGATTGAAAGATTAGAGCCAGGTAGTTCAGAAAAATCTCCAAATTATGGTGAAATGTCATCAAGCAATGAAACATTGAAATTTAAGTGGAAGAATAAACAAATGGAATTCCAACCTTGGGAAATTGCACATTTTAGAATATTAGGTGATGATAGAAAATTACCATATGGAACATCATTATTGGAAAAAGCAAGACGTATATGGAAACAACTTTTGTTGGCAGAAGATGCTATGTTGATTTATAGAACATCAAGAGCACCAGAAAGAAGGGTGTTTAAGGTGTTTGTTGGAAATATGGATGATAATGATGTTGAAGCATATGTACAACGTGTTGCAAATAAATTTAAAAGGGAACAAATTGTTGATGGTAAAACAGGAAATGTTGATATGAGATTTAATCAAATGGCTGTTGACCAAGATTATTTTGTTCCAGTTAGGGATCCAGGTCAAGTAAGTCCAATTGAAACTTTACCAGGTGGAACTAATTTAGGTGAAGTTGCTGATATTGAATATATACAAAAGAAATTGGTAACAGCACTAAGAATTCCAAAAACATTTTTAGGGTTTGAAGATGTAGTTGGTGATGGTAAAACATTGTCATTACAAGATATTAGATTTGCAAGAACCATAAATAGAATACAAAAATGTATGATATCTGAACTAAACAAGATTGCAATTATACATTTATTTTTGTTAGGGTTTGAAGATGAACTTTCAAATTTTACATTAGGTTTAACAAATCCATCAACTCAAGCAGATTTATTAAAAATTGATATATGGAAAGAAAAAATTGGTCTATATCAACAAGCAGTTGCTGATCCTGGAACAGGTATTGCCCCAACATCTACAACTTGGGCTAAAAAACATATTTTTGGTTGGTCAGATGAGGAAATTAGATTAGATTTACAACAACAAAGAATTGAGAGAGCAGCTGGTGAAGAATTAAAACAAACACCATTAACTATAAAGAAAACTGGATTATTTGATAATATTGACAAATTATATGGTGCAGTTAGTGGTACAACAACTGGTACACCACCACCACCTCCACCCCCAGGCGGAATGGATATGGGTGGAATGGATTTGGGTGGAATGGATATGGGGGCACCTCCACCTCCTCCAGCACCAGAATTAGGTGGTGGAGAAGCACTACCACCACCTGAACCTGGATTGGCTCCAGAGTCAAGAATACGTAATTTGAATATTCTTCTTGAAAATAATACTATTGATAGTGGCGGTTATAAATCATTAGAAAAAAGTAGAAAATCTTTAGGTGTTATTGAGAAAGAATTAAAAAAGTTATTAAACTTATAATATTTATAAAAAAAAGAAAAATATGAAATTTGGCAAATTAAAAACAACCATTGAGAATGATCTTTCAGAATCAATAAAAGATAGAAAGGTTTTTAAAGAAAATATTAAAAATTTTAAAAAGCATATATTAGGTGATAAAAATTTATCCAAACTATATGTTCTATATGGTGATTTATCTAAACCTAGGGGTTTGAATGAAGTTGATGCAAAAAATTACTTGGATGAAGGTATTGATTGGGCAAAAAAGTTGATAAAAAAATCAAAAACACCATTGATATTAAATGGTTCAAATAACAATAATTATGAAGACATTGATAAATTGGTTTACGAAACAATCAATAATATTGATGAGCAGATTAAGGTTAAAAATAGAATATTGGAGACAATAAAAAAACCATTAGTTACTAATGAAAATATTATTAATATACCAATAAAATCTATGGTTAAGATTGCAAATAACAAAATTAGTGAGTATATAAATACTCTAAATGAGGAAACAAAAAAAGAAATATTAATACTTTTGAAAGAAGATAAAAATAAATTAAACTTGGATTTTAATCAATTAAAAGAAGATGTTAGTAAAAAATTAAATGATTTATTGATTACTGAAAAGAATAGTGATGTTAGTTCAAAAATACTAAAAGCATTAGAAAAAGTTAATTCTGATAAATTTGATATATTAAATTATTATGAATTAAAAACATTAAATAAGTCTTTAAATAGTTAATTATAATTTGATAATTATATTGTTTTTATTTATATTTTGATATAAATAACAAACAATACATGAAAAATGGAAAAAAAGTTAAACTTAAATTATTTAATGAGTTAAAAATATTTTATGGGACAATTGACCACATTGAACTAAAATCAATATATATCAATATTCAATCATGGATTAAACCAAAGAATGAAAATGATAATTGGAAAAAAATAATATGCACACAATCAAGGGAAATTAAACATACAATATTAGATGCTAATGATTTGAATTTGTTTCATAAATCAACAATAGTTGATTTGGATGTTAGATATAGTGGTATTAATTTAGATAAAAAATCATTTATGAACCTTGAAATAACCCTATTTGCTAAGAATGGGGTTTCTTTTAAATCCCCTGAATTAAAAGAATTTGTTAAAAAAATGATTAGGCATATTTATGCAAAAAACTTATCAAAAAACAAATATTTTGATTTTTATTTAACAAAAAAAGAATTAACTGTTTAAAATAAAATATTTTAATATTTATATATTAAAATATAATATGAAAGATTTAAGAATTCTTGAAGCCAATGAAATAGGGCATGGTATTCTAATTGAAATGGATGCTGGGTGGGTTAATCCAAAAGATGAGTTGAACCTTGATTTAATAAGAGAAAATAAGAAATTAGATTATAGCAAACCTTTTGAGTTTTATGCTGTTTTGCAAAAACATGATGTTCCAAATAGGAATGGCAGAACATATCCTGAAAAGATATTAAAGAGGGAAGCAGAAAGATATAAAAAGATTATTGAAAAAGGTTTATCAACATCAGAATTAAACCACCCAGAATCATCCCTTATTGACTTGGATAGGGTTTCCCATTTAATTACAGATGTTTGGTGGGATAGCAATATCCTAATGGGGAAGTTATTGTTATTGACCTCTCCTGCCTTCCATGAGAGGGGCATAGTTTCAACCAAAGGAGATATTGCAGCAAACCTAATGAGGCAAGGAGTAAGCCTTGGAATTAGTTCTAGGGGGGTTGGATCATTAAAGAAAGTTGGGGAGAAAAATGAGGTTCAAGATGACTTTGAACTTATTTGTTTTGATTTGGTTTCATCACCATCAACGCCAGGGGCATATCTATTCTCAAACAAGGAAGATAGACATAAGTATGATGAAAAATTGGAAGAGGAAAAGAAAATTGAACCAGTTAGTAATGTATTAAAATTAATGTCTAAACTTGATAGTTATTTAAAATAAAATTTAAAATAAAATGCAAATAGGACAATTAAAAAGAATAATTGATTTCTTAGAAAATAAAGAAGGAAAAACACCTAAAGACAAAGGTAATTTAAGATGGAAAATGGTATTTAATGAACCATTTACAAAAAAAGAATTAAATATTAAAGATGATTTGTATTTAAATTTTTCAAATATAAGGTCATTACCAGAAGGATTTAAAGTTTGGGGTGATATAAATTTGGCTAAATCCCATATAGAATCATTACCAGAAGGATTGAAAGTTGGGGGTAGTTTGCGTTTGGGTTATACAAATATTGCCTCACTCCCAAAAGGTTTGAAAGTTGGGGGTGATTTGGAATTGCTTGAAACAAACATAACTTCACTCCCAGAAGATTTGAAATTTGGTGGTAATTTGGATTTATCAGGCTCTAAAATAATGTCATTACCAGATAATTTATATATTAGGGGTAATTTAGGTTTAGTTAGATGTGAAAATTTAACTTCATTACCAAATGGATTAAAAGTTGCTGGTAATTTGAAATTAACCTTTGCAAAAATAAATTCATTACCATATGATTTACAAGTTGGTAATTATTTGGATTTATCATATACTAACATAACCTCATTACCACAAGGCTTGAAAGTTGGAGGTAGATTCAATGTGTCAAATACAAATATTGAATCCTTACCAAAAGGATTGAAAGTTGGTGAAAATTTACTTATTTACAGGTCAAATTTGAAAAAATATACTGATGAAGAATTAAGAGAAATGGTTAAACCAGGTTTTATAAAAGGAGAAATATTTAGATAATGAATTAAGAGAAATGGTAAAACCAGATGGTTATGTAGGTAAAATATATTAAAATGGAAAAAGAAACACTAAAAAGAATATTTCAATTCCTTGAAGAAAAGGAAGAACATAGTGCACCATTATTATGGAAACATAAAAATAATATGCAAATAACAAAAGAAGAGTTGAATTTTAAAGGTGACTTACATTTAGAAAATTCACCAATAACCTCCTTGCCAGATGGGTTGAAAGTTGAGGGTGATTTGATGTTAACCTTTTCAAAAATAGCCTCATTACCAGATGATTTGCAAGTTGGGGGTGATTTAAATATAATTGGTTGTGAAGCCATAACCTCATTACCAAAAGGATTAAAAGTTGGCAAAGGCATACAATTATATGCAAAAAGAATAGTTTCCATTGGGGAAGGATTATTTGTTAATGGAGATTTAAATTTATTTAATAGTCAAATAAAATCATTACCCCAAGGTGTTAAAATTGTGGGGGAGTTAGTTTTATCCTTTACAAAAATAGAAACATTACCAAAAGGTTTGATAGTTAAAGGTGGTTTGGAGATTTCTGGATCACCATTAGAAAAATATTCAAATAGACAATTAAGAAAAATGGTTGAACCTGGATTTATAAATGGTCCAATAGTTAGAGATTAGATAATGGAAAAAGAGAAGTTAAAAAGAATATTTGAGTTCCTTGAAGATAAGGAAAATCTAAACCCCCCATTCTTGTGGAAATGGAAAAATAATATACCATTAATAGAAGAAGATTCAAATGTTAAAGGTGATTTGAATTTAGCATTTTCAAAAATAAGATTTTTACCAGAAGGTTTGAAAGTTGCTGGTGATTTGGATTTGCAAGATTCATATGTGAAATCATTACCAAAAGGATTGGAAGTTGGTGGTGTTTTGAATTTAATAGGTACTTATATGACAACATTACCAGAAGGATTGAAAGTTGGGGGTAGTTTGAATATAGCACATTCAACTATATTATCACTACCAAAAGGATTGGAAGTTGGAGGTGATTTATATATTAATGGCACAAAATTAACAAAATATACAAAAAACCAATTAAGAGAAATGGTTAAACCTGGATTTATAAAAGGAAAAATATATACAGGATATGAATAAAGAATCTCTAAAAAGGATATTTGATTTCCTTGAAGCCCAAGAGAATAAAACACCCAATTCCAAAGGAAACCTTAGATGGAAATTAATTTTCAATGAACCATTAACAGAAGAAGAATTGACTGTTGATGGTGATTTGAATTTAAATAATACACCCTTAACCTCATTACCAAAAGGATTAAAAGTTAGGGGTTATTTGAGTTTATCAAACACAAAAATAACCTCATTACCAGAAGATTTGAAAGTTGTTGGTAGTCTATATTTGGATCATAGCTTTATAAAATCATTACCAAAGGGATTAAAATTTGGGGGTGATTTTCATTTAGCACATTCTAAAATAACCTCATTACCAGAAGGATTGAAAGTTAATCATAGCTTGTATTTAAATGATTGTGAAGATTTAATCTCACTACCAAAAGGATTAAAAGTTGGTGGTTGGTTGAAATTACCAAATACAAAGATAACCTCATTACCAGAAGACTTGGAGGTTGGTGGATCTTTGAATTTACGTTTTTGCACAGAATTAACTTCATTACCAAAAGGATTGAAAGTTGGTGGTGATTTGTATATTCGTGGAGCGTATTTATCAAAATATACAGATGAAGAATTAAGAGAAATGATTAAACCTGGATTTATAAAAGGAGAAATATATTGATAATGGAAAAAGAGAAGTTAAAAAGAATATTTGAGTTTCTTGAAGAGAAGGGAGAACATAGATTACCACTTAAATGGAAATTAATAAATAATATATCATTAATAGAAGATGATTTAAATGTTAAAGGTGATTTAGACTTTTCATATTTAGATATAGCCTCATTACCAGAAGGATTGAAAGTTGTAGGTGATTTATCTTTAAGAGGTTCAAAAATAATCTCACTACCAGAAGGATTAGAAGTTGGTGGTGATTTGATGTTATATAAATCAGCAATTGAATCATTGCCAAAAGATTTGATAGTTGGGGGTGGTTTGAGTGTAGCATATTCAAGTATATTCTCACTACCAAAAGGATTGGAAGTTGGAGGTGATTTATATATTCATGGAACAGATTTAACAAAATATACAAAACGACAATTAAGAGAAATGATAAAACCAGGTTTTATAAAAGGTAGAATATATGACTAACAGAAATACAAAAACTAAAAATAATATTTGATTTAAACTAAAAAAATAACTATATTTACACAAACAAATAAAAAACAATACCTATGGATGAAAAATTCTTTGTTGCAAAACTAACTTTTAATTTACCAGATGAAAACACTGGCAAATTAAAAAAAATAAGAGAAGAAAAATTGGTGAAGGGTTATTCTGTAACAGATGTGGAAGCCAAAATAACTGAAAAGTATCAAAATTTCACACAAGAATGGAGAATAACTGCTGTGTCTGAATCAAAAATTGATGAAGTTTTCCAATAAAAACTAATTGTTTTTCCTTTTAAACCCCTAGCATTTTATGTTGGGGGTTTTTTGTTTTTAAAAAAAAATACTACTAATTAGTATTTTTTTGCATTTGCATATATTTATAATAAAAATAAATAAAAATTATGCAACCTGAAAAAAATTTAGTAGAAGAAGCACTAATTCAAATGAAACAAATTGAAGATGTGCTTTCAGAAAATGCAAAAGGAATACTTTCTTCAACAATGAAGGAAGAAATCGAAGAATTGGTTAAGGAATCTTTAAATGAGCAAGAAGATATTGAAGATGATGACACTAATTTAGATATGGAAGATGATGTAGAAGATATGGAGGATGAAATGGATATAGAGGATGAAGATGAACTAGATATAGAGGATGAGGATGAAATGGATATGGAAGATGACAATGATGTCATTGACATGAGGGGATCTTCAGAACAAGAATTATTAAAAGTATTTAAAGCAATGGATGATGAAGATGGTATTATTGTTAGTAAAGATGGTGATGACATTTCTTTAACTGATGATGATAATGAATATTTAATAAGATTGGGTGAACAAATAAGTGAGTTTGGTGATGAGGATTATGAAGATGAGGATGAAATGGAAATGGATTTTGAAGATGAGGATGAAATGGAAATGGATTTTGAAGATGAGGATGAAATGGATATGGGTTTTGAAGATGAAATGGAAATGGATGGTGATTATGATGATGAAATGGGTGAAATGTATGAAGATGACACTCAATCAACCATTGATAAAATTTTTGAAAGAACTAATACCAAAAAATCTAATATCATTTATGAAATTGAAGTAGATGAGCAAATTGATTTGGATGATGAAGATGAGTTTGATATGGAAGATGATATGGATATGGAAAATGATATGGATATGGAAGATGATTTAAACAACATTGAAGTTGATTGTGATAATTTTTCAGTTAGTGATTTCATAAAAGAACATGGAATTAAAGACGCTTCAAAAATATTAAAAGTATTAGAAAATAATGGATGCGTAGCAAGTAAAGGTGAAACATCAGAAGATTATAATTATTTAGGTGAGGCTAAAAAGGCTTCCAAATTTAAGTATAATATGCCTAAAAATGGTTTTAATGAAAAAATGAAAGAAGGTCCTAAAAAAATGGGGACAGGAAAAGCTAAGTTTAACTATGATAAATCTGCTGCAAATGTTGATGGTAAGATGAAAAAAGTTAATACTGGTAAAAAACAAGAAACCAAAGAAGCATCAAGAACTTATGGTATGGGAAGCAAAGCAGGTAGAGGCCTTAGAAAAGGTATAACACCAAATAGAAACATTACATATGAATCCCTAGAAGCAGAAATTTCTCAATTAAAACAAAAAAATAATGAATATAAAAAATCATTAAATGTATTTAGGGATAAATTAAATGAAGTTGCTGTGTTTAATGCAAATTTAGCATATGCAACAAGATTGTTCACTGAACACTCAACAACTAAAAAAGAAAAAATAAACATTTTGAGACGTTTTGATAATGTTCAATCACTACAAGAATCAAAACAATTGTTTAATGCAATAAATAGTGAATTGTCAAAAGAAACAAATACGTCTTTAAATGAGTCTGTTAATCGCAAAATTTCAAATGTTGCATCAACAGGTTCATCTGCTAACTTGATTGAATCCAAGACTTATGAAAATCCTCAATTTTTGAGAATGAAAGATTTAATGGGTAAATTAGGTTAAAAAATAAATAAAAAAATAAATAAAAAAATGGGAGCATTATTAGAATCAGGTCTTGTTGGTAATATTGGGTTAAAACACCTAAAAGTTATCAAAGAAGATACTATTAACAAATGGAATAAATTAGGATTCCTTGAAGGTCTTAAAGGCCACCTAAAAGAGAATGTTGCACAGTTGTATGAAAACCAAGCATCATATCTTATCAATGAAGCTGCTAGTACATCTGATACTGGTGCATTTGAAACAGTTGTTTTCCCAATTGTGAGGAGAGTATTCTCTAAATTATTGGCTAATGATATTGTTTCTGTACAAGCAATGAACTTACCTATTGGTAAATTGTTCTTCTTTGTGCCACAAATTCAAGAATATAATGGTACAGAGCATTGGGCACCTTATGGTTCACCAAATGCTGTAGATGGTCAAACTCCAAGTACTGGTTATACATCAACAGCAAAAAATCTATATGATAGATTTTATGAGGGTACTGAGCCAGGTTTAAATCCAGAAGGACTTTATGATTATTCAAGAGGTCAATATAGTGAAATAACTGCAAGTGCAACAACTGTTATATGGAGTGATGGTCAATTAATCCCAGGTGAATATTCTGGTAATAATAGAAAAGTTTTATTAGTTATGTCAGGTTTTTCTAGTGATGGTGCTGGAAAATTGATTGGACCCGAAGGTCAACCAATGGATACAGAAACATTCTTAGCTAGTTTACAAGTGTTAGGTGTTACAGGAAATGCAACAACATCAGCTAATACATCAAATCCATATTTATTTAGAGTTGTTACTCAAAAATATGGAAAAGGTATTGTTCAATATGGTGCAGATAATACATTAGCTTTCCCTGGTTCTAAAACAGCTGGTGGAACATTCTATGATGTTTGTGATTCTGTTGGTCATATATACTTAGAAGTTGATTTACAAGTACCAGTTGAAATTGGTCAAACTTCACTTGATGGTTATACTGGTTCAACAATTACATCAACAACTGCTGCAGGTAATGCTTTTGTTACAAAATATAAAATTTATAAGAATTTAGAATTTGAAGATAAAATTGGTGAGGTTTCTTTTGATTTACAATCTGTTACAGTTTCTGTGACTGAAAGAAAATTAAGAGCTCAATGGTCACCAGAAATGGCACAAGATGTTGCTGCATTCCACAATATTGATGCTGAAGCAGAATTAACTGCTTTATTGTCAGAGCAAATTGCAGCTGAAGTTGATAGAGAAATTCTTCGTGATCTTAGAAAAGGTGCTGCTTGGAACTTACGTTGGGATTATAATGGATGGAGAAAACTTGGTTCTGCTGCAATTCCTTATACTCAAAAAGATTGGAATCAAACATTGATTACAACAATCAACCAAGTATCAGCACAAATTCACAAATCAACACTAAGAGGTGGTGCAAACTGGATTGTTGTTTCTTCTGAAGTAAGTGCAGTTTTTGATGATTTGGAATACTTCCACGTATCAAATGCTTCACCAGAGCAAGACCAATACAATATGGGTATTGAAAGAGTTGGTACATTAGCTGGTCGTTACCAAGTGTATCGTGATCCTTACTTCCCAGCAAACCAAATTTTGATGGGACACAAAGGAACATCTTTACTTGACACAGGTTATATCTATGCGCCTTATGTACCTCTACAATTAACTCCAACAATGTATAACCCATTCAACTTTACACCAATTAAAGGTATAATGACAAGATATGCTAAAAAGATGGTTAATAACCGTTTCTATGGCCGTATCACAGTTGATGGTGTTAGAACATTTGACTTAAGAGAGTTAAGATAATTAAAATGTCCACTTTTTTTACTAAAAAACTGGACATTTTAAAGGATAATAGAAAGGGTTGCAAGGTTTTGCAACCCTTTTTTTAATATCTTTTCCCATAGAGGTGAATATAGTTTATATATTATAGAAAAAAACATAATAGTTTTATATTTATAAATAAAAAAATTATGGAAAACAAGCCATCATTTATAAATGAGGATCTTGCTGTTTGGTTTGGGACAAAGAAGAAACCAAAAGGTAGCAACCAACCCAAAGGACCCTGGGTTAATATATGTAGAAAAGATTCAAGTGGTAAACATCCGCCTTGTGGAAGGGAGTCAGATAGTAAAGGGGGTTATCCAAAATGTAGAGCAGCAGGTGTTGCTGGAAAGATGAGTGATGCAGAAAAAAAAGCTGCCTGTGCCAAAAAGAGGAGTGCTGAAAAAAAGAACCCAAAATCTGGAACAGGCAACAAACCAACAATGGTTTCAAATGAAAGTATTGAAAGAATTATTTTAAAAGTTCTAAAAGATTTTCAGTAGAACTATTAATAGTTTCTAAAATACATGAATTTGCAAAAGAACAATTTGCTATCTGTTCATTTTCATATTTTCCATTTTTTTTGAGTTTTCTTTTTGTAATATCTCTCATTGACATAGAGTAAATACAAGTAGTTGATTCAATCCCATTTTCAATTTCTGTCAATAAGAATGAAATATAAGTGTATTGTTTTGGGCAAACATATATCTCAATATTTATTTCACTATTCAATGGAATACTTGAGAAGTCTAATTTTTTAAAAACAAATTCATTGCCATCTCTATATACAAAAATTTTTGTTTTACTAATTTCATATTTAGATTCAAGTATAGTCACTTTTTCATTAAAAGCATATCCTATCTCTAATAATAGGATTATATGTATCATTTGTTGAACAGTAATGGTTTTTACAACTTTTGGAGTACTATATGTCTTAAATATTTGTGTTAAATTTTTAGTTAAAATGCAATTATATAAATCTTGAAAAATAGGATCAATCTTGTTTAAAAAGTAAAAAAGGGGGTATTTTATATTTGAATCCATAGTTTTAAAAAGAGTAGCATTATCATAAATGTTTGGTAAATGCATATCACTTCTTGCATTAAGGTAATTTTTTGCCTCAATAATATATATTATATTATTTAGAATAGAAATATAATCACCTCTTATTGCAGATGCTATACGACTATTAGGCATTATGGTTTTTGTAGTATTTTTAAATTGTTTGTGGAAAGATTTTCTTATCTTAGTAATACCATCTTTTGAATCAAAATTAGTGATTTCATCATCACTTAATCCATTAGTATTCTGCAAGTAATTTAAGATTTCTTTTTGGTTAACTTTCCAAGGAATATTTTTACTTTTACCCATTTTATTTTCTTGTTTATGCAAAGATATAAAAAAAATAATTAAATACAAAAAAAATATCACTTATTTAAGTGATATTTTTTAAACATTAAAAACTTTCAACCTTCACTAAGAAATTTTCTTTTAGGTAATTTGATAAATCATAGAATATATCAAATTTTGATGCCATCTTGTCATCAAAAGCCTTCACTATTTCCAAATGCGTGTTTTGGTGGGAAATAAAAAATTTAAACACCTCATATTCATATATGATACAAACATCTCTATCAATAATATTGATATAAATGTTATCCTCCTCAAGATATACCAATCTTTCTGGGGATTTTGATGAATATGCTAATTTTGCATCAGGATGATTAATTAGTTTAAGACATATATTCTTGCAACGTATGTCATCTTCTGATGGATCAACCATTGCTAAAATATTTTGCTTAAATGAAGCAATCAAATCATTTAATAGTTTCATAGTTTTTATTTTGTTTCACTGCAAATATACAACAAAATTTCATAAAAACAAATCACTCTTTCTTCCACTTTCCACCTAATTGCTTATAACGTTTTGCTGCTGCACCATTGCAATATGCACTAGGACATACCTTATATCTTGATTTTGCCCAACTTAAACATTGACTCCATAATTTTGGATTTTTGGGTTTGTTCTTTTTGGCTTTAGCTTCTGTTAAATTTTGGTCATCATTCTCATTGAATTCATTCATCATAAAATCAAATACTTGATCCATATTTTCTTTTGCAACACTAATGTGGTCATCAGCCCAATCATGCCCATTTTTTATTAACTCATTCACCTCATCTGGTTGCAGTTCAAGCAATAATTCACATTGTCTTTTTATTTGTTTTAAATTACCAAAGAACATATAGTTTTCAGTTGCTTGTTCCTTTATGGCAGTTTCAATAATTCTTTTAATTCTTGGATTAATCATATTAATTTTTATTTATAAATATCATTAAGGTCTATTTTGATTAAGGCTTCCATATTTTGATTTTAAGATACTTTTTGTTTTAGCCTATTACTATGTCATATTTATTAAAATCTATTGTCTTGGTTAAATTGTATGTGGTTAAATGGGATTTAATGACTATATCTTAATTATTCCTTTTATATATCCAGGTTTAACCATTTCTCTTAATTCATCATTAGAAAAATTGCCTAAACTATCCTCAGTACTTATATTTAAGTAGCGATTAACTATTAACCCTTTTGGTAACTTATTTATTGGTGTATTCATTATTCCTAACCAACCATCAATGACTAGCCCTTCTGGTAGTGAAGTTATTTTTGTATTATGTAAATACAAAGAATTACCAATTTTAATATCATGTGGTATGTTTTTTATGTTGGAGTGGGATAAATACAAACTACCACCAACTTTCAACCCTTTTGGCAATTCTTCTATTTTTGAAAATCTAGTCTGCATATCACCTTTAACTTCCAAATTATCTGGCAATGATTTTAATGTTGAATCTGTTAAATCCAAATCACCATTAACAACTAAATCATCTTTTGTTAGGGGTTCATTAAATTTTAATTTCCAAATAAAGTTATCTCTATCTTTATGTTTTTTCTTTTCTTTCTTCTCAAAAAAATCAAATATTTTTCTTATTGTTTCTTTTTCCATTATCTAAATATTTTACCTTCAAATTTTCCCCCATTTAAATTTTTATTACTTCTTATTTCTTCATCTGTATATTTTTTGGCAAGGGGGGTGTTTCTTATGCCTATATCTCGTCTAACATATAAATTATTTGGAAAATCTTCTATTTGTGTAGAAATAATACCAAAATTACCTCCAACGTATAAATTATCTGGAAGTTCTTTTATTTTTACACAATCAGATAAATTTAAACTACCCCCAACATATAATTCACTTGGGAGTTTTATTAATTCTTCACAAGAATCCAAATCTAAATAATCATCCACATATATTTTATCTGGGAGTTTTGTTATATTTAAACCTGCTAAATCTGCCCAACCTTCAACACGTAAATCACCTGAAAGTTCTTTTAAATTTTTACAATCTTTCACCATCAAATAACCCTTAACATTAAATTTATTTGGTAATTTTTTTATAGGCATTTCGTATAAATACAAATTATCATTATGTGTAAATTGAACATCATCAGGATAATTTTCTAGGTCATACATTAGGTTAAGTTTTCTTAACTTAATATAGGAGGGGACTTTATTTTCTTTCTTTTTAATAAAATCAAGTATCTTTTTTATTGTTTTTATTTCCATCTTCTTAATATATGCTCCCATTTATGTATCCAGGATGAATCATTTTTGCAATTTCATCATCATCAAGTTTATATATGGATGTTCCATAAACATGTAAATCTCCACCAACTATTAAGCCTTTTGGTAAGGACTTTAAGTTTTTACAATTTCTTAAATTTAAATCACCACCAACTTCTAATCCTTCTGGCAATGATTCTATTTTTGAATGTTTTAAAACTAAATTATAATCAACTTTCAAACCTTTTGGTAATTTAGTTATTTCTGTACCACCTAAATCCAAACCTTCAACTTCCAAATCCTCTGGTAATGATTTTATTCTTGAACTAGCTAAAAATAAACCCCTAACTTTCAATCCTTTTGGCAATGAAGTTATGCTTGATTCATAAAGGTATAAATTACCATCAACATTTAACCCTTCTGGTAATGAGGTAATTTCTATTCTTTCTAAATCCAAATCACCTTTAACATTTAATTCTTCTTTGGTTAATGGGATATTATTTAATAATTTCCATTTAAATGGTGCATTATGCCCTTCCTTCTCTTCAAGGAACTCAAATATTCTTTTTAATTGTTCTTTTTCCATTATCTTATTATGTCTCCTTTTATAAATCCAGGTTTAATCATTTCTCTTAATTCATTATTTGTGTATTCTAATAATGCTGTATTTTTAATAATCAACTCACCTTTAACTTCTAACCCTTTTGGTAATGAAGTTATTTTTGAACGCTGTAAATGCAAAATATCACCAACTTTCAACCCTTCTGGTAATGATTCTATATCTGCAAAAACTAAACTTAAACTACCACCAACTTTCAATCCTTTTGGTAGTGAAGTTATTTTTGTATTGTGTAAATACAAAGAATTACCAATTTTAATATCATCTGGTATGTTTTTTATCCTAGAGTAGGATAAATCCAAAGTACCACCAACTTTCAAGCCTTTTGGTAATTCTTCTATTCTTGAAAATCTAGTAAGCATACCACCTTTAACTTCCAAATTATCTGGCAATGATTTTAATGTTGAATCTGTTAAATCCAAATCACCATTAACAACTAAATCTTCTTTGGTTAGGGGTTCATTAAACTTTAATTTCCAAATAAAGTTATCTCTATCTTTATGTTTTTTCCCTTCCTTTTCTTCAAGGAATTCAAATATTCTTTTTAATTGTTCTTTTTCCATTATTTAAATATTTTTCCTTTTATAAAGCCAGGTTTAATCATTTCCTTTATTTCATCCTTTGAGTAATGTATTAATGGAGTTCTATTAATAATAATATCCCCCCCAACTTTCAATCCTTTTGGTAAATCTTTGATGAATTTACAACTATCCAAAAACAAATCACCCTTAACTTCCAATCCATCTGGCAATGAGGATATAGTTGAAAATAGCAAATCCAAATCACCCCCAACTTTCAACCCTTCTGGTAATGAGTTTATTTCAATAGACCTTAAATCTAAATCACCTTTAACATTTAAATCTTCTTTGGTTAATGGGATATTATTAAATAATTTCCATTTAAATGGTGCATTATGCCCTTCCTTTTCTTCAAGAAACTCAAATATTCTTTTTAATGCTTCTTTTTCCATTATCTAAATATTATTCCTTTTATAAACCCAGGTTCAATCATTTCCCTTAATTCTTCATCTGTGTATTCTAATAATGCTGTCTTTTTAATATATAAATTAGCACCAACTTCCAATCCTTTTGGTAAGGAGGTTATTTTTGTATTTATTAAATCCAACCAAAACCTAACTTTCAAGCCTTTTGGTAATGAGGTTATTTTTGTATTATATAAATTCAAATAACCACCAACTTTCAAATCTTCTGGTAATGAGGTTATATTTGTATCTCTTAAACTCAAAAACCCACTAACTTTCAATCCTTCTGGTAATGATGTTATATTTGTTTTATTTAAAAATAAACTACCTTTAATATTTAAATCACCTTCTGTTAATGGTATATTATTAAATAATTTCCATTTAAATGGTGCTCTATTCTCTCCTTTCTCTTCAAGGAATTCAAATATCCTTTTTAGTTTTTCTTTTTCCATTATCTTATTATGTCTCCTTTTATAAATCCAGGCTTTATCATATCTCTTAATTCTTCATTAGTATAATCTTCTAATGGAGTATTTCTAATAAATAAACTACGCCCAACTTTCAAACCTTTTGGTAATAAGGTTATTTTTGTATTATATAGACTTAAATCATCACCAACTTTCAATCCTTCTGGCAGTGAAGTTATACTTGAGTTGTCTAAATACAAAGTACCCTTAACTTCCAATCCATTTGGCAATGATGTTATATTTGATAATTGCAAATCACCATTAATTTCCAAATCTTCTTTTCTTAATGGCATATTAGTTTTCAACTTCCACACAAGTGGTTGGTTAAGATTTTCCTTTGTTTTAAGGAACTCAAATATTCTTTTTATTTTTTCTTTTTCCATTATCTAAATATTTCTCCTTCTATATATCCAGGTTTTACCATTTCTCTTAATTGGTCATCTGTGTATTTTCTTAATATGCTTTTTTCTATATATAATTTTCCATAAACTTTCAAACCTTTTGGCAATGAGGTTATATTTGTATCTCTTAAATACAAACCTCCACCAACTTCCAATCCATTTGGCAATGAGGTTATATTTGTATGTGATAAAGTCAAATAACCACCAACTTTCAATCCTTCTGGCAATGAGGTTATTTTTGAACTGGTTAAACCCAAATTACCATTAACTTTCAATCTTTCTGGCAATGAGGTTATTTTTGTATTCTCTATATGCAAAGAACCCCCAACTTTCAAACCTTTTGGTAGTGAGTTTATATCCGCATATGATAAATTCAAAGAACCACCAACTTGTAAATCATCTGGTAATGAGATTATTTTTGAAAAGGTTAACATCAAATCACCATCAACTTTTAAACCTTCTGGTAATGAGGTTATGTTTGAATTAGTTAAATATAAATCACCACCAACTTTCAAACCTTCTGGCAATGAGGTTATATTTGCGTGTCTTAAACTCAAATCACCTTTAACATTTAAATCTTCTTTTGCTATTGGCATAGCCAATTTAATCTTAACTGGTAATGGTATAATGTGTTCTCCTTTCTCTTCAAGAAACTCAAATATTCTTTTTAGTTTTTCTTTTTCCATTATCTATATATTTCTCCTTTTATAAATCCAGGTTTAATCATTTCCCTTAATTCTTCAGCTGAATATTTTATTAATGCACTATCATCAATATATAAATTTCTTCCAACTTCCAATCCTTTTGGTAAAAACTTTATATCTGTTTCAATTAAATCCAAATGACCACCAACTTTTAGTCCTTCTGGTAAATACTCTATAAATGTATAGGCTAAATCAAGCCAACCACTAACTTGCAATCCTTCTGGTAAGGTTTCAACTCCTGTATTACTTAAATCCAAATCACCTTTAACATTTAAATCACCTTCTGTTAATGGTATATCATTTTTATACTTCCATAAGAATGGTGCATTATGTTCTTCCTTCTCTTCAAGGAATTCAAATATTCTTTTTAGTGCTTCTTTTTCCATTATCTAATATATATTTCCATTTATATAACCAGGTTTTATCATTTCTCTTAATTCATCATTTAAAAGTTTTGTTAATTCTGTTCCTCCAAGAAATAAATCACCCTCTACTTTTAAACCTTTTGGTAGTGAGGTTATTTTTGTATTAGCCAAAGACAAATCACCACCAACTTTCAAGTCTTTTGGTAATGAGGTTATATTTGTATTTCTTAAAATCAAAAAACCACTAACTTTCAACCCTTCTGGTAATGAAGTTATATTTGATTGAAACAAATTCAAATTGCCTTTAACATTTAAATCATCTTCTGTTAATGGTATATTATTTTTAAATTTCCATAAAAATGGTGTTCTATGCTCACCCTCCTCTTCAAGGAACTCAAATATTCTTTTTAATGTTTCTTTTTCCATTATTTTTTATTTACAATAAAGAATGCTAATTGTTTTTTATATGTTGAAACTTCCCCAGCAATATGAACTTTTAAATCAATAAAATATTTATTTGGGATTTTATCCCTTGTGTCAAATATAAAATAATATTCATTTGGGCTTCTATTTATTTCTGTCCAATCTTGCACTTGCACCTCTGTTTCACCCTCCTTAACATAAACCCTATAATATGCTTTAACCCCTGTCAATAATTCATCTGTGCTATATGCCTTCTTTATAATAACCCCAACCTTCCTAATATCTGTGTTAAGGATTTTCTCCCCTTGCATAACATTATAAAAATCAAAATTATATGATTCATTTTCTGTTGTTTTTGTTCCGGTCTTAATTTTATTATTCATATCATATAATACAAATTCATTTTCAACATTTGGCAAGGTTATTCCATTTAAGGTTAATCCACTCCATACATCTGTAAATACCATTGGTGCTGTGTATCCACTAAACACATTTGGAATAGAAACTTCATAAACCCCTTTTGTCACCAATTTTGTTGATAAGTTTGTACAACCTGTAACAACATCACCATCACCATCAAAAATATTAACAATAGGATTTGAATCCAAATTTATGTAATTTCCATCATCTGTAATAAACAAATATAGTTTATTTATTTTATTTTTCACAAAATTATTTCTATCATCTTTTACCAAATCATCATATGTGGTGATAAGATATGGTTCATAGAATGTTTGTGTATGCCTTGAAAAAAAGCCCACAGCATAGCTTTCTGTTAGCCCTGTTGCATTTTCATAAGAAGGTGGATAAGCAATACCCCAACCAGCATAAGATGTTGTAGCACCTGTTAGAATGTCATTTATCTCATTTGTCATATCAAAAGAAATATCTTCATTCCCAAATTCAAAATGCTGTGTATCAAGAATGGTTAATCCACTATAATTAATAGTAGTTCCTGTATTTTTATTGTTATAAATTCCTGATTCTGTCCAGCCACTTATGGTCTTACCACTAAACCAATTGGATGGAGTTGTGGTAAATGAATTATCATCTTTAATGACAAGGGGATATTTTGCGCCTGACTTTGAGTTTAAGTTTTTTGAATAATCTGTATAATCATACCCAACCCCTTCATCCCAATATTGCACATATCCGGTATTCCCGCTACTTAAAGGAATTCTAAATAAATTCAAATCAAATGAGGATGCTCTTCTCTTTTGACTAGGCATTTGACCATTTAATAATGTTTTATCAAATGATGCTGTATTTTTCATCACTAGTGTATGTGTTGCACTACTTAATGAACCACTAAAAATGATATTATCATTAACTTTATTAATTAATGGTTGTAAATCAAGATTAAATATTAATCTTGTTGGGCCATATGTTGGGATTAAATAATCTGCTGCACCATAACACAATTCTATAACAGGATTTCTACCTGTATTAATTTTTGAATTTGAGATTAATGTGTTATTTTGACTAAAATAAGAAAGATGAATTGACATTTTTTTTATTAATAAATATCAATTTATCCTAATTTTTTTGCTTAATATTTTTTTAGTTGCTAATGATAATTCATTTAGTAGATTATTTATTGTTGATCCATCTTCTGTAACTGAAACTGGGGGCAAACCTGGGAATGGATGAGCATGTGTTATTAAAAATCTAACAATTAGATTAATAAGTTCCAATAATTCTTCTCCCCTCACAGAAGATGATGTATTTGGATATATATTATCAATTATTTTATCTTGCTCAATACCATATAATGATTCATTTAATTCAATTTTTCTTTTATTTGGTGCAGGTTCTGATTCATGAGATAATATATATATTTCATCAGCACCAATTAATGTTGATGTATTTATCTCATCCAAAATTTGTGATTGTATCACATCAACCACTTGATCCAATCTTGGAGGTTCTGTGCTACCTTTTGAGTAAATAAACCCATATCCTCCTTGTTTTTCAAACTTATTAAATTTAATCTGGTTATAAATATCCACCAAATTTTGTGGGGGTAGTTTACCAAATCCACCTGTTAATCTTATTTGTGTTGCAAAACCAGGCCTAAAAAATATTGGATATTTAATTTCATTTGGCAAAAATAATTGTGTACCATCATCTAATTTTAATAAATTATCACAATTTGAAATAAAATTATTTATAAATGCTATTGTTTCAACTTTAGTTAATTGATTAAATGAAGTTCTTGCTCTAATTGATTTCAAATCATCAATTGAACTATTTACAGTTAATTTATCAATGGCAACTCTTTCATTTTGATTTAAACTATATAAGTTTATAACACCATTGAATTTTTCTGTTGAATCTGGGTTTTGAATTATCCATTCAATCAAGAATTTTGTGGACAATATTTTGGATTTAGTAAATTCAAGTTCTGCTGGGGGTAAGACAACTTTACGTGTGTCATATTGTGATACTTGAACAAATGCTCTATTTTCATTTGGTGTTGGAAATTCTCTTGGATTTAATTGTCCTTTATATTTTCCTGAACGTAATAATACATCATTTTCCTTAACAATTATGTCTGATGAACCCCTACCAATAATTCCATTATCTTTAGGTTCAACAAATAAACCTTTTGTCTTTGATTTTCTATATGTCCCATCTAAGTTTTTTAAACTTAAACCTTTAGTGAATCTTCTACCAGAACCTGTTTTAATTCTTGCCTCTGTTGCACTAGTTAAATTATTCCTCATTGGTGAAGTGAAATCAGCCTGGATAAAATATTGGTTATCAAATTTAAAGTCTTTGTTTGCAAAAATAACCAACACCCTTTCCCCAACTTCAATAGGTGCATTTATATAATATGGCAAAAGAGGTTTGAAGATGAAAGGGTCTCTAGGCCCCCACATATCTACATTTACATTAAAAGGTGGATCTGTAATAGAATTTAAGATAGCATCATTTCTATCAGAATCAATTTCAGCACGGACACGACCAATCATATCAGGGTCTTCAATATGTGTTATAGTTGCTGGGAATAATATTCTATTATCCATTTTGTCTTTTATTATATTCTTTTAAAATTGTATTATATAACTCTTCAATTTGATCCAACTCATAAGTTAAATTTATAACAACATTCTTTGTTATATTAAAATGATTACTTAAATTGTCAAGCATTTTGACAATATTAGAATTACTTTGTTCCTTTAAATTTTTTGAAAATTCAATGGCATCATTAATGTGATTATTTTCCATATTATCCATGTCTTTTTTTGGCAAAAACTCTACCTGTTAGTTGGGGATCAATAAACCCATCCACAGCTCCATTTGCAATTTCCTCATTATCCATTCCATTAATTATAGATTCAGCAAATAACAATACTCTATTTGGTGTTCCATCTAATAATGGTTCAGTGGGTAAACCTAAACTTTGCATTTCAGAAATTACATTTATTTTTGCACGTTCATTTGAAAATCCTGGTAAAAATTGTGCACCAATCAATAATGGTGGTGGAATTGGTATAATTGCTGCTTTGTTTAAAATATTTATAGAATTTAATATTTTTCCAATACTTTCAACAACACTCTTACATTTTTTAAAATCAGTTACTGTTGATATAATTCCAAGTAGTGCTGAACTTAGTGCCAATATTATTTGTTTTTGTTTTTTTGTGTAATTTTTAAATACACCTCCAATAACCCTTGAAACTAATTTCTTCAATTTCTTTTTTAATTCATTAAAAAGTTCTTTTACAAAGATTTCTAAAACTCTAGTTGTTACATTTTGTAAATATGTTTTATACTTTTTTGCAAAAATTTCACTATCATCTACAATTTCTTTTGTGAAGTTTGTGATATTTTCATCATTTTGTTTAATAAACTTATCTGCTTGGGTTTTTAATTGTTTATAATTATTTCCAATTGTTTTTTCAATAACTTGGCCTAATGTCATAATTGGCAATAAAACTTTTGGGGATATAATTGATTCCATCATTGCCTTAACAAATGCAAATAGTGTTGAATTATTATTCTTTAAATTATTATTATTTAATATATTCAATACCCCATTTGTTATAGCATCACTTTTTTGATTAGGTGTTGATAATTCATTGATGTTTGCAATTATTTCTTTTGCATAATCCACAATACCATCATAATCAATAGGTTGGTTCTCAACACCACAACTATCAAAACTAACAATCTTATTTATATAATTGTTTATTAGACTATCAATATCTCTTAATTCTATTTCTGAAAATGTGAAAAAGTCATCACTATTATCATCTAATTCTGGAATTTTTGCAATTCCACTAACATCAATTGAATCACTATTGTCAAAACATTTGCCACAAAATCTTTCAAGCAAAATCATAAATTTTGACTTACCACCAAGTTCAGTTGGGGATGTACTTTGAGTTATATCTGCACCATCAAGGATGTAGTTAATTATGTTTTTTGTTAAATTATTAAAATCAAAAACATTAATGCTACTATAATAATCAAAAATAAATTTACTATAATAATTGAATTCATCATTATCACTTAATAATGTTATTGCAATAAAATCTCCTGTCTCCCCTAAATCATTTGTTGTGGTATAATTAAAGTCAAACAAAGGCAACCCAGAATTACCTCTATAAACATCTCCATATTTATTATAAAAACTTTCACCAGGCTTTATAAGCCTATTATAAATTTCATAATTTAAAGGAAACCCAATTTGACCTCCAAAATTTTTATATGTATTATTATCAATTCCATCCTTAATAGATGCTGCCTCTAATTTCTCATAAAAGAAAACACCAGCAGTTGAGTTTGGATCTTTTTTTAGATTTTTCCATAAATCTAAATTTTTAATTGGTATAAATACTTTATTAGTTACTTGTATATTAGGGGATTCAAAATCTGAAAATTTCAATGTTGGGAATGTTTGCTCATCTCTACACCCTAATAAATTAATACATTCTTCTGCTAATATGTTTTTTATTTCAGGTAAATTTCTTCCAATAATACTAGAAAATAATTTTAATAAATTATTATTTGTATTATCACCTTCTCCATCTATTTTTTTTATAAAACCAATTAACTGGTCAAATAATTTTGGGGTTTTGTTTTTTTTTAAGTTTTTAACTGAATTAGAAATATTTATTGCATTGTTTACACTTGATACTTTTTTATCAAAAAATATCTGTGCTTGTGCCCTTGCTTGTTCTGATGCTTTTGTACTAGCCAAATAAGTTGAATAAGCATCAATTTGCTTTGTTATTTTCTTATATTCATTTAATAAACTTGGCATATATTTATTTTAGTGTATAGTTGTTATTAGAATCATTTGCAATATCTTTGTCTAGTAAATTTTGTAACAATGATTCATCTAAATCAGCAAAAGAATAAGATGTTTCATCCTTGCTCATCTTCTCCCATATGCTTGATTGAAGTTTAGATAAACTTAACTTTTTCTCAACACAATCATTTATAATTTTTTGTTGTTTTTCAATAACTGGTCCAATCATTGTCATATCTTCAGGATCCTTCAACATTGCCAACATTTTATTTTGAATGCGTACAGCAGTTGTCCTCTGTTCAACAAGTTCATTATAAATCTCTTGCATTAGATTTAAAATTGATTCTTTATTAAAAGCAATTTCTTTTTTAAATGGTCTAGGCATAATTATACAATTTTATTTACAATAAAAATATAAAGAGATTTGAATTTTTTTAGGGAAACTCTAATCTCTTTTGTTGTTAAATTTGTCATCTCTCTCAATGACAATAATATTAAATTTTTATTAAATTTTGAATTATCTGTTGATGTAAATATTGTTTCATATTTTTCAAAAACATCAATTAAGGCTAAACCTAATTTTTTCTCATTATCATTTAAATTTTGTGTATCAACAAAATCTTTTAACTTTATAGTATATTGAAGAATTACACTATCTAAATCCAACACATCATCATCTATATGATAACTCATATCTGGTCTATCCTCTAATGAAGCTGATATATCTTCATATGATACTTTTCTATTAGTTTCTTTTTGGTCTTTAAGAATTTGTCCCATTAAGTAATTCTTACAGATTGTTCCAAAATATGAATATGCTTTTTTATTTTTGGATGGCTTAAACTTATCAACTTTAGTCATAAGAAAAGAATGGACATCGCTATGAATCTCATTGAAGTCCATATCTTTTCTATATAATCTATATCGTCTAATTATTGACGATATCATCTTGTCTAATGGTTTTCTAAGAAATTGGTTGTATATGTTATTTTTTTCTTGAAAAGTTTTTGCAGTTAAAAAATCAATAACAGCATTTTCTTCCCTTATGTCAAAATAATTTTCTTTTGGTTTTTTCTTTGTTTTCTTAGCCTCATCAATAATTTGGTTTATCATTAAGATTGTGCAATTTCGTATTTTATTTCTCTATCTGTTGTGAAAAAATATTCTTTTTTTGCAGTTTGAAGCCAAAACTTAACCTCATCTTCAGTAATATTATTCTTATCAAACTTGTAATTCCAAAAAATTGACCCCTCCCTTAAATTTGTATGTTTGTATCCTAGTCTAGGTATGGTCATAATTTGTGCACCATTATAAGTTAACCTCAATAAAAATTCATATCCAAATGTTAATTTTATTGAAGGTTTAAATCCACCCATCTCAATAAATATATCTTTTTTCAAAATAATTCCAGATGTTTGGAAATTTTGATAATCATGCAAAATATCATTTGTCAAAACTCCCATTTCTTGGGTGAAGTTTGCAGCAAAAGTTGCTTCATTTGTAAACCCAGCAAAAACATCCTTGGAATCAACATCAACAACAACTGGAAGAAAAGCATTATATTCTGGATATGCTTGGGCATATTTTTTGAAATTCTTAAACCATATATTTGAATACTCATCATCAAATTCAAAAAAACTAACCCAATTAGAACTAGCATTATTGACACCATAATTAATTTGTGCACAATAATTTGGTTCATTTTCCCAAACTAATTTTTTAACATTTAATTCTTTAAAATCAAAATTATTTAAAAACTCAACAAGTGAATCTTCTTTTGTATGTACAATAACTAATTCATCAAAGTCATTTTGTTGTTTCTCTAGTGAGGTTATTGCCTTTTCAAAGAATAAATCAAAATCTTTGGCTCTTGATGATTTGATTGGTAATATTACAGATACTGATAATTTTTTGTCCATTTTATATTTTGTTTAATTGTTCTTCAAATGCATTTATTCTATTTTCAAAATAGCCACTAAAACAATCAATGATTGTTGATTTGAATTTATCTTTGTCCTGGTATTCTTTTGATGTGTTTTCAATCTCATCATATAATTCAGGTGTAATACTATCTTCAAGCCAGTTTTGAATAAATTCAGCAATATAATCAACCATTTTTAACTTGTCTTGAATCCATATGCCATTCTTATCATTCATCCATTCTGGAATTAAATCAGGGATTTTGCCAATTACAGGAATTCCACAAGACATTGATTCTAATGGGAATGTTCCAAATCCACTAATATCATCAATCCAAACACTTAAAAAACAATTCTTTAAAGAATTGGCAAATTCAGTATGGGATAATCCTCTCATATCCCTAAATGTAAACCACCTAAATTGGGGATATTTTAAATAAAATTCTTTTACAATATTAATTGTATCACTTTGTTCTCTTGTATGCATTGCAATAATTGGCATTGGTGGCAGTTTTGGTTTTGTGAAAATGTCAGAAATAATTGGTTTGATTATATCAAATGATATTTTTTTCATATATGAATCAATCCTTTCTTTTTGTTTTTCACTTGTTGTAATACATTTAAGAAATCCAAATGATGTCCATGCTTGTCCTGGTTGAAGTGTGTCTAATACATATGAATATGATTGAGCCAAAACAATTCTACCACAAGGTAAATCTTTAATTTGTTCCATTATAAATCCATATATTTCTGGAAGAACAATAAAATCTTCAGGGCTTATCTCTAGGCTTTCCCCCTCAATGGACCGGTGGGGCAATTTTGACATATACTCCTCACCAAGCCAAGAATCTACACCAGTATAATCTTTTTTCTCATGGAGAATAATTGGGTTAAACCCATTTTCTTTTAAAGTTAAAGCAACATCATAGATATATTTTATTGAAGCCCTTGCATTTCCTTTTGTGTCTTGGGCAACAAAATAAATCCTTGATTTTTTATCCTTTAGAATATTTAAAGAATTTTCAATTTTTGATTTTAAGTCATTCATATTAATAGTGGTTTATTATTTTTTTATTAAGTAAAGTATTAAATGCTATTTTGAATGGAATAGTTAAATCATTTGCAGAGGTCAACCCCAATTTATCATCAATATCATCAGCCTCTGTCAGTACAACATCTAACATTAATTTTACAAGTTCATATTTTATTATATTTATTTTTGTTTCAGTTTCCCCTGTTGTTGTTAGTGTTGATGTTTCACTCATATCAACATATTTTTCAATAACATCCAAATCAATATAATAATGATCTCCAAATACTTTTAGCATATTTCTAATATTTTTTCTTTTAATTCATTTATTTTTTTAATACTATGTTTTGACTTAATATTTTTGTTATATTCTTGCTCATATTTTATAACAATTTTATTGTTAGGCATTTCTAATAATAAGATAGGATTTGCTGTAAGTAAAACATCTATTGAATCAAGCATATTATTTTTTGTTTGTTCACTATAAAACATTATATTCTCAATCAAACAAGAAAACTTTGAAAGGAAAAATAATGTTGCAGGTTTGGATTTTCCAATTTCATCTGAGACAATCACAATTTCATATTTATCTCTCATATCAATATAGAAATCATTCAAATCATTCATTCCAGTATATTCAATAGATGCTGCGTGACCAAATATTTCCATAGGATGTTCAACATATAAAAAATTATATAAATCTTCACTAGTTTCAAACTTAAAATGATTCATAAGGTTTAAAGAATCAATTGGGTAAATTATCTCATATTTAAACCCACCAACTTCATCTTCTTCATTTGATATATAGAATTTATCATAAACTTGCTCTATCTTTCCAAGAGTATCTCTTAAAACTCCATTCAAATCAATTGCTATCCTCATATTTTTTTAATATTTTTGTTATAAGGGGATTTCTAACAATATCTTTAACATCAAATTCATGGTGAGCAATGTCCTCAACATCTTGTAATCTTAGCATAGCATCATATAAACCTGTTCCCCTTTTGTCTTTATATCTGTCTGTTTGTTCCAAATCTCCAGATATAAAGAATTTAGTATTAAAACCAATTCTTGTCAATAGTAATTTCATTTGGTTTGGAGTTGTATTTTGTGCTTCTTCCAAAACCAATATGGTGTTATCAATATTTAAACCCCTCATATAAGCAAGAGCCATAACCTCAATAACCTCCATATCCATTAATTTCTCACGAATATTTTTGCCAATGATTTTATTTAAAAGATAAAAAGATGGATAAATATATGGATCCATCTTCTCATTAACTGTCCCTGGCAAAGCACCTAGTTTTTCTTCTGCCTCAACAGCTGGTTTAACAATTACCAATTTGTCATATGTATTGTTTGGGTCTGCAAGTAAATCAATTGCTGCTTTCATTGACATATAACTCTTGCCTGTTCCAGCTGGGCCAACACAAATTGTTATTTGGTGATTTAATAATTTGTCATAATAAATTGCTTGGTTGTCATTTAGGAATTTTTCTTTTGTTTTCTTTTTTAGCAAACTGCAAATTTGGCTTTTTCTTGATTGGGGAGCTAACTCAACCTCATCTTCTTTTTTCACAAATCTTCTTCTTGTCATTAAGTTGTTTTTATTTAATAATAAATAATGGAAACTAAAATTTAACTATTAAATTTTGATTGTTAAATTTATGTAACCAATATTCAATCATCTCATCAAGCATTGTTTCAAATGTATATTTTGGCTTCCAATTTATTGTTTTCCTTAATTTTGTGGAATCACCTTTTAAATCATTTAATTCTTCTGGTCTATAAAATTTCTCATCTTGGACAACATAATCCAAGTAATTTAAATCCAAAGCACCAAAAACATATTCACATAATTCTCTAACTGAATGGGATACCCCTGTGGCACACACAAAGTCATCAGGATTGCTTAATTGCAATATTGACCACATAGCTTCAACATAATCTTTTGCGTGTCCCCAGTCTCTTGTAGCATCCAAATTCCCAAGTTTTAAGGTGTTACTTAAACCTAGTTTTATCTTAACTGCTTCTTTAACCACCTTGTTTGTAACAAAATTTGTTCCTCTTCTTGGGCTTTCATGATTAAATAGAATTCCATTTGATATGAACATTCCATAAGAATTCCTATAATTCCTTGCAATATTATATGCAAATACCTTTGAACATCCATAAGGGGACACTGGTATGAGGGGGGTTGTTTCCCTTTGATATCCATCAGCATCAATTGAGTTGCCAAACATTTCAGATGATGATGCCTGGTAAACTCTAATATTTTTATCAATCAATTTAACTGCTTCAAATACATTCAATGCACCAATACCTGTTGCATTTGCTGCATATAATGGTTGGTCAAATGATATTCTTACATGAGATTGAGCTGCCAAATTATATATCTCATTTGGTCTAACTTCTTGTATAACTCTAATCAATGAAGATAAATCAGTCAAATCAGCATAATGCAATTTTAACTTATCATAAACATTATTTAATCTTGATGTCTGATTCTCAGCAACAGAATTTCTCTTTAATAATCCATAAACCTCATATCTTTTATCAAGTAGTAATTCAGATAGATAAGATCCATCTTGACCATTAATTCCAGTTATTAATGCTATTTTATTCATTTATTAATGATGTTATATTTTCAATGTTTTTAAGTGTCAAATCTTGGTGATTTGGAACATAGAAACCATAGTTATCAACTATTTCACAATTTGGTAATGAACCTTTTCCATAAATTTTAGTCCACATAGGCTTTTTTGACATATCCCCAGCAATTAATGGTCTAATCTCAATATTGTTGTTTAGTAATCTATCAACAATTTTATTTCTATTTTCATCAATAATAGGATATGCAAAATTTGAAATAAAATGTTCTTTTTTATCCAAAACATTAATCTTGTTATATTTAATTCTTTTTTTATACTCTTTGAAATTTATATTTCTTACTTGTGAATATTTTTCAAGTTTATCAATAGCTTTTAAACCAATAAATGCTTGTAAATCTGTTGACCTAACATTAAACCCTGGTAAGTAGAATGTATATAATGAATCAAATTCATTTATGTTATTTTCATTCCTAAATTTATTTTGAATATGTTTTGGTAAATCTCTATCCCAGCCATGACTTCTCATCATTAGTAATGCATAATAAAAATCTTTATCATTTGTATTTATAAATCCACCCTCAATTGTACTCAAATGGTGTCCAAAATATGTTGAAAAAAATGATGCAAACCCAAAAGACCCAAGATATTGATTATTATATTTTGAACCCATACTTTCACAAACATCCTCCAATAATATAACATCATATGTTTTGCACAAATTTATAATCTTTTCCATATCTGGAACTAAACCCAAAGGTGAAACTAAAATAAATGCAGAAGGATTATGTTCAATAAATAAAGTTTCCAAATGTTGTAAATCACAGGATAAATCATATAAATTGCAATCACATAAAATTGGTTGTAATCCCAATAAAATTGGGGAACTAACATCAGTTGCCCAACTTAACCCAGGAACAATTATCTTATTGTTTTTTAGTGTATTTGTATGTTTTAATGCTGCTAAAGACAAAAGTATTGCAGATGAACCTGAATTAACATACACAGAATACTTTGTACCAATTTTATTAGCCCATTTACTTTCTAACTCCCAAGTTAATTCACCTTTTGTTAATTTAGGTATTTCACCTTGAGTTAACCATTCTACTAAAGATTTTATATCATCTTTATCAATTGTATCACTTACTAATTTTATCATAATATGAGTTGTAAATTAATTTTATTCCTTCTTCCAAAGATGTAAATGTAAAATTAGGAAATATATTTTTAAACACCTTTGTTGAAACATCTTTTCTATATTGACCATTTGGTTTTGACTTGTCCCAAATTATTTTCATTTTTTCATTTTTTGTTGCTTTTAATGCTAATTTAGACATTTCTAATATTGATATATTTTCATTAGTTGCAACATTAAAACTACTAATGATATTTTTTTCAATTATTTCCTTAATTATTTTAGCAAAATCATTAGCATACATAAACTGACGTAATGGTGTGCCATCTCCAAAAAGTGTTATTTCATTTAAATTATTCTTATTAGCATAATATATTTTTTTAATTAAAGCTGTTAAAAAATGACTTTTATCCTCATTATCTTTATCCCCAATTCCATATAAATTACAAGGAATTAAATACTGATAGTTTAAATTATATTGTTGGTTATAGGCATCAATTTGTGTAGCCATTAAACGTTTTGAATAAGCATATGTGAAGTTAGTTTTAGTTGGTGGTCCATTATGCAACATATATTCATCTAATGGATAAGTGTCAGACACATCTGGGTATATACAAGTACTCAAAATCCCAATAAATCTTTTAATATTAAATAACCTAGATTGCTCAATCACCAATGTGTTCATTAATGTATTTTCCCTCAAGTAATCAGCTGGGTAATTTATATTATCTATAATACCCCCAACTCTTGCAGCTAAATGCACAACAATATTTGGGGTATGTGTTTTAAACATTTTAATAACATCAGTTTCTGATGTTAAATCAAAATCTTTTGATGATATATATATAGCATTGGGTAAAATCTTTTTAAGATAACTACCAACTAATCCTGAACCACCTGTTACTAATATTTTATCTTCCATACTAAATTTTTATTTATAATTTTATCCAGCCTTCACAATACAAATCATCTGTGATAAAACTAGAATTAGATAATCCAAACCAATTTTTTGGGGCAATTACTTGTTTATTTGAATATTCATTTAACCAAGCACCCCACCAACTAAATGTTGAATTTGCAATTATATTATTCTTACACATTGACATTAAATATAAATCCTCATAGTCTAAATTGTTCTCAACAAAAATACAATTATCCAAAAAATTAAAATTAGATTTACACCAAGATATATCGTCTGAAATGATAAAATATAATACATCTAACCCAATAATATTAATTGCTTTTTTATAAAAATCCATATTTTGAACTGGATGAACATTTTGTAATCCTACATAATCGCCTCTTCTAATGTGAATGGAGCATATATTCTCATTTTCTAAATTGGGGTATTTTTCATATAATTTATCTTTTACTGATTTAGTAGGGGATAGTAAATTTTTTATTTGTTTTTTATTTTTGTTAAAATATTTTTCTGACTGGAAATACCCATCTATTATTGTTGGCAACTTAAAATCAGGTATTTTGTGGTAGTGGAAATGTGGCTCATAATATATATTATCATATGAAATATGATCATCTAATTTGATGTTTCTAAATATATTACCTAAATAAAATTCTAATGGTTTATGTACAACTTGAATATAATTTGGGTTTATACCATAATTGACATTTAAATCTATTGATTTAGAGTATCCAGCAGCTACTTGAAACAAGTAATTGCCTAACCCTCCCTTTAATCTTGAGGATATTAACATTATTTATTTTCTTTTAATTTATTATATATAATATCATCAGGTAATATATATTTTTTTGATTCATTAAAATTATGTACTACTGATTCTAATTTTAGATTATATAAATCCTCATTTAAGTTAAAGATAATGTCTGACAAATCATCAATGTTGTTAAATGTTATAATCCCATTTAAATCAAAAAAATCACCTATAGATGGACATCCCCAATAAATAGGTATTGTGCCAGTTCTAAAACAATCAATTAATTTTTCAGTAAACCAATAATCTCTCTTACAGTTTTCAACAACTATATGAAATCTATAATCTTTTAAACCATCTATTTTAAATGGTATAGGATTATACCCTCTACCGTAAACATTTATATCACTCCCATATTTTGATATAATATTATGTCTTAATATATGCCCATCAGTTGATTTTTTACCTGAAGAGATAATACTTATATTCTTTTTTTTATTATAAATTTTTTGATCACTAAAATTAATCCAACAACAGCCAAATGGTACCATTTCAAAAGGTTCACCTATATCTAATAATTCTTTTTCATGTGTAAAAACTTTTTTAAAATTTTTAATATTATTTATGACATAATCATAACTAAAGTTATTAATACACATTGGTTCTATTAGCCAAGCATAAGATTTTCCATTATTTATTGCTCTTGATAAAACTAAGTCTGTATATACAATAGTATCTTTATTATAATCTATGTTTTCTCTATCCCAAACAAAATTTTCTGATTTTTGAAAATCAGAGCAATATCCTAAAACACTATGTGAAAAAGATGCATCTAATAATTTTACATTATCCATAAATTATTTTATTAAATTTAAAATTTAGTCCAGGCTTCCCAAACAAAGGGGTAATCAAATTTAATTTTAAAACCATTAGACATTAATTTACTTCTAATCATATCTCTCCTTTCAATAGCCCTATCAACACCTAAATGATATTGTATTTGTATATTTTTAAAATTATTTATTAGATTATAATCTAACATATACTCCATTAGTGAATATTCATCACCTTCAATGTTAATTTGTATTAAGTCAACAAAATTTATATTATTATCTAAAAGTATTTTATCAATAGGTATTGTATTGATTTTAACTACTTCACCTACTTTAAAAGTAGTTGATGATGCATCATTAGATTTATATAAATCTTTCTCAACTTCTTTTGAATCTATTGACACTCCGCAATTTAAAACTTTAATATTATTATTATTACTAAATTTACTAACTAAGTTATTGAAAAATTCAGGAACAGGTTCAACTAAAAATATTTTAGGTTTTAATGATTTTAGTTTTTTTAATAAAACTTCACACCATAAACCATTATATGCACCTAAATCTATTATAACTGAATTTTCATTAAATTCATAATCTATGATATGAGTGTTATCCCCATTATCTAAGAACCATTTATTTATACTTATTTGATTATTTTCCATATTATATTAATTTTTTATTTTATCAACCAATCATAATCAATAACTTTATTCTCAATATCACTATACCCATTAAGTTGTTTTGCTATGGCTTTAGATGTAGAATATACATTGTAACTTTTTTGTATTCCAGCATAAGTAACATCAATTGGATTATTAAATTTTGACAACCTTTCTAAAATTACATCATACATATTCTGATTAATAGCAACAAAGTGAGTTGTGAATGTATTATGTAATTTTACAATTTTTTCATTTACTTTTTTAGGGGGCAAATCACCCATATGTGTATTATGATTACCTCCCAAATACAACATATCCCAATCATCTGGTAGAACATCAAAATATGAGTCTATATTTAACACTTCATTAGTAAAATAACAATCATCTTCAAGGATTAAAATATTTTTGTAATTACTATTCTTTGCCTCTTTAATAATTTCAATATTTGATAAAATCAATCCAACACATCCATTAGGTATTCGATAAGTGTTAATTATATTACTACCATTAATTGCTTTGAAAAAAGATAAATTACCTAAATTATATTTGGCGCATTCAGATAAAATATGATTCTTTCTATCTTCTCTATGTTCTAAATTAATGCAATACACTTTATCAAACCTATCAAATAATTTCATTTTTAAAATTTTTAGTAATAATTTTATGGTACAATTCTTTAATATTTTTATTAGCTTCTGTTGAAATAGTTCCTGTACTTTCATGATGAAAATAAACAAACATTGGCTTTTGTATTCTCTTGCCAACATAACCATTTAACCCCATTCTAATCCAAAAATCATAATCTTCCCAACCCATTAATGTTTCATCAAAACCATTACAAATATCAAAAGCCTCTCTATGAAACATAGAACAATTTACAATAAACGGACCATTCTTTAATTGTTCCATAGACCATTCAGGTCTTTTCTCAATACCTTGCATTTCACCAATATGTATTGTATCACAATAAACTGGGCTAATCTTTTTATTTTTATTTAAAATTTTAACACAAGTATCAATATATTCTGGAATAATCATATCATCAGCATCTAATGGTAATATATATTGACCTATTGAATTTTTTATACCATTATTTCTAGCATTTGATGGTCCTTGGTTTTCTTGATTTATAATTTTAATGTTTGGATGATTTTTTATACTATCTAATTTTAAATTAACATAAAAATCAGTTGATCCATCATTTACTACTACCACTTCAATGTTTTTATAGGTTGAAGCAAAAATAGATTGTAGTGTTCTTTCAAATTGAATTCCATAATTATATATTGGAATTATTATAGAAACTATTGGTTGACTTTCATTTATAGTTAAAATAGGATATTTTGACTGTAATTTAATAGGTAGTTCTTTACCATATTTTTCAACAAATAATAATCTATTTTGATTCCACTTATCATTTGTCATACCAATTGAAAGGTGCGTTACCCTAACATTTGAAATAGTGCCAATTTTAACTTTGGACAAAAAATTGCTAAAACAAAAAGATATGTCATAAAAATGAAACCCATCAAAATCCTCAATAAAATTATTACTTATTCTATTTTTATGTACAGCAATACATAAACCATCAACAACAACTGACTCTATTATTTTTGAACCAAAAGGTTTATTATATTCAGATAACCATTTTTTACCCTCATTCTGATGAAATACTTGACCAACCATTTCTGATTGAACTTCCCACCACATTCCAGATGATGGCATATATGTTGTTCCAGCAACACCCAATATACCATAATCACTTTTTTCAAAGTGTTCAAATAATCTTTTTCCCCAACTTTTGGTTTCAAATATTAAATCATCATGACAAAGAACAACAATGTCATTCTTTGCCTGATTCAATATCTCATTATAAACTTTGGTTAAGGATTTCTCCCCATCATTAACAACCTCAATTATTTCTGCATCTTTAAACCCTACAGTTGTTTTTAAATGTTCAATAAATGTTGGGTTGCTTCTTCTTGTTGAAAATCCTATTGTTATCATATTAATTTAATCCAGTTGACCCAAAACCATTATCCCCCCTATCAGTTTGGGGTAATTCATCCAAATTTTCAAGATTGACATATTTGCCTTGTTGAACTGGACATAATACTGCTTGGGCAATCTTCATACCTTTTTTAACCTGGTAAGTTTCTCTTGATGTGTTAAAAAGAATAACCTTAACCTCTCCAACATATCCACCATCAATTGTGGATGGTGTGTTTAGTACTGTAAGCCCATAATTGATTGCTAATCCACTTTTTGGTCTAATTTGTATCTCATATCCATCAGGGATGTTAAAAGCTAATCCTGTGCCAACCATAACCCTCGAAAGCCCACCCAATGCAACATCCTCAATTGAATATAAATCAAATCCAGAATCTTTTTCATAGTTGTATTTTGGATCAATAGCATTAGGGGATAATTTCTTATATCCAAGGGTTTTTGATTTCATTGCATCTTCAAGAACATTGGTATAATCATCCATTGACATCCCAAGCATACTTTGAATGAAGTCTTGCATTTCTTCATCACTTAATTCTTGTCCATCCTCAACACTATCAAGGTATTGCTTTAGGTTTTCAAGTTCTTCTTGATTATAATCTTCTCTAATTTCCATTTTATTTGTTTTTATTGTTTAAAATTTTAGTTGTACTAATATCATATTTTTTTTCAAAAAAATCAATTCTTTTTGCGTGTTCTAATCCAATTATATTTTTTGACTTGTATTCATCCCCAATAACAATCACATCTGGTTGATATAGGTATAAGATGTCATTTAATTCAGTATCTGTATCAAACATACAAACATCATCAACAAATTTCAAAGATTTTAACATCTTAATCCTATTCTCAACAGAATTTATTGGTCTATCATTGCCTTTTAGTTGCTTAACCCTTTCATCAGAATCAACACCAACAAAAACATATCCAAGTGTTTTTGCATATTCCAATAATGATATGTGTCCAATATGCAACACATCAAAGCAACCATTTACCCAAATCCTCATTTTAATTGAATGAGTTTTTTTATAACTTCAATCAATACCTCAACATCCCTTTCACAATATTTGGTAATTCCTTCAATGTTTCCATCATTCCAATATGCATCATGTACCTTATTACCAGTAACATCCATATTTTTTGAAGATTCAATACCAAGGCTAACACACATTAATTCTAAAGATGCTATTGACCCAAATTGACCATATTGCCAAATGTCTTTAGTGTCAATTGCTTTTATCTCCCAAGGTTTTGTATCATAACTTGGCAAAATTTTTGGAGGCATTAAACCATTTATCATCATTCTCTTTGCTAAGATAGGAATATCAAAACCCTTTACATTATGCCCACAAAGGAAATAATTAAGTGACCCAACTTTTTGCAAAACCTTTTGGGTTTTTTGCAATATGTCCAATTCATCTGTGCCAGAGAATGATTGCATTTTAATTGTTCCATCATCATTAACAAATGCTAATGAAACACAAGCAATTTTTAAGAATTCACCAACAAGTGCAGATCTATTATGAAACATAGAATCAAATCCATCAGCACCATCTTCTGGAAATCTTTTTTCAAACCAATCAAAATAATTCTCAAATTGGTATGCTAATTCTGGTCTATTTGTTTTTAGATTATCAAAATTAGCCTCACAACCAACTGTTTCAATATCTAAAAAAAGAATTTTGTTTAAAGGTACATTTATCATGTTATAGTTATTTAATTAAAGATTTATAAAATTCTGCTCTATTTTTGGTCACAGTAATTAAGGAATATTTATCCTTAACTGCTTCATACAAATTTTCACCCAAATCCTTAACCAAATTTGGATTCTTCATCAATTTCTCAATATATTTTGCCCAATCAACACCATTTCTATCTACATCAACTAATAAAGCATTCCCCCCATTTACAAATGTACCTTTATTCAAAGCATGTTTCAAGTCTATAGTGTATGGACCAAAATTTGATGCAATTAATGCTTTCTTATAAAATCCAGCCTCAATTACTTTTAATTGTGACTTCATTTCATTAAAAATATGATTCTTTATTGGTGCCAAAGATATATCAAATTTTGCATAGTTTTTAGCATAACTTGTAACAGGTTTTGTCCACACTCTTAAATAAGCCTCATCATTTTCTTTGTCATATGATTCTTGCACAAATTTAAGCAAAAATTTCTTATAATCATCACTTATAGTAGAATATTTTTGGGTAAATATTTCCTCATATCTTGCCCATACTGTTTCTTCTGGCTTTATATTTCTCTTTTTTTGTTCTCTTGTTTCTGGATTTATTTCTGTAACTGTACCCCTAGTATCAAATCCACATAAAACAAATTGTAATTTGTTTGAATACTTTTTTAATGCTCCAAAAGATTTATCTAATAACATAAGGTCATGATGGTGTGAACTTCCTCCAAGCCAACCAACCCTAACTCTATTAGATTCTAATGTTGGTTCATTAAATTGTGGATTTTTTGGGTCAATAGCATTTGGGAAAACAAAAACATTTTTATTATATTTTCTAATTAAATCTGCATATATTTTTGTTGTTGTTGTAACATACCTTGATACCTTTAAATTTTCTATTATTTTTTCATTTATTTTATGTATTTTAATTATATCATGTATTGGATGTTCTTTTGTTGGCAACCAATAATCATCAATATCACAAATGGTTATAATTCCCATTTTGTTTAAATCTTGTATTAATTTATTTGCAACATCAAAATCATGTCCAATACTTCTATGGAATGCTACAATTTGATATTCTTTCCAAAAATTTAAATCATTAATTGGTGGCTCATAATTTATATCAACATAAAAATCATTTGGATATTCATTTTGAAGGTAAATATGTGGATCAACTGATCTAAATAAGCCTACACCAGATTTGTCAGATGGTATGACTAAAACTTTTATTTTTTTGCTCATTTTTATATTTTATGATAAAATATAATGTATAAAATCAAAAAAAAAAGCAATATGTGGAAATTACATATTGCTTTTTATAAATAAAACAATTGGATATTTAACTCTTAATTTTTTTAATCTTATTTATTTTGCCCTCAAAAATATGAGACCCCACCCTAAATTGAAAAAAATCATCAGATTTTTCTGTACTTTCAGTTAATAGTCCCATTTCTTTAATAGTAGATTTAACTGTTTCCTTAACAATCTTTTTGATATATTCAGCATCTATTTTTGGAGTATTTAATTGTTTTTGTTCATTAACATTTTGTTTTGGTTTATTCCCCATTAATTGTGCAGCTTTTTCAATCATACTATCAGTTAGTATGTTTTTTGTCATTTGTGGTTGAACTTGTGCAATTGGATGTTCAATCATAATTCTTTTTATCTCATCTGGTAGCCTTGATTTTTTTATGGCATCTGCTGATGGTGTTTCAGGTGTTCTTAATGGCATTACTGGTGCCACCATTTCATTTTCTGTTAATATATCATCTGGTATGTTATATTTTGCATTTGTAATATTCATATTCATTCCATCTATTGAAGGCATACTTGAAGCATTTCCTCTACCCATATTGTTGTGCATATCCATTATAGCTTTGGACTTCACCAATTTTTGCATTAAATCATTTTCCATTTTATTATATGTTTTGTTCAAATTCTGCTTTAACAATGCAAACCCCTCCAGCAAAAGTCTTATCTCCATTAAAATTATAACCTTCTCTTGGATTAGTAAATAGTTCACCAGTTGGATTTAATGACATTATTTTATCTAGTCTAAATATTCTCCACCCTGGTAATATTTGTTTACCCAAGTAGCCTGTATGTGATGCACCTTCAATGTCATAAGCTCTAACTGCCTTGTTTCCACGTTTTGTTGTCCCAAGACAAACAGGTTCAATCAATCTTAATCCTTTTCCACCAGGTTCATCTCCATCATAATATATAACACAAACTTGTTTTCCCCTTATTGCAGATGCAATGGATTCAATAGATGCAATTTCTGTTAATAAGGTTTTTAATGTTGTTGTTAGTTTCATAATTATCTAAAATCTGGATATTCATAAGTTGATTTCCATTTGTTTATTTTTATTCCATTTTTCCTTTCTGCAATATCTTCCTTTGTTCCAATTTTTGGACTTAATACATCAAGGAATACCCCATTTCCCCTACCTTTAGAATCTCCATCACCAATAGCATTTGGGTTTGTTTGAGAATATTCAAATGATTTATTTTTATATTCATTTTTTGGAACTAATTTTGCTCTTTGCTCTTCAGCAAATTTACTTAAATTGTTGTCAATGTTTTGACTTAAATCTATTGCATCTTGATTTCCCATAATTTTAATATTTTATTAATCTTTTTATTTTATTTAATTCTTCACTTATTCTAGGTACTGATGAAGCATGTCTGTCTATTGTTTTTTTATGAGTTTGGGATGGTCTAACATTTGTGTCATCTTTTTCATGTGTGTCAATAAATTGATTTGTTTCCCCAGCATTTGTTCTATTTATTTTGGTCATTTTTATATTTGCTCGTAATTGGTTTAGTGTTTGTTCAATCCAATATTTCATTTTTAGGCCACCATTTAGAATAAACTCTGAATCTTTATAATCACCTTTATAAGTATCAAAGTAATTCTTAATTCTTTTCATTTGTGCATATGATATTGTGTTTTTTGTTTGTAATTCCTTATTCCTCTTATACCCTTCACTATTTTGTGGAATAGATTTAATAGAATTCATGCACATTGTGATATGCTGTTTCATTTCATCTGGGAATGGAATTGGTTTACTATATAAAGCACTATTCACTTTTTAACATTTTAATTAAGTCATTTAATGATAATCCATTTTTTTCTGCTTGAGTTTTTAACATCTTAATATTCTTTTTTATTATTGGATTTTCATCTTTCTTTGTTTGGATATCATTATAATTTTTTTTATTTACAATCAAATCTTCAACCACTTTCAATAATTTCCCTTTCTTTAATTCGGATAAGGTCATCTTATCAATAGTTCCCTTCTTTTTATTTTTTGTGGATTTTCCATATGGATCTTTGCCAAATTGCTTTGTTCTTTGTTTTGCTTCATCTGGCTCAACACCAAGTTTATCCACCATATATTTATATGTCTTTTTACCATCCATATTCTTTGTTTCCTCATATCCAAAAGCACCAGATAAATCAACTTCAGATATTTCATCATCAACACTCTCACCATAATATGTTCTATAACCCCTTGTTACTGGGTCATTAGTTTGTCTTGCTGCTGGAACAATCTGATCCATTGTTCTATGTGTGTGTTTTGGGTTATCAAGAATTGGAATCTTTGAGGTCAACATTGATCCATCATCCCCAACTAATTCCTCTAATTCTTTTTTTAGTTTTTTGTTTGTTAATTTTTTCTTTTCCTTAACTGCCTTTTGTAAATGGTTTTTAACTTTTTTGATATTTTTTTTATCAAAATGAATTACTTCATCATTATCTCTTGCTTCGGATAATGTTTCTTTTATTGAAAAATATAATGAGTATTTATCCCCTCTATCTTTCAAAAAGAAGTAAAAAGGCGCATTATAATATTCTTTATTGATATTTATCATTTTATTTTTAATATAAATATTCATTAAATACTATTTATTATAATATAATTATAAATGAGTTATCAAAATATTAATCAATATAATTTTAAAAAAATTGGTTTTAGACCAGTAAATGAAGTTATTGATATAAGTTTGGTATCAGATGAATTAAATTTTGATGAAGAAACTATTTTTTCATCTAAATTAATTGCTGAAGATGATGGCAATAGAATGCCTTTTAATTTTGATTTTGCATATTCTGCAAATTCAATTTGTATTAGTTGTGGTGATTTTTCAAAAGATGTTATTCTTTCAAAAAATTATTATAATCCAGAAAAAGTTGATTTGTTAGTAAATCAAAGTACATCATCAATATGTGATGTTGGTTTAACAGGTATTGATAATGGTTTGACAAATGTTATAACAGGTCAAACAATTGAAATAAATTCAGGTTTATACACATTAAATACAGATAAATTTAGTAGATATAAATATGATAAAAAATTAAAACTCCATCCAATAACTGGATTCACAACTACATCAAATAGAATTGTAAATGATAATAGTTACACTTATACAATAACATCAGCAACAACAGAATCAATTGGAACATATGTTTCTTTAAATGGGGGTTTTTATCAAGGGTTTTATAAATTATTTGGTTATGATTATGAGATATTTCCAGAAAGGCCAAATTTAGGTTGGACTGCTGAATTCTTATTAAAATATAGATGGACAGGTGATACAGCTGTTGGGTTGAATGCAAGGTATCCAGAAAATACCGGAATGTTCTTTTATCTTGGTGCAAGGGCTGAAAATAAGTTTTATCATTATGCAGATGGGGAATCCCCTTATTCAGGATATAGTAGGGTAACATCAGGTTTAACTTGTCTTGATACTTGTAGATGCAATGATACATATAGTGGTGCAACATTCTCAGCATCAAGTTGCAATAATGCATACCAAATAACAGGGATTACAAATACAACAGGGGATATTATTTTCCCTGAAAAAAATGTATTTTATGATGATGTGTCAAATTCATTATCAATACAATTAAGTGGAAATAGTGGAAATCCAAAAATATGTGTAAAAACATATACAATAACAGGATCTTGTGAAACAACTGGTGCAACAATAAATAATTGGTGTTCAACAAAGGGTATTTTTGAGGATTTTAAAAATACAAATTATGTACTAAAGGAAAATTGGGTTCAGATTGATGTTGTTTTTGTTAGAGACAGATTATTAGATAGTTGTGATTTAAAAGATTTAGGAGGATTAGGACTATTAGTTTCAAGTGAATACACAGCATCAACTAGTGGTAGAAGTGTTGAGTTAATACAACCCCCAACAACACAAAGTGGAAATACCCCAACAAGCATTGAAGTTGTTAACTTTGATAGCAGATGGTTTGAATCAAAGAAATATCGTGAGGGTAATTTAAGAATTTATATAAATGGTAAGCCATTCTTTATCATAGACAATTTTGAGGAAATAATTCCAAGACAATTAAATACAATAAAGGAAACCCAGGTTGGTGTTCCTTTTAACATTTCTTGGGGTGGTGGTACTCAAGGATTAAAAGATGCTTTAACATTTTCCTCTTGCACAAGTAATGACTTGATTCAGGATCCAGAATTATTACCAACAACTATATTAAATAATACAATATATTCAGGTTTAACAACTAACATAATTCTTGAAAAATTATTTGGTGGAAATTTTATTGGTGATTTAAGTGCATTTAGAATGTACATTGAACCTTTGGATGCTGGGCAAATAAGGCACAATTTTAGAATACTAAAAGATAAGTATGGTCTAATTGATCCATTTAATCCAGACAAAGAGCCAGTTATTGTTATAACACCATCAGTTTCTAACTCACCAACACCAACGCCAACTATAACTCCAAGTGTAACCACATCAACTGTGTCAACACCAACTCAAACTCCAACACCAACAACAACCCCATCTATCACACCAACAATAACCCCATCTATCACACCAACAATAACCCCATCTATCACACCAACAACAACCCTATCTATCACACCAACAATGACATTAACACCAACAATAACTCCAACACCATCAAATATACCATATTATGCTTATGTATTTGCTGAACCTCAAACATTTGAAGATGGTGTTAATTTGGAAAATTATATGGTTATAGATAATGGTAAAGGTTGGGGTGGTTATCAGTTCTATGGCATTCCATCAACAAATGACTATTCATCAACATTAGATGTTTATGCACATTATTCTGGATGGACAAGTAACACAGGAAACTATATAACACCTCCAATGTCTATTAAATCACCAATAAAACAAACATCAGCACCATCAACTGATACATTTGGTTGCCCACAAAATCAATATACTTTTGGTACAGTAGAAATACTAAAAACTCAAGTTAATGAAAATATCAAATATTTCTATTCAATTTGGCTACCAATTGATGGATTAGGTGGAACATTCACAAATATGACCATTGATGCTGGAACATCTGCTTGTTCAACTGATTATGTTAATGATGCTATTCCTGATTCAATTGCTATACAAAATGTAACAATAACATCAGGTGCAGCAATTCCAGCAGGAAATTATAGAGTGTTATGGTTGCAAAACTTAACACTACCAATAACTCAAACATTACTAACAAATATTTACATAAAAGGAGAAATTAAAACTTAAAATATGTCATTCCCTTATAAGAATCCACTTTCAAGTGTCCAATTAACTGGTCCAGAATCTATATCAAGAACTTCTGTTTTTGGAGCAGGTTTTTCTGTTTCAAATGTTGGAGGTTATATGGAAGTATATAATCTATCAGATTTAAATTATTCCACATATGGAAATACTGGTCTAATAGCATTATCAGCAAACACAATTCCAATAAATTATACAGTTGGTGGTCTAGCAAATACACTAACATTAAATTCAGATAATATATCTTCTGGTAGAAGAAGATTGGGTATGCTTGTATATGTACAAGAAACAAATAAAGTATATCAACACACAATACCTAATTATACTGATTTATGGAATGGTTTGAGCGGATTAACTGGTATATCTGCAATAACACAATCAGATTATTCAACAACTATAAATACAAGATCTCAAGCAGGTAGAGATTTTATAGCAGCCTGGACAGGTTCAACTATTGAGGGAATTAGTGGTGTAACAAGGGAAAATGCTAGATGGAGAATATTTTATGGTACAGATACATTCATAACTGGTGGTACATATTATTCTGCTATAACAACATTAGATTTATATAAAAACAATGGTGAAACAATATCAATATCAGGATTTAGTCAAACAATAACTGGTGGAACATATAATAATGCAAATGAAACATTAACATTAGTAAGTAATTTAGGTCAAGAAATAAATATATCTGGTTTCTCTAGTTCTATAACAGTTAGTGATGGAACAACATCAGTTAATCTAGTAAATGAAATAAGTTTTACAAATGCAACAGTTGTTGATTCTGGTAATGGTAGAGTTGATGTAATTTTATCTGCTCATACATCTGGAACTTCTGGTACAAGTGGAACATCAGGTACATCAGGTTCTAGTGGAAGTGCTGGAACATCAGGTACATCAGGTTCTAGTGGAAGTGCTGGTACATCTGGAACAAGTGGCTCTAGCGGAAGTGCTGGTACATCTGGAACAAGTGGCACATCAGGTTCTAGTGGAAGTGCTGGAACAAGTGGCACATCAGGTTCTAGTGGAAGTGCTGGAACAAGTGGAACATCAGGTTCTAGTGGAAGTGCTGGTACATCTGGAACAAGTGGCTCTAGTGGAAGTGCTGGTACATCAGGTACAAGTGGAAGTGATGGAACATCAGGCTCTAGTGGAAGTGATGGCACATCAGGTTCAAGTGGAACATCAGGCTCTAGTGGAAGTGCTGGAACAAGTGGAACATCAGGTTCTAGTGGAAGTGCTGGTACATCTGGAACAAGTGGCACATCCGGAACAAGTGGTTCTAGTGGAAGTGCTGGTACATCAGGCTCTAGTGGTTTGAGTGGATCTACAGGACCTGCATTATTCACATTAACAACAGAATCACCTAACATAACCCTAACACCAAACTCTGCAATTAGAACAAGTAGTGGAGGAACTGCAGCATATGCTACAAGTTTAGAAAGTTATTCAACAGTTTTCCTAACTGGTAAAGTAAACGTTGCTGCAAGTGGAAATCAAGGTCAATTTTTTATTAGAAGTGGAGCAATAGACTATGGTTTTTACTTTATAAATACAAATCTTTATTATAAAATAAATGCCACAACAGGTTATGTGGGGGGCTATTCTACTAATGACATTTTAACTATAATTGCAACACCAAATGGTGTCAAATTGATTCAAAATGGAGTATTAAAACAAAGTGGTTCATATTCAAGCGGCTCATATTCTATTTCAATAATGACATGGGCAATAAATGAAGGTTTCACAAATATATCATTTGGATATATTGATTCAGGTTCTAGTGGAACATCAGGAACAAGTGGAACATCAGGTTCTAGTGGAAGTGCTGGTTCATCAGGAACAAGTGGAACATCAGGTTCTAGCGGAAGTGATGGAACAAGTGGAACATCAGGTTCTAGTGGAAGTGATGGAACAAGTGGAACAAGTGGAACATCAGGTTCTAGTGGAAGTGATGGAACAAGTGGAACATCAGGTACATCAGGTTCTAGTGGAAGTGATGGAACAAGTGGAACATCAGGTTCTAGTGGAAGTGCTGGGACATCTGGAACAAGTGGAACATCAGGTTCTAGTGGAAGTGATGGAACAAGTGGAACATCAGGTACATCAGGTTCTAGTGGAACATCTGGAACAAGTGGAACATCTGGAACAAGTGGAAGTGATGGAACAAGTGGGACAT